TATAAAGTATACCTTTAACGTCATCATAACTAGAAACAAGACCATAAACATTTGTATTTACAGTACCGCCTGTAGCGTAAGAATTCGTATTTACTGTTGAATTAGTTGATTGGAACGCATAATCGCCTGGTTGAATACCTGCGCTTGCTGAACTATAATTTACATTATACACACTCAAATAATCTGTATTTGAGTTTACAAAATACGCTTCACCATTTGCGCCTTCAAAAACAGCTCTTAATAAATCAAACTTAATATATTCTGTTTGTAATGCTGTCCATTCGCCTTCTGTTGCTCCGTAAAAAGCTGTTCCTAGAACTGGTTGACCGAACATCTGTTTACCAGTTAAAATATCAAGGTCTCCAAGAACTGCGCTGTAAACAAAATAATCTGGGTCGCCAGCATCTGGTTTAACAACAAAAGCATATTCAACGCCGTTATTTAAAAATACAGGAGAATCAAAACGGAAAAGAGATCCTACAGAAGCATCCTGACTTATATTAATCGCATTATAAGGTAAATATGTTTGTGAAAATGGTATTACTTTACTTCCGTTTGGATAACCATTATTTGTTTCGCAAATATATACAGAAACGCCTCTCGCAGCAAATTGAGATTTCTGTTTAAAATAAAGTCTGATTCCTGTAACAAACACTCCTGCTTCTTGGTTTGGCGTATTGATAGTCAAACCTTGTGCAATAGGCTCATACCAAGAACCACTTACAACGCCGATATCTGGTAATGTATAGTTTACATTTGTGCCAATAACGTGTTCATTTGTAACAAAAGTTTTTGAACTTATTGGGCTGAAAGATAATTGAGGATTAACAGTTGTTAATGTTATAGCTGCTTTTGTTACGTTTAAATTCGATGCAGTAAAAGTAGCAGAAGATGTTGTTGTAGCAGCATCAGTACCTTTAGTAATACTATCAACGTCGGTGATAACTAATAGTCTATCACCTGTTTTAAATTTCGCAGCTGGAATATTAAACCAACCTGCTACAAACCCATTAGCATCAGAATAAATTGGGGTTCCCCAACCATTAGTTGGAGTAACTGACCAAAAATTTCCTGGGTCTGCAATTATAGGTTTACCATTTGAATCAAAAGGAACAGTTCCTGGTGCGCAATATTGGTCAACTATAACACTGTCAAAGAAAATATGCATTCTCTGTAAAGGACGCATATTATATGCTATAAACGCAATAATTACTGGTGCGATATAAGGAGAAACGGTAACGTCAGTGACTGTACTACCAACTGTTTGAGTTGTCGTAGAATTAGTTACGGTCATGCCATATTGAGTGGCAGATGTAGAATCAGTTTGTGTCGTTGTTGTAATATTCTGAATTGGCAATTTTTATCTCCTAAACCGCAGAATTATTTGTAGTTAACCATTGACCCCATGTAAGGAATGGAATACCAACTTTAGCATAATTTACTTTCATATAACCGTTTCCATCATAAACAACCGCATCAGGAATAATTTTTTCAACTTCTTGAGCCATAACGCCAACATAGAAAGTTTCGCTCCATAGGTAACGATAACGATACAAATTAAGACCATTAAGTAGTTTACCAATACGAGAAATATTTTTCTTAAGACGAATGTCTGAATATGTTCCAGTATGTATTACACTAAGACCTGCAATTTGAACTTGATCACCGTACATAGCTTGAATTTTTGATACAGCAGCCTGATCCGCCCATTGTTGAGAAGCACCAATATATCCACCAATAAATCCAAGGTCAACATTAACTTGTTTACCATCTCCGTGAACACCGCCAACATTAGTTGTTGAAGTTGTAATAGATGACGTTGTTTTCCAATCGCCCCAAACAGAACCGAATGGACTCTTTGCAAACTGATTCCAAGGAGTAGCATTATCGATATTAAGGCTAATAGAACCCGTATTATTGTAATCGTTATGATTATCATAACTTGGAATAAGAACGCAAGTGCCGTTCCATGCAAGAGAAACGTGGGCGGAACTTCTATATTTAGTTGCATAAGGCTGAGATAAAAATACAGTTTCGGTATAAGGTAGTGTAACCAAACGACCTGTTTTAACTGTATTAGTTGAAAGTGTTGAAGTAAATTCAATATCAATTATTTCACGTGTAATTCTTGGTCGTGCACGTGCTTTAGTTGCGTCAATAGCTAAACTAAATTCATGATTCGAAACATCTGATTTCGTAAAATCGTTAAAGTTTTCAACGAAAATACCGTTCTTATATCTATTCAATCCATTAGAATCAGTAACCGTCATATCGGCTGCTTTTTTCTCAAGAAGAGAAAGCGCCTGATAATATTCTAAGTTTGTAATTCTATTATCAAGAACGCCGACGTCTTTCATTGTATAACGACGGTTTGATACAATTTGTGAAGAAATCGAAGGAGAAGTATCACGTATAAGACTTTTAGATAATTTATTAATTGCTAAGAAATCGTCCAACTGATCAGATGTAAGAGAAGGATATGGGGGTATATTTACAACTGACATAACCATTGCGTTATCTGGATACAATGGAGTTTGTGGATTAATTGCAGGAAGACCCTCTTTTATCTTAATTACACCATCAGAAAGACCATTAGGATCAGCCGCGATCATAACCAAATCTTTTCTTGGTAGATAATATATGTAATCAGAATTTAATGTTTTTCCGTAAGAAGGTATATTCAAACCTGTTCCTGGAGCACTTATAGATAAAGTGCTTGAAGGGTTAACAGACGCAGATGCTATAGCTGTAGTTATTTGAGAACCATTAGTCATATCACAGAAACCAGTATCAATAGCTGTCTGTGTCGCTACTGGTCTAAAATCTACATAATCTCTCAACGGTATTTTTTTACCGGATTCATCAACATAAAGAGGAACATCTTTTGTTTGTATTGTATCATATTTAAAATAAGAAGCATTAACATATGAATTAATAAAATCTGAATTTACAGTCATATATGTTGAATTGGCTATATTCGAAATTGTTCTTAATTCATTACCGATCTGTACAATATCACCAACAATAAATGAGGTATTAAATGAAGTACCGTTACCTGTAATGCCCGTTGAAACGGCGTTTACAGAACCTGGTTCACCATCATTTATCGGATAAGATTCAATAGTATAAAAACCAACTCCACCAGTAACATTCGTTGTAAAATAATCAAGATGAACTAAGATATTATTAGCAATAGAATCGCTAAACCCTGCTTTTGGATATAGATAACCTAGATCGTAATGAGTGTCTTTCTGACCTGTGTCATATGTAAAGTAATTAGTGATATCGTTATCCATAGTATAGGTGCCGTTTAAATTACCATAGATACCTTTTACTCTATGGATATCAGACACACCAAGACACCACGGTCCTTTTCTATTATCAGCAGTGATATTAATTTTTACGAAACGGTCTTTTTTAATTACTTTCGAAGCTGGGCTTGTATGTTTTCTAAGAACATCGTATACGATTTCAACGTTGATACCTGCAGCTCCTGGCTGTTCTGTAGTGTAAACAGTGAAAGAAGTTGTATTTGAAACATCAACATAAGAAATAGGTCCGCCGAATGTTTGCGTTATAGGTAGAACTTTACCAGCCTGGAACATTTTATAATATGAACCAGACGTTGTTGATGGCCAAACTGCGTCAACAGATAAAAATCTATTGTTTGCGATAGCAGTAATAGTTCTAAAATTAGAACCAACTTTAATCAAATCACCAACTCTAAAATTATCTTTAAACTTTGAACTATCTGTAACTGTTACATCTGTATTTGTACTTGATACCTGACAAGTACCAAGTGAAGTTGAATTAGTTGTTTGTTTAACAACCATAATAAAAGAAGCAGCCGCTGTATCCGTAAGAACACTTACAGGATAAGGTAAAATATCTGTTCCACCAGCTGAAGAAGTTGTGAGAGTTACTGTTGCCTGACCATAACTATCAATAGTTGTTGAAGATTTTTTACGGTAAGTATATTCGGTGTTTATATTATTTGCATCATCTCTTAAATTTTTTACTCCATTCACGCCGAATGAATATAGTTGATCTCTCATAGAAGATTTCTGAATACCAGGTACAGCTACGTCAGCTACACCCTTTACGCTACCGCTATTATTAAAAATAGCTGCGACCTGATTAGTATTATACCCAGATTTCATCTGAACATTAAACACGTGTAAAATATATTGGGTTGTATTTGCGCCCAACATACCGCTATCATAAGAGAAACATTTAACTAATGCAGTTCCAATTTTATTAGAACTAATAGAACCGTTCGTAATAGTATTTGACCCAGAACCAGAAGCAGTCAAATTATTAAAAGCACGAGTTGTTACTGCCTTTATTGGAGTATCATAAAGATCAACGGATTGTGCTTTATCAAAATCAAAACTACCTGCTAATTCATTTACAACGTAATAGTTACCGTAATTAAATGAGATTGACTGATTTAAAACAGTTTTTGTATCAGTACCTCTACGCATTTGAACGTATGAAGTATTATCTCTACTTACTTCATACCCCTGAGCATAACCAGAACCAGAACTTATTCTTACGTTAAATGCATTTCCTGTTAACGCAGCGTCAATTTCCGGAGAACCAGTAACGGTAACGCTCTCCATAGTGAAAGGTTTTACAACGAAATTACCAGCTTCTTCATATGTTCTTTTAGCTAGTATATCTTTAATAGCTAAAAATGGATCTGTTGATTTTTGTGTTGTTAATAACTTACCATACTGATAAACCGCAATAGGAACAAAATCTTTTGTACCTGCAGCAGTAGTTGGATCTAAAGAAGTAAGAATGGGCTGAATTTTTAAACGGTGAGCGCCTGGTGCATTTTCGTTTGAATATCCAAGAGCGTTATCAAGTAGAGCACTATCTTGAGTATCGTCAATAATAGATTCAACTGCTTGGAAGCCAACGATATTGTTACCTGCGTAAGTATCAAAAGGCTTTACAAGACCCCAAGTACGATTTAATACTTGTACAAATGTACCGTTTAAATAAACAACACCATCACTTACAGTGATACCGTGACCAAACCCAGTTGTGTTTTGACCTGTAGAATTTGAAAATGCGTTAACAACCGCAGCAACGTTAGCCTGATCGTTTCTATAATAGAAAGTTAAAGTTTCTCCACTAGAGAAAAGCTTTTCGCCATTGTCACCTGTATTTTCGTAATTTACATATACGACTTTTGTATTGGGATAATTTTTTTCTAGACCAAAAGAACTATAAAGAACAGAAGCATGAAGGTTTGACGTTGTACTGTACACCATAAGATTTGCTAGTGTAAGCGCATTATACCCAAAACCATTTGCCTGATAATCAGAAAGACGAACAAAATCAACCTTTGGCTGATCTGTAATAGCACAACCAGAATTAGGAACAATATCACCGTTTTTAAACGCCCAGTTAGCGAATGATTCAATTTGATGCTGAAGGATAGACTGAACTTGACTTAGTTCGCGTGCTTGTACGGGGACTGAAGGTCTAAACAGAATTCTATAGTATTGATTATTGGCATCAAAGTCATCATAGTAAGGAGATACGTTTAGATCAGTGTTGATTGGCATTTTTATTTCCTAATTAAATTTTAATAATCAATTTAAACGATTCAGCCGCATTTGGGTCGCGTTGTACATTAGATATGTTTTGGACGTAAAGAGGTTGAAGACCTTTTGTATAAACATCCCCACGTGTATTTATTATCAATTGAGAATTTGTTGAAATACTTGTAGCAGATATAACAGTTTCGCCATTCGCAAAGTATTTATCACCTGTTAAGGACAATATGGTTGAGTTACAGAACGCAACTGTTCCTCGGGCTTTAGACGTTTGACCAATTACAGTATCTCCAACAGTAAACTGCATCGTGACGTTGCCTGTAAGCACGGAACTAAAAGCATTAGCGGAATAAAGGTAATTACTCTTAGTTCCGTATTCAGTTGCTGTATATGGGTTTTTGATTAGACCAATTTTATTGTATATTGTATTACCTAAAATTGTTCCATACTCAGTATTAGAGAAAGTAAATGATATCGCCATACCCTGAGCCTGTAGTTCATTTATTGGATTAGAACCATGACCGCCAGAAGGAGGTATAATAGCATAAACATTTGCACCACTACCAAAAGTCGTATTACTTTGAATAGATACGTTACACCAAGAAACGCCATAACCTGGCTCAATTATTTGAACGTTTGCTATAGTGTTTGTCGATGGATTTACAAAACAACGAGCTATCGGTTTAACGTCGGCATCGGTATCAAATATAACAGCAGGGGCAATATCATACTGAGTTACACCAGCCATAATACTTTGAGTATTAGCTGGACTACTAAAGTAAACGTATTTACCTGAAGTATTAACAACGTACCTTGAAATTAATTTTAACTGAGCGTTTTGTTGATCAGTATTATAGATATACATAGCGCAGCCAGTATAAAAATCAGCTGAAACAGCTCTATTATTTTCGATTTGAACTACTGTAGTATTTGGATTCTGTTGAATAATACCGTTTGCGTAACACTGATAGTTCGTACCTGAATTTGTAATAACAACTGTTTCTATACCGCTGTATGTATAAGCGCCAGCTACAATAATACCGTTAGCAACTATCGGTACATAATTATCAGTTGCGAATTTAGTATAACGTGAATCAGTTATAGTCGCAATATATCTCCAAAGATAACCATCAGTTGTATAAAACGAATTTGGCTGCTTTTGGTCTGGCATAGCAGTTGAATTAACCCCACCAGCATTATCTAAACACTTATAGATGTTGTAATCACCACCTGTTTCTGCTGGGGGTGTAACAACATAGTAATTAGTCAAATACGTACTTAGATTATCGTAACGATTATAAAACGTATTATATGTCCAAGGTATATTTGTAATTACAGGTAATACATCTGAATTAGCTAATTGCTTACCGAATAACATCTGCCAATCATTAACAAACGTTGTTGTATAATCATTATTCGCAATATCTGGTGTAGCCCCAGAATACGCAATAGGGTTAGCAGCGAATGCATAATAATTCGCAACGTTACTTGTTATTGAATAAACAACGTCTTCAATAATTGACTTTTGAAACTGCGGTAGTAGCTTTCCCATTATTGCCCTGTGTTTGCTAACGCATTTATCTTAGCTGTTAGAGCAGCAAGTTGCGCTTGAAGTTGTTCTAATGTTGGTGCTGGAGATTGAACTGGCGCAACTGGTTCAGGTTCAGCTGCTATTGGATTAAAAATACCAGTTGCAATTTGTCCCAGTATCCATAAGTTAATAGGAGCTGGATCACCTTCACGTGCTGTATAATGACACTGTTCGTCATATACGTTGGAAAAATCATTCCATATATCAACAATGCACTTATAAGCACCGTCATTCCACTGATATTCAACAACGAGATTTTTTGCAATTTCTGTCATAATAATTCCTTACGCCGTTCTTTGAAAAAGTTGAAATCCATTATCAAAGTCAGAACATTGTCCTCTTGCTCTCCAAGTTCCACTTAGTGCAGCTCCTGCTGTCATAGTACCAGAAACTGTAAAATATGATGCATCAGCTGATGCCAAATATATTGTTTGTGTTTGATTTCTATTACTTTGTCGACCTGTTGAATATCCATAGTTAACAGAAATTACAGTTCCAATTGGATAATCAGTTAAATTTGCATCAGAACCTGTATATATTTGCCCTGCAGTTGACGTTGAACGAAGAATATCACCACTTGAAGAAACATACATATTAGGCGGGGCAGTGGTCGTATTATTATACGGTGAGTTAGATAATGTTCCGGTATTTAAATTTCCATCAGATCTAAAAAATCCTACAGTAGAGTCAGTAGAATTTTTCATGTAAATAGGATACGTACTATTATCAGTCGTTGTAGTTTTTGATGTTATATTACCGGTAACTGACAAATTACCTGATACTGTATCGCCTGGAGTTGTTATACCTGTTGTGCCGTTAAGTGTTATTGCCATTACTGCTGTTCCTCAGCTATTATTTTATTGTTCATTATAGTTCTGCCGATGCTGCACAATCGTAAACGTAAAATGAAGTTGTTGATCTACCACCTGTTGCAAATTGTACTTGATTTCCTAAAGCATCGTATATGAATGGTGCTGCTGGAATGTCAGCTGAATCCCATTGTCTAACACATCCTGTGGCGCCACTTGTTGATGTTAATACTACATTAGCACCACCAGGTGCAACACGCATTTGAACTGGATATGTTGTTCTTCCCGCAATGGACAATCCGTCTACAGTCCCATACCAATAAGCGGGACCATTTCCATTACCTCTTGATGAGGCTGAATTATAATAATACCTCTGACACTGTGCTAATTGTTCACTAAATGTTTGGTATTCATATGGCGTAGCGACTGAACCAGTTTCTAACTGAACACCTGTCAATAAACCATTAAGAGTTGTGCTTGAACTATTAGTTAGAAAAATAGAAACGCTTAAACCTTTAACAACATTTGCTGGCATAGCATTAAATGTATACGTATAGTAAGCCCAAGAACTAGAAGGCGAAGCAGCAACTATAACCTGCGCTATACCTGCTGTAGCGTCATAATTATTCGTTGAAGTTGGATAATCTAGATTTACTCGAAGATCGCCAGCACCACTGGTTTTCTTAAACCAAAAACTTACAGTAACATTTTTAGACATTAAATCGAATACGTTAAAACTTTCGATTCTTTGAGTAATACCACAAACTGTACTTGATGTGGCTGACATACTCATTGAACTTTTAAATCCATCAGGAACATCTGTTGATAAAGCGTATGAACCAGTTCCGTTACAATTTATTAACCATCTATCCGCAGAATATCCGCTTATAAATCCTGTAGTACCACGTTGCCAAATAACCATATTACCGTTAATCAAATGGTTACGTTTAAATGATGACGAAGGAATAATACCACCAGTAACAGTCAAATTATTTCCAACGGTGACATTACCAGCGTTATCATTAACAATGTTAGTTGTCGAACCAGAGGGATGAATAGCGTTTATAACTTTAATCGTTGACATTTAAATATTTCCTATTACCTAAAAACAGCCACGCCAAGGAAAGCAACGTCTCCCCACGAATCACCCGAAAGAGATGTTTTTACAAGAAATCCTGATGTCGTTAAAGATGAAACAATATGGTGTTCGTTGCCAACACCACTAACGTCACCTAAACCAACAGTTACAGCATAATTTGCGTCAGGCATTGCAGTTATAAAACTAAAACTATATTGACCTGCACCTGTTCTTGACACTGTTAAATTTCCAGCGCCATTGAGTGTATCTGTTTGACCATTATAGTTTGCCCATGCACGTGCTGAGTATGATGGAGCTGAACCAGAAGCAGTTGAAAGTGAATTAGGAGTTGCCGCCGCAGCAGTCGTTTGAATTGAGTTATCAGAAAACTTAATACCGTAAGAAGAAACAGTAACTGTATTAGAAAACGAAACTCTACCTACAGAATCCGCACCAACCAACGAACCATTAAACAAAGGTAGGGTTTGGGTGTATATAGAAGCAGTTGAACCAAGGTCAAGTGTTACAGATCCACCACCAGAGGAATTTAATTTGATAGGCATTAGATAATACTCCAGACACTTCCAGATGGGACAGTTACAGTTACACCACTATTTATTGTAACTGGACCGAATGTACCGGCATTTTGACCTGTTGTAACTGTAAAGTTGCTAGTTACGGTCTGATCATTCTGCCAAAAGATTCTATCAGTACCGCCACCAACAGCACCAACGCTAGTACAAGCAGCAGTTGTTTGTGTTGTACCGTCAGGAAACTTAATACCGCCTCCAGTAGAACCAGAAGTATAAGTGGTTTGAATAATACCTTTAACAACAAGCGGATTAGCTGGCGTTGTATTAGCAATACCGATATTACCGTTTGTATATGAGTTTAATGCTGTACCTATAGAAAACGCATTAGTAGAAGAACCATTCGCATAAACAGCAGTACATGCGCTATTAACGTTTAGATTACCTTCGGTTTTACTATTCAAATAACCAGCAGCATTAGCAGTAAGCTTTGCTACGTTAGCGGATAGTGTAGAAGTTGCCTGATAACCAGATAAGTCTACAGTAGGTGCTATGCTAGAAATATATGTAGGATCAACAAACACGCCGCTTGAGTTTGAAATCAAGCCAGTATTAGCAACAATATAATTAGCTAGGTTAGCAGTAAGTTTAACAACGTTAGCTGATAATGTAGCATTAAACTGAACACCAAGCGTAATAAGATTTGCGTTTAAATCGCCTCTAAGCTGATATGACCCTAAGCCAGTAGTGGTTGTATAGTTAGCTAGGTTAGCAATAAGCTGCGCATTAGATACAACGTTTGCCGCCGATACAGAACCAACGTATGAAGTACTATTTGAAGTAAGCTTTGCTACGTTAGCTGATAATCCAGCTTCGGTTTGATAATTATCATAAAGATCAGTAAAGTTTTCATTTACTTTGATCATACCTTCGCGGATCGAATCGCCTGTTCCATCGTTCGGTGTATCACCAACATTTATAACTTGTTTAACCAATTAAATTCTCCAATTTATGGTGCTCTATCCATTCTTATTCTTCTATTATCAGACTTAATTAATGTAGAATCGAATGTAGGTAATAAATCATCACTTATGTAAAGCGCCTGTGTGGAATTATGTAGTATTTGCTTATTCGATTGTTCTTCAACGGGTAAATAAAATTCACCAAACATCTCAGCGCCAGCGATATGAAACGTATTATAAAGAATATCTTTATACTTATCTAGAGTCAAACCAGCTTTTATCTGATATGAATAATCCTGATAAAAATGACTGTCCTGAATGTATTTATTTGAATTCAAGAAACCTTTAGTGGTTGGCCAATAACCTTCTTTTCTACCTACACCAGTCTTCATAATATTACCGGAAATTTTACAGTAAGTATTAAATTCTAAGACTTCGGAAATCAATACAGCGCCTGAACCCGCTATAGTTCTAACTTTGATTACTGGTAAATCAACATAGTTAGACCCTTTATAACTCAATACTGCGGAAACAATAACACCATCTTCATCGGTCGTTATATAACCTTTTGCAGGAGTTGATGTATTACCGCCTTGGAAGATAAGTTGCTCACCATTGGCATATCCACTACCACCGTTAATGATAGTTATTGGAGCTAGTCCGTTATATAGATAGGCATAAACCTTTTCGCCCTCGTCATAACCTTTACCGGAGTCAATAGCAACAGCGGAAGAAATAGCGTTATTAGCAACAATAGGTATAGCGGAAATATATTCGTTTTTACCGTTAACTGTTCCGTCGCTTCTAAGCATAAGTGGTTCGTTGACGGCGTAGTTAGAAGGCAACGTAACAGGCATTGCTTTATACTTGGCGGAGTCAGTTGAATTATGCTTTGGTGGACCGTATAATGTAATTTCTGTATTACTTACGACTTCTTTGATGATCTGATATTCACCAGTATTCGGATCAGTAGTATTTGCCTGTAGGAAAATGATATCACCGTTAGCAAAAAATACTGTTCCTGTATTACCTTGATATACAGTACTTACGCCTGTAACAGTATTTGATCCTGTATTATAGCTTGGTGTTCCAGGTAGTGTAAATCGAGTCAACTGATTTGATCGTACAAATATATTCATATTTTGAGTATAGTCAGAACCAGTGAATATATTAGTTAGCGTCGCTATTGTACCGAATGTATTTGATAAGTGCGTTTCTACACTTCGCATTGTACTAGTAACATTACCTGATGGGTTCGCAGGGAAGCCAAACGCTGTTGCATCTAACGTTATATCTCTAAAGTCAATAATGATATCAGTATTATATGATATTACTTTATTGTATGATAGCTGATCTACTTGAAAAAACGCATCTTGACCAGTTGTATCACCTTCGCCTCTATACATGTATACTTGAGCATTAGCCAAGTAACCAAAGCCACCTCTTTCAATATTAAAATCAATTGTACCAGTAACTGATGTAGTTCCTGTTACTTTAAGCTTTGAATTCACACCCTTAGAAACGAGCTCGTTCGTTATAATATCTCTATGAGTAAGCTTAATAATATCGCCGACTTTAAAGTCTTGACCGCCGTTTAGAATATGAAGTTTATCTACGGAGCCATATACTGTCGGAGCATTCAATATAGCCTGAGAGTTAGCCTGATCGCTAAGTGTAACTATTTTTTCACCAGTTAAAAACTCACCGCCTCTTGGATTGATATGACTGATGAACAATGAAGAAATAATATTTTGATTGATCGCTTCGGTAATATAGCTTTCAACAATAGCGTGTGTATTAGATGAAACGCCAACAATACTTTTACCTACTATACTTTGAAGTGTTGTATTTCCGGTTACTTCGATATAACGGTTTTCTACCCATGAGCCGTCGGATGGTTTTAGTATATCGATGCCTGGTAAGTATACTTCTACGTTTTGATTATAGATTAACTTGAAGAGTAGTTTAAAACACTGTATATTCCCCTTAGAGCGATATACGTCAAGAATATGCTTAAGCAAGAAACGTTTATTGATAATAACGTTGAATGGAATACCGTACAAATACTTCTGCTGGAAATGCTCAAGAAAGCTTTCCAGTGTATTATCTAGATCACGTAAATCGAAAATTCTACGAGCCTGATATATTGGATTCAGCTGAAGGTCATATTTTGCTTGATCATCGGCTGATAATGCAGTATAATCATTAGTGGAAATAACTGAATTATTTGCTTTACTAACAGCATAACCACTTTCCATCCATTCGTAATACGCCTTGACGAATAGAACGAAGTTTTCACCTTCTTCCAAGTAGAACTGTGGAAATTGATCCGAGATGAAATTAGATATTTTCTTTTCTACTGAAAATTCCATATTACTACTTCTGAGTTGGTATCATATTAATGTTGACGTCGGCTAGGTCAATCAACAATATTTTATCTCTACTTACGATGATATCTTTATTCTTAGGCTCAACCTGAATAGCAATATAATTTCCATAATATGATGTTACAAAGTTAGTTAATGTAACTATACCTAAGTTGTAGTCTATGCTACCTATAGCATCTTGAATAATAATAAATTTACTGTCGATAATTTGATAGACTACAATAATACCGTAGTTATCGTCGCGCATGTAGCAGTTTTCGTACTTTGCACCTTTCGAGTCAACGTAAGTAAATGCTGACGAAGTAACCATTGGCTCGTCATAGAATCTTACACCCTTAGTATAGCCGGATTTAGAAATACCGCTATTATATACGCTAGCAGTTCCTGTACCTGCGCCTGGTCCTGTAGCAGTGAATATTGTACCTACTGTATTTGAATCAGCGCCGATCAATCTATAGTTAGTTGTACCTACAGTAACAATTATGTAAGTAACGCCAGTAATGAATGATCCAGCAGATATATTGTTATCGCTAGCTGAACCTTCCGCTTCCGTAGGGTTATTATAGTCAAGGACGAATGATGAAGCGTAATTCAATAGAGGCGTGATTCTTTTGATCATCACGATTTTAGTGTTATTACTTGTTATACTAGTATCTGTTTCGTCGATGTGTGCTACAAACTGACTATAACGGAAATCACCTTGGAATGTTTCTAGATGCGCCTTGCTATACTGTTTAATTGTATCGTTAATTAAACCTTCGATCTGATAGGCATACTTTGTAGTTCCAGTTACGTTATACTGAACCTCTGAGTTAATACCGATGTACAAATAATCAGGATCAGTAATGATAACTCTTGTAGGTAACGCAATATACTTTTGAAGATAAAGAGATACTTGATTCTTAATATAGTTAGGAGCAATAGTACCACCAGAAGGCTTAATACATACCGCAACTCTACCATACTGCTTTGGATTTAATAGTTCGCCGCCATATACGTTAACAGCCTCAACCTGACCTCTAAACTGATCAAGTATAAGCGAAGAATAATCGTCAGATGCTACAGCTCTTTGCTGAGTCGAAAATGACTTAGGAGCTAGCTTGCGTATAGATTCAATACCTTCGACAGGCAAACCACCAATAGCTGATGTTATTGTTGTTGTTGGCCCAACGACTGTTCTTGGATTACCTATAGCGGAAGATAAAACAAACTTTGAAATACCTAGAGATCTATCGCCATTAGTTATTCTATAGTTAGCAACAATAGTAGCAAGGTTATTTGGAATTCTACCTAGCAATCCATCACCAAATACTATTTCATATTGACCCTTTTGCGCTGCCTGTAGAAAATATACATTCGATGAACTTGTGGTTTCAAATAGAGATACTGTAGGGGTAAAATGAGTATTAACACCGTTTTCAATAACGGTTATTGATAAACTATCTGTATCGATATTGGGATTGGATAGAATAAATTTCTGACTGGTTTGAGTATAGTCCATAACGAATGTATCGTTGAAATAATCGCCTTCGTATATCTTTAATACGCAATTTGAATAAGTGTTGTTTGCGGAAACGAAGTTTTGATTAGTATCAGTGGTGAATGTGAATGAACCATTTGAATTTTGACCAGTGAATCTTGTTCCTTTTAGAATAGATAACGGTGAACCACCATCATATTCTACATTAATACTCACAGTTGCAGACGATGACTTTGCTGATTTAGGAACATAATTCAATTCTTTAGCATGCGATACGACAGAATCATATTTCTGCGCAGAATCTAGAAACATTTCCGATGCGAGCATATTTAAATAAAAGGCATTTAAATGGGTATTATATGACATCACATCAAGCAGCACATTCATATTCGAACCTTCAAAGTTATAATCTTTAAAGATCGATTGAGACGTCAAATAGTTTTTAAAATTTGCTTTTAAACTATCAAAATCTAGTGCTGTTAATGATAGTGAAGTATTTGCCATTATCTGACTCTCTTAAGGAATATATTTAAATTAATAGGCTCTGGTCTATTTATTAGGGAGAAAGTGACGTTTACTTTTACACCCTGTTTATCAACATCATCAATAACAGTAATATCTTTTAGATTAATTCTACGTTCGAACTGACGAGCAGCCATTTGAACATAACGAACGATATCTTCTCTTGTAAATACAGAGAAGTTTTCGAATAGAGTTCTTCTTACATTAGAACCAAAGAATGGATTGAATGGTCTTTCGCCTATGTTTGTTAGTATAAGGTTCTTTAATGCCTGTTTGACGCTGTCTTCGTTCTTTAATGTTACTAACTCATAAGTTATTGGATGCTTGGCGAAACTGTTGGAGAAATCAGAATATGTCTCTACCTTAGTTGCTAGTTCTGTTATTGTGTCTGCTCTTGTTACCATTTACTTTATCCGCCTGCAAATACGTTTGGAGAACCAGCTGCTACTGAAGTGCAACCAGAAATAGCGTCTCCAACTCTTCCTGCCCCTACGCCATTAACAAACACTGATGTTGATCCTGTTGTTATAGCTGCCGAATGAGCAATACAAAATCTGCCGCCTGGCTTCAAATGAACTGTGTTGTTGTGTCCCTGTAAACTCCACGGACGACCGTTTACAAATACGTTACCAGAGCCCTGTGCTCTACACATTCCGGAACAATGCGGTATATCTGCGTCGCCTATTCTTGTTGCTGCTGGCATTCTAACTCCCGAAATAACTATTTAATATGTTATACCCTAATGTTGGGCTGTTTTGAACTGTCTGTGATATAGTCTCTGTATCAATCACCTCAGAATCATACTTTACACTAATAACATAATCTATCGTTATACTTGACGCTCCATCCTGATTAAACTCAAATAAATCCTTATGCGGCGGTAATAAATCTAAACTAGTAACAACTGTTGGTACTTCTAATCTGTTGCTACTGCCCTTGCTTACATACTTTGCTGTATCATGAAACCCACTAACATACATGCCACTTAAAGTTACTGTAGAATCTTCGGCTGATGTCGTTATTGTTATATGATTGTCAACAACTGAAGGTGTTACTGATATAGTGTTTATCGTCTCGCCTTCTTCTGGTGTTATCGTTATAACAGTGCTGAAAGAAGTGTTTCTTCTAATAGCAGATAATGTCGTAGGAGATAATGTAATCAATTCGTTTCCCTCTTCATAAGCTCCCTTAACTTATCGTTCCACTGATCAATTATATCATGCTCATCATCAGCGTGTGGACCATCAGGAATCTCAGGTAAAAACTCTATTACATTGTCAAAAGATTCAGGTATATCTTCATATTTAGTGTAAGTTTCTAAAATACCTTTATTTAATATAACAAACTTATGACTCATGGATTGATGTCCACTCTTCCTGCCTGAATAGTTATCTTACCGCCCTCAATCAATATATAAGATCCGCCAACCGATGCTTTAATCATAGTTGGCGTCATTTGAATAATAGCAGCGCCACACGTCATCTTAATCTGAGTCGGTGATGTTGCTGTGATGTTAGAACCTTTTGACTCTACCGCTACGTCGCCCTGCGCAGTAAGCTTAATTAAACTGCCTAATGCAGCAACAGTGAAATCCTGAGCGCAACTGTAATGTAATCCGCCCTCCTCGACCATCATAGTCATATCGCCCTTATGATGAAAGTTTCCGTCGCCACCCTTAGAATATATCTTATCGGAAGCTGATGCTCCCTTTATATTCGGTCCATCAACACTCTTAGTGTCTGCTTCGCCATTCTCCTCGTTGCTTCCGTTAGCTTTTTGACTATGAGACCCACCAGCTACACGCTCAACGTCATGCCCACCAGAAACATCTCTATGAGAAGCTTGTGCTGCTGCCTTATTAGCTCCATGAGTAATCGCCGTCTGATTACCGTTATGATCTATATGTACCGTTGACCAAGACCCATCGCCATTCATAGTACCACGAAGTATACCTAAATTATCTGGATCATGAGATAAAGCCTCAAATGTAGAAAGCGTTACCTTTGTCTGTACCGCATGATTGCTACCCGAATTAGGCTGTTTATCTATCGCTTTGTTTTCTGTCTTAGGAGCTGCCATTATATCCTCTGTCCACTACCAATAATATGTTGAGCGCCAACCTGAATCGCTGATTTAAGCTTATTGGTTACTGGTGCTGATGTTATTCTATCCCCAAACGCCGTAACCATAGTGATTGGTCCATTAACAGCCGCTGCTAAATTGGCTGTAGAATCAACTGCGCTCGCAACAGCTTCTGATCTTGCCTGACCAAATATATTTGACGCTACGTTATGAGCTGCCTTTGATAATCCTAACGCCTTAGTCGCGTTTGTTAATCCTTTAGTTAGATTGCCAGCATTAGCTCCCGCCGCAGGTAATGCCGCTAGTGTGCTTGTAATGCTTCCACCAATACCAGGTAATAAAGAAGTTGCGTTACTTAATAAACTGTCCATCGAAAAGCCAAGGATTTTCTGTATACCGCCACTAGCAACTCCCGCCATACCCCCATTAACAATACCACCAAGGTCTGTATGACTAAACGCAGATAGCTTTGTTAATGCGCCGCCAATACCTGACGAAACGCCAGAAGTAATATCACTGATTGAACCTAATGCTCCACCAATAGTTGTATTAACGCCTAATGTATGACTAAGGTCGCCCGTTATATTACTTACCGCAGTTGTTGCTATCTCTACGTGCTCTAATCCTGTAAGCTTAGGAATTCTAGCAGTTGAATGAGGATTAGGTGAAGCTACTATAGTAGTATCAACTCTAACGCCTTTATAAACACCACTTGTTCTAAGAGTATTATTAGGTAATGTAACTGCTATTTTAGATGCTAATGATCCTGGTGTTAAACCGAATGCCGGACCACCAAAATCTAATACCGCATCAATTGCGTCAATACCGTTAGCCGAATGAATAGCAGTCATTGCTCCTTTAATAGTTGAAGCTCTTGAATGAGCAGCCGCAACTTCATGAGCAGCCAATGCACCAACAGCAACGTTGTTCATCATACCCATCATTCCAGTATGAAGCATATCTGTTGCTGAACCATTTAATAATCCAGATGTAGATAGCTTTGGCATAACTTGATTTAAAGCGCCAAGCATAGAGCCAAGACCAACGGAACCAGCTAATCCCTGTAATGCGCCTCCCATACCACCAGAAGCCATAGATAAAATACCAGCTGGACTTGTAAGCTTGTCCATCATCTTTAGCATAACCATAGATTGCATTGCTTTTTGAAGCACGTTACCTAATGCTGCTGGGTTAGCTGCCATACCTGCGTCAAGAATGCTCATAGATTGATCTTGAGATACAGCTGACGGATGATCCGGATCTAACTTACCGTTAGACTGTTCTTTCTTTACTTTTCTAGAATGATCAACAGCACTAGCTTCTTTACTTACTTCAGATGTTTTCTCACGAGCTATTTCTGGGTTGGTTCCCCAGTTTGTATCTGTTTTAAAAGTTAATGCGCCGCTAACAGCAGGAGGCTTTACCGGACTACCGTCATCGTTCATTACAGATGCGCTTTTAGCAGAACCCATAAACCCAAATCTAGATGGGTTTGCTGTCCAATCGCCTTCGCCTTCTACGTTATCTGGTTGACCTGCCATATTTTATCTCTATTTTGGAAGTGCTGAACGATGAAGTGAACCAATAATAATTGGTATTTGTTTTGTTTTTGGATCTAACCAGAACCCAATAACAGTGCTACCTGCTAGATAATTAACTGAATCACCAACGCCGTTTAATGATGGCGTATTATTCATTAAGCAATGCGCCCATGGAAGTTTATCGTCTTCAATACGTTCTTCACCAGCATTGTGTTGACCGTGAACAATAATCTTTATTTTACCGCCGCCCTCGTCAGGGTCACGAATGTCCCTAACCTCAGCAACAAAGTATTCCATATTTGAACCAAGCGAACTATTAGTCATTATACTGATTCCTCATATCCACCCTTTAAACATTCCAATTGACAAATATATCTTGGCTTAACATCCATCATTTGTATTTGATGATGCGTTTTAGCAATTAACCAACGTCCACTTATTCTAGAATCTAATTCCATAGAGTCTGTTTCAGCAGTAATCTTATATACAACATTATTAACAGTCTTACCTGGCTCTAAATTAGGGTCTCCAATAACAGTCATATTCATTAACTGTTCTTGCATCTGAGCTAGATTGAGTTGCTTGTAAGGAATAGCAGCTGCTACATACGCCTTTCCAACATTAATTGTAGCACTTGGATTGTTTACTCTATGTATTGTACGTACAGCATCAGGAAATAAAGCAGCAAACGTTGATGAAGCTGTAACACTAGCACCAAGCGAAGAAGTATCACTATCGCCTAGTTTAAAATCTTGAGAGACATACTTATGTGTATGAGGATCATATGACGTTACACGCTGATTAAGAACACCAGCATGAATTCGATTAGTGGCGTCCATGCTTTGTTTTACGTCCCAGTTAATTATATTATTGTAAGGAGATTTAGATAACGAACTTCCAACTGTGTTGTCTTGTGTAAATTCTCTAACGTCACCCTGAGTAATCATATATTCTAACGATTGGAAATAAAAGCCTCTCCAAGTCTGCCAAAACATATAGTTAGAACCTTTGTTTTGTTCAGATACAGCTTCTTGTCTTAGCGTTTCAATAGCATGAAATGATGGCTGACTGGTTACAACATAGTTACGAACACCCTTTGTTGTCTCAGTGAATATAGGTAGATTGCTGTTACTATAACTATAATGAAGATCAGCAACAATTCCATCAACAGTATCATTATATGCTTTTTGAACTTGATTGCTCTGTCCAGTCAATGCTTCACGAGAAACACATTCGATAGAGTATTGTTTTGACTTCAATGCTCCTTTGGATTCAATATTTTTTACGCTATTTAAATGGAATTCATATCCGAACGATTCTCCATTAGGATTGTATATGTATAGGCTAACCGTTTCATCACCTGCTATTTGCATTCGTCCTATATTATCTAGATCATCAAAGATAACTATAGTAGCCATAACAGTAGGAGCAAAAATAGACTCAAAGATATCTACTGTTAGACAATTAAATGCTGCCTGCCAAGATCCATTTCTTGGAGAGCTGATAGTTAAGTCTTGTATTTCAACATCACCCGGATTAAACGAAGTCATTTTATAATCTCAACAGATCTTTAACATTCTTAACATACTTTGGTGCAAACTGAGGTTGTAGAGTCTGAATAAACTTATTACCTTCATTCTTTTCATTCTCCATATCATAATAAGACACTGGCTTCCAATAAGCTATTTCATCATTTGATATATTAGTCATTGTTACTTGACCAGACATAATTCTAGAGAAGGCTCCGCTTTCCCTGCCTATTAGAGTAGAAAATGGAATACCTTCATAAAACTGTAATGTGCCTTCCATTCCTGGAACAACATGACCAATAGTTTGATTTATAGTAACTACAGAATCGCTAAACGCAACAATCTGGCCTCTGCCTGTATTTTGATCCTCATCATTGAACGCAATATCAACAAACTCGCCAAGTATAAAATTAGGGTTTGCTGAAACTATATTATACTCAACCGTTCTGTTTGTATTAGATACCCAATCCTCTTTTACTCTAGAGTAATCTATAATACCGTTGTATGCGTTATAGTTTGGTGTCCAATACTTTAATCTTGCTGGATTGTTTACTATCTCTGAATCATATTCTAATGTAGAAATATTAGGCTTGTCTACCCAATCGTTTCTCCAATATGCTATCTTTTGAGTTGCGTTTGATAATGATCCATATTTGAAAACAATAAACTGATTAAACTGCTCCTGACTCAAATACCAATCATAATACGGGTCTAATATGTCGTTGGATAGATAAAGAATCCAGCTTGTGTATGGGTCTTTGTATAAATCATATGCAATTTGATCTGGACGGTCGCCCATTGATATATCATAAGGATAATACGCAATAGGGTTCTTCTGAACGTTGCTCAACGTAACAACACGCTCTGTAATATCAATTACCGTGTCGCCACCATATTGTATCTTGTTAAAGTTTTTAAAATACGTTTCCATTGCCATTTTAACCGCCTAACCCGAAATAACCTTTGACTCCATTTAAAATAGCTGTAGCAGCGTTCTTGGTGCTATCTAAAACACTATCTCTTGGCGAACCATAATGACTTGCAAGCCAGTATTCAATTTCCATAAGCCCTAAACGAATCTGAACTTCCGTTGGCGCTTTTGTAGTGCCAAAGAATGAAGGTGTTCCTGATGGTGTATAGTTAACGCTAAACGATTCAATCACTGCTGGCTTAAATACATAAGTGAAAAAATCAGGATCAGCTGCGCTAACTCTAATCTGTACAATGTTTGGATAAGATAATAATACTCCCGCACCAGCGCTGTCAGGTAACATATTATACTTAAAGCTGTTTACTATAGAATTAAGCGTCTGTGATTCATTTTGATTTGATGGCGTTAACTTCCATTCTAATGAATGTTGCTTGAACGTTGGTTGTTTAAACATTACCGTCAACATAGGGTTCATTGCTGTTCCGGTCAATGCTCCTACAGCTTTACCAGCAGCTGTTGCCATTCCACCTAACGCAACACTAGGAACTACTGAATCAGGACTAAACTGAACATGCTGATCATCAACCATAGAATTCGGCAAAGGTAATCTAATCGTTCCTTTGTCTATATAATATTCGTTTTGCTGATTCATTAAAGGCGAAGGCATTTTGTATTCGTAAAACGAAAACGACATCCAAAATGGCTGCTTTACTAAGTCGAGCGGAAATATCAAACTACCGTTTTTGTTATTAAACGCAGCTCCTGCTACAGAACCTATTGTATATTGGCCAGCCGAACTAGTAAGTGCCATCTATTATGCCTTTTATAAATATCTTTTTATTATTTATGAGTGCTCTATGAAAACATACAAAGGTTATTTCAAACCAAGAAACCCAAAAAAATATAGAGGAGACCCAACGAATATTATTTATCGGTCTCGTTGGGAACTCAAGCTAATGAACTATTTAGATAATCGCTCTGATGTTATTAGTTGGGGATCAGAAGAAGTTGTAATACCTTATCGCTCTCCAATCGACAATAGAATGCATAGATACTTTGTTGACTTTATTGTTACAACTATAAATAAAGATGGTATCAGAGAAACTTCGTTGATTGAAGTGAAACCAGCTGCTCAAACTAGACCGCCAGTGCTTACTGAAAACAAAAAGAAAAATAGATATATCCAAGAGGTTATGACTTGGGGTGTGAATGAAGCAAAGTGGAAAGCAGCAACAGAATATTGTAATGATCGTAAATGGAAGTTTCTAATATTTACTGAGAAAGAACTGGATATTAAGTTTTAATGGCAACAATATTTTCAGATTATCTAAAGAAATCACCGCCTGATAAACTTAAACCAGGTTCAAGGGAAGCACGCGATTGGTTTCGTACAAAAGCTCTATCCGTTAGACGTGTTCAAGATAATAAGATAACTCAGACATCAGAACCATTTAGACGTTTACAGATGCTTTCACCTAACTCTATCGGCAAGATGTATATGTTTGTCTATGATCCTAAGCATAAAGACACTCTTCCATTCTATGATACGTTTCCATTGATATTCCCTATTGAGTTCTATGGCGATTCATTCTTGGGTATCAACCTTCACTATCTATCTCCTGTACTTAGAGCAAAGCTTATGGACGCTCTGTATGGGACAATAAATAACAAGAAGTATGATAAGACAACAAAGTTAAGAATAGCATATAATATACTAGCGAGCGCATCTAGATTTAAGTATTTCAAACCATGCATTCACAAGTATCTGTTTACTCATGTAGGTTCGCAGTTCATTTATATAGCGCCAGACGAGTGGGACTTTGCTTTGATGTTACCAACTGAACGATTCCAAGGCGCAACAAAGCAACAAGTGTTCAAAGACTCTTTAACAAAGATATAAAAATGGCATTAAATATAGAAGAATTTAGAACTAATATCAGTAAAAAAGGCGTACTTCAGTCAAACAAGTACGACGTATTGATTTCGTTTCCGACAAATTCTCCATTTGCTACAAAAACTATAACAACAAATGATAGTAATATCGGTAATGCTATAAGCAATACAAGAGACCTACAATACCGTTGTATTAGTGCTTCATTACCTGGTATTGCTTTAAGAACAGCTGATATCAATCGTTACGGCATCGGTATATCTGAAAAGATGCCATTCACCGGAAACTATACAGACGTTACATTAACCTTTTTAATGGATCGCACTGGCGACGTTTATAAGTTCTGGTATTCATGGATTAATTTCGTATTTGGTACGAATGGCGAAGAGAACGTAAATAATATCTATGGAAATTATAACGTAGCAGATAACAATTACGTATTAAATAGAGGCGATCAATACCGTTCGTTCTATACTGCAGAGTATAAAGATAATTACGCTGCTGATATCACTATAACTGTATATGATACAACAGGCAAACCACAAATCGTTGCAACATTAGTTAAGGCATATCCTATATCTATAAACGATATTGCTTTGAACTGGACAGATAATAATAGTTTGATTAAGTTGACAACTACCGTTACGTTTAGAGAATGGGTCTACGGAACACCGGAAACACCACTCACACTTAAATAATATGATAACCATTGGAGTATAACATGGCACTACCTAAAATTGATTACCCTATTTTGAATCTTTCTATCCCCCCAGACAAGAAGCAATATATGTTTCGCCCAATGCTTGTTAAAGAGGAAAAGCTTCTTCTTATGGCAAAGCAGAGCGAAGAAGAAACAGATATCCTACAGGCTATCAAACAAGTTGTAAACAACTGCTGTTTGGATCAAACACTTGATATTGATAAGTTGCCTATCTATGCTCTTGAGTATTTGTTTGTTCAGTTGCGTGGTAACTCTATCGGTAACGAGATTGAAGTTTCATATCGCGATCTAGAAGACAATAAGAGCTACACTTTTACTATCGAGCTACCTAAGATCGAGATTAAATATCCTGAGAATGTTGAAAAGCTTATCAAGGTAACAGATAAGTCTGGAATTGTAATGAAGTATCCACCTGCATCTATCTATGATGATAAGTCATTTCTCAAAGCAGAGGGCGAAGAAACATTTTATAAGTTGGTTGTGCGTTGTATTGATCAGATCTATGATGCTGATGCGGTATATGAAGGTAAAGATTTCGAAGAGGAAGCTATTCTTGAGTTCCTAGAATTTCTAGATATTCCTAGCTTCGATAAGGTTAGAAACTTCATGAGCAATATGCCAACTCTATATTATAAAATTGAATATACTAATGCTATGAAGAATAAAAGAACCATTGAGTTGAAATCACTCTCTGATTTTTTTACCTTGCGCTGAGTCACAATAATCTAGAGAATTATTATCAAACTAATTTTTCTCTGGCTCAGCATCATAAATATTCAATATCCGAGATAGAAAACTGGATAATCTTCGAGCGTGATATCTATGTAGAAATGCTTATAGCATATTTGAAAGAGTTAGAAGAAAAGAGGCGTCAACAACAGGCTGGGTAATGGCTAAGAAAAGAAAACAAAATAAGTTTGGTCATGCTTTTGTCTGTGAATGGCTCGGTACAGAGTGGTTTCGTGATGATCAAGGAAAGATCACGAACGAAGAAGGTAATTATGCCGGTGATAAGTTTAATCAAATTATCAACGAGCAGTATCCTATTGTTGCGCCTGTAGAGCTTGAAAAGAAGCCAAAAAAGAAAGCTAAAGTATCAACTGACGATGCTAAACCTACGCCTGAGCAAGCTGAAGCTGAAAAGAAGCCAAAGAAAAGAGGCAGAAAGAAAAAAGAAGAAGAGCCAAAAGAAAAAACTACTAGATTAGGTAGATTCAGTAGAGCTATTCTTAAAGATTCATTTCCTGGTCTTTATGAGAAGGCAGAAAGCTTTCGTGAGTTATGGACTGGTAAAGATAGAAAAGATCTTAGCGTCAATCCATTTAACTACAAGCCATTAAAAACAGAAGACAATACTAAAGAACCTGTAGAAGGTAAAAACAAAGAGCCTGGTAGACTTGCTAGGTTCGGCAAAGCTGCGCTTAAAAGCACTCTTCCTGGCATTTATGATAAAACAGAAGCAGTCAAAAAGCTTTGGAAGGGTGATGATAAAGAACAAAACGAAAAGTCAGAACAAAAGCGCCAAGCTACTGAAAAGCGTTTCCAATATACAAGAGTAGAAGATAGCTTAAAAGATAACGCTGATCTATTACGTGATGTTATCTCTATTCAAGAACGTTCATCTGAATTATTATCTCAGATCGCTGCTAAGATAGGTAAGGGTGATACTACAACAGGTAATGATACTGGTGGTAATAAAGGTTATGACTGGAAGAAACTATTAGGTAAAGGTAGAGGTGTATTAGGTACAGCATCTGCTTTGATGGCTCTCCCAACTATTGATAAAGATAATGTTGATACATTCCTTAATCCAGATAAGCCCGAAAAGAAAAAACTTGAAGATGAAAATGAAGAAGTTAAAGTTGGTGGCGTAGTAGTTGAACGCAATGGGCAAGTTATACCTGAAGCGTTGAAAGATCCTAAAGTTCAAGCAGCTAGAAAAATGGCTATGGATATGGGTAATCCCGATCCATTGTCAAAGTATACAACTCCACAAGAAGCTACTGTTCCTGTTGTTGAAAAAAAGAAAGAAACTAAAGAGGAACAAAATCGTCCTCCTATTCCTACGGCTCCAGTTCAAGCAATCGCAACTCCAGCTCCAACTACACCACAAGCAACTCCATCTGCTCCGCCGCCAGCAACAACTGGTGAAAGTTTAGCACAGAAAGCTGAAACTTCTAATATTGAAGAGGCTAGAAATAGAGGTCCGGAAGCAACAGTAACGCCAGAACTTATTTCTTATAAAGCTGATCAGATTAAATTTAATGCTGATAAACTAACATTTGAAGTTCAGTCATTAAATGTAGAAATGAAACCAACCACTGGTCAGCAAGTTGGTGCTACTGGGGGTAATGAAGGCGGACCCTCCGCAGCAGCGCCATCTACTGGCGGGACTGGTACTGGAGGTTCCGGAGGAACTGGTGAAAGTCCTGGTGGAGCTCCTGGAGTACCTCAAGCAGCACAAACTGGCGCACCAAGTGTAGCTGGTCCAGCTGGTCAACAAGCTGCTCCTAGTGCTGGCGCTGGAATGCCAAATTATACTGGCGGTCCTGGTGTTACTTCGTCTACACAACAACAAGCCCCAACATATGCGCCATCAAATGGTAGACAAAATGCTCCTAGCGCAGCACCAGAAGCATCACCAGAGGCAGCGCCATCATCAGGTAGCAATAAACCATTAGCTGGCGGTAAATCATTTACTGAACAAGCGCCAGATGTTATGGCGAAACTTCAGAAAGACTTTGGCTTATCAAAAGAACAAGCAGCTGGTGTTGTTGGTAACTTAGGTCACGAGTCAGCAGGGTTACAAGCAGGTATTCAGGAAAAAGGTGTAAAACAAGGTCGTGGTGGGCTTGGATGGGCGCAGTGGACTGGCCCTCGTAGAAAAGAGTTTGAAAAGTATTTAAAAGAAACAGGACAAGAAGCAACTGATCCAAATGCTAACTATGGCTTCTTAAAGAAAGAGTTAGAAACAACTCATAAGAGTACGATTGCTGCTGTAAAGAAAACAAATAATGTTACTGATGCTACTGTAGCTGTTGAAAAGCATTATGAAGCTGCTGGAATTAAGCATATGGATAGCAGAATTAAATATGCTAACCAGGCTGTAAAAGCAACGGATGAAGCTGAAAAGAAAAAAACAACTGAAGAAGCAAAGGCTCAGGTTGCTCAAAAAGACGCAGAGAAAAAAGAATCTGTTGAACCTGCAGGAACCACTTCTGCTCCCGCAGTTGTTCAGCAACAACAAGCTGAGGCAACCAAAGCTTCTAAAACTACACCTAATCAAACGCCACCAGCGCCACCGCCAGAGGTTGCTAAAAAATTAGATGCTCAAACGGAAACTCCAGCAGCTAAAGCGAAAGTTGCTGTAGCTGCTACATCAGGAACTGAACAAACAAGAGCAGCAAAACAACTATCCACTCCTCCTATTATTATAGCTGCTGGTGGAAATGCTAGACCAGCAATGACTGAAGAAGATAAAAAAGCTCTTGCTGGTGAAGATTTAACTAAACCAGAACCAGATGCAACTAAACTTCCTGGCGGGGACGAAGGATTAAAAGATAGAGATATTCGTTCTGCTAATATGATGAATGTTTCTAACACTGTAGAAAAAGAAGAGTCAGCAGCTGCTTTAGCATCAAGTGAAATAGCTGGGTATGAAACGTCGTTTGATGTAGGAACAGGGTCTCAGGATTTACAACCTGTCGCTGAGTCAATACCTATGCCTCCAACAAAGCCAGCTGAACTTACTTCACCAACAGCAGAATCAACGCAAGCAGCAGCGCCAGCGCCAGCAGCTAAAACTAGTGGTTCAGATACATCTAAAGTATCACAAGATAGACCTGCGCATAAACCAAATACTGCTGGTGAAGAATTTATTGGCAAGCTTGCTAAAACATTACCGTATCTTGCTATGGCTGTTATTACAGGACAGCAACAAGCACTACACTCTCAAAATCAACATTTGAAGGCTAGACGCTAATGGGTATAGCAGGAACAATAGCTTCTGGTGCAGGAAAGCTCGGCAAAGAAGCAATCAAAAGTGTATTTTCAGGAATGTTCAGCGGTGATAAAAAAAGAACCGCGAACAAACCATTATCTAATGTAAAACCTGAAAGTGGTGAGTTCGGTACATTTGGCGCAGGTATAATTCAAAACAACGAACTTCTATCTCAGTCAATTGATATTCAAAAAGAACAGAATATTATTCTTGATAAGATATTAAAATTACTTACTGATAAGAACAAATCTTCATCAAATGATATATTAGATAGAAATTTAAATACCGAAAACAAAAACAAATCTAAAGAAGAGCCTAAGAAAGCACAAACAGAAGAAGAACGTAAAGCAGCTTTAAAAGAAAAAGCTAAAAAGATTGCTGAAGAAAAAGCTAAAAATCCTGAGATGACATCAAAGGAAGCAAAAGCTAAAATTGACGCAGTTGCTGAGAAAAAAGCTCCTATTGTTGAAACACCTCATAGTGAGGCAAAAGGTGCTGGTAAAGTTGGCGCTCTTGTTGGAGGAGGATTAGCGGCTGCTGGTGGCGGTAATGCTGGACAAATAGCAGCAGGAGCAGCCGAAGGCGCAGTAGTTGGTGCTGGCGTTGCTGTCGGTGAGAAAGCAATTAAAGAAGCTATAGTAAAAATTGTTGGTCCAAAGCTACCTAAAATAGCAGCAGCCGCAGTACCTGGTGTTGGATTGGTTACAGGTATTGGTTTCGGTATTTGGAGAGCAATGGAGGGAGACTTTAAAGGCGCAGCCGCAGAAGTAACCAGCGGCGCATTAAGTGCGGCTGGTGGCGCAGCTGCAGCAGGTACATTAGGTATTGGAACGCCAGCAGCTGTAGCAGCATCAGCTGGTTCTGTAGCAATTCAAGCTGGATTGTTAGCAAGAGATGTTTATCAGGCAGTTTACGGCAAGCTTCCTGATGATGATCCTGAATCTGTTGAAAATTTAAAAAAGGTCGCAGAAGCAGTAAAAGATTATGTTTACAGTAATGTGCCTGGTCTCAATAAAGACGCTGAGAAAGAAGATAAAAAATCAGATACACCTTCACCCACAGGAGTTGATAGTGCCGATGGGGGGAATGGTAATCCTGTTAAAGAAAAAATACAAACAGGTCAGAAAGAAACAACTGCTCAAATAATAGAATTTAAAGCAAGAGAAATTTTATTCTCTGCTAAAGAAATGACTATTAAAACAGAAGAGCTTAAAGTTAATGGAGTTCCTACATCAAATGGTGCGCAGGTTCTTGGTGTTACCCCTTCAGCAGCAGGAGCGACTCCTCAAGCAACACCAACTCCATCAGCACCAGCGGGAGCGCCGCCAGCAGGCGCGACAGCGGCAGAGGCGGGCGGGGATAAAGCAGCAGCAGGTGGATTAACTGAAGTTAAAACTAAAAGCGGTAAGTCAACTAAAGTCGGTGCTGCTTACGCTTCTAATTTCCAAGGCTTCATTAATGACCTTGAAGCAACTGGATATAAAATTAACAGCATCGGTGGATATGCTGATCGTGCTAATGTCAATAATCCAAGCGTAAAGAGCTTCCATGCTATGGGTGCTGCTATTGATATCAACCCAGGAAGCAATCCTAATAAGTCAACTAAGACAGATTTACCTCCACAAACAGGCACTATAGCAGCTGCTCACGGTCTTGGGTGGGGTATGAATTGGAAATCTGTAAAAGATCCAATGCACTTCTCAGCCGCAAAAGCTGAACAAGGTAGCTTTGATATTAAAAGAGGTAGTATAGCAGCAGGTGAGGTACAAGGCGGCGCTGCTCCAGCTGGCGGAGCTCAACCAGCGAAAGCTGACGCTACAAAAACAGATATGAGTCAAGCGCCGTCAACTACTGGTGCTGGATTAGCTAATTATCAAAGCAGCGCAGGAGTTACTTCTAATACGCCAACTGTAGCGCCAACGTATACTCCATCAAACGGTAGACAAAACGCACCAACACCTGCTGCCGAACAACAAAGTAATGGGGCTATAACAAGCCCAGGTACTACGCCTCAAGCAACCCCTGCTGGAGCTTCTGGTTCAGCTTTACCTTCTGTTCCGCCGATACAAGGTGAAACTCAACAAGAGCTTGCTAACCGTATTAAATCAGTAGCACCGCATCTTAAAAACCAGCAGTGTGTTACATTAGCAAAAGCCGCAGTAGGTAGCACTGATAGTGTTACAACTTGGCGTAAAGGAGCTAATGCAACTGAGAATGAATTACCTGTTGGCACCCCAGTTGCTACATTTATGAATAGACAAGGCGGAGCTTCTGAAAGATATGATGCTGGTGGTACTGGTTCACCAGGGACTATGACAACTCATGCCGCTACCGTTGCTGGTTATGTAAAAGATAAAGATGGTAAAATTACTGGAATGCAAGTTTGGGAACAATATACTGGCTCTGGCGGACCAAGATTAAAAACATATCCAGCTGGTCAAGGTTTTGGTGAAAAGAATGCATCAAACTATCATGCTATTGAACAAGAAGGTAAAGATGGTCAAAGAGTTGCATTAGGCACAAATAACCCATATCAACAGTATCTTGAAAAACAAAGAGAAGCTGTAGCTGAAAATAAACCAGCTGGTGAAACGCCATCAGCGCCATCAAATCAAACGGCTGAACAAGAAAATACAGCCCCCAAACAAGTTGCTGAAAACTTAACACCAGCTACCGATACACCGTCTGCTCCTAAACAGACAAGTACTCCAACTCAAAGTCCTAATCCTAGCCCAAGACCAAAAGGTGTAAACAATCCAGGACTAAGTAACCCTGGGTCGCTTGGCGCTCCATCAAATGAATTGTTAAAAGCATATTTAACAGTAGCTGCATAAGAAAAGGAATAACAATGGCTAAATTTGCAAAACCAACTGATGATGACGATATTGCTCCTCCTGTAGAAAGAGTAGCTCCAAAAGCAATGATGGCAGAGCTTTCTAAAATTGCTCCGCCACCTACCCCTCAACCAGCACCTGTAGCACAGACAGTTCAACCTCCGCCTCCTCCGCCACCAGCTCCAGTAACTCCTACTCCTGCACCGCAACCAGAAGTTACGTTCACTGTTCAAGAGCCAGCTGAGAAAAAAGAAGAAGAACACTGGATGAAAGCATACTGGCGTCCAGCAATGGGTTGGTTATATATGATTATGTGTTTTTGCGACTTTGTCGCGTTCCCAATCATATCAATCTTTATACCAATTATAACTAAGATGCCATATGTCGCTTGGCAATCACTAACGTTATCAAATGGTGGATTGATTCACCTATCATTTGGTGCTATTCTCGGCGTTACTGCTTATGGTCGTACGCAAGAAAAAGTACAGAGCAAGCAATAAAAAAGGGGGCTTTCGCCCCCTTAATCTTATGCCTTAAGCTTATCGAAGAAGCTGTCCATATCGTCATCGTCTTCATCAAACTTAGGAGCAGCTGCTGCCTTAAGTTTTGGCGCAGGAGCTTCCCATGGGGCTTCATCTTCCTCAACAGCTGCTGTAGCACGAGCAGCTGCAGCCGAACCAGAAGCAAGAACCTTAACCATCTTACCCTTCAGTTCATCATATGACTTGAAGTTAGAAGGAGCAAGGAACTCCTGAAGAGAATGAGCCTGCTTCCAGATTGATTCCATTTCAGAATCATCATCAAGCATAGGACCAGACTTAGCAAACTCTGACTTATCATAGTTGCGATAGCCTTCGACATTACGAATCTTAAGCTTGAAGTTAGCACCAGCCCAAAGATCAAATGGGTTCATAGCGTCTTCATCAGCAAACTGAGGATTCATAGCCTCGTTAAGCTTATCAAAGATCTTCTTGCCATACTTGAACAAGAACACCTTACCTTCGTTTTCTGGATTCTGCTGATCAGTAATCACATACACGTTTGAAATGAAAGTTAGCTTGCGCTTACGTTCACGTGCGATTGTCTTATCTGATTCAAGACCACTGTTCCAAAGTTCAGAGTTAGCTTCACAGACAGGGCACTTATGCGACTGACCCTTTGAAGTAGGGCAATTCTCAATCAACCAAGAACCAGTCGGACCTTTGAACCCATGATTGAACATGCGAATGAACGGCATGTCTTCATCACCAGGAGCAGGGAGAAAACGAATAACAGCGTAACCATTACCCGCCTTGTCGACGTTTGGATACCACTGCCTGTCATCTTTGGAGTTATCGAATTGTCCGCCTGAGATCTTTGTGAGTTCAGCGGTGAGGGCTTCAAGTGACTTCTTACCTGAATTAGCCTTAAGTTTAGCAAAATCTACCATATGTATTCTCCGTATTGTTAGTATTAATAGTATTGTTTGTATGAAGAGCGAATCAAAGAAACGCTCCAACATTATTTAGTATAACCCTACGAGCCGAATTTGTCAAGTACAATATTTTTTACCTTCTCACGGTCATATTGTATAAATGGTCGGTACTTCATAATCTTGTTCAAGACATCTTCGACTGTAGGATCATATTCAAACCTCTTTGCCCAGTAAGCAGAACATTTAACAAGGTCAACGAGGAGTACCAACGTTTCAAGACTAATCTCCTCGCGGATGAAAAGCTTTATAACGTATGGATGCGTTTGGTCCAGCACTTTGAAATTGGAATCAAAATCCGCATTCAACTTGGACAATTCTTCTTTAAACAGGTACATCAACGACTGCTGACGTTTAGCCCAATCCCTATAAACCCCTTCAGAGCTCTGGGAATATGCAATTTCCTTTATCCAAATTTTGGGGTTTTTAACCAAATTTGATAAAATATAGTTTCGTGGATCGGGGTGTTTGGCCACCTTCATAAAGTATAGCTTATCTTTTCTAGCATCAAACGAACTGATGTTCAGCTTGCTCTTGCCATTGTATTTGAAATAATTATATGAAGGTTTGGTGAAATGATTCTTAAGAGCAATATACTCTTTGTAGCATTCAAAAGCAGACATCATGCACTAACTTTGTTGTAGTAATCGGAGAAAAATTTATGCATTGCTCTCCAAAAATCCATTTCATTGCAAGGAAGTTTCCATGTTTGGTAAAGCTCCCAAATCATAGCGTCAACTTCTTTCATATCTTTGTTATCGACTTTACCTTCGACGACGGTATAGCCTTTATCTTCGAGATAGTCAATCAAATCATCTTCGGCGAAATCATCGAGGTCAAAATCAACATCAACCTCAACGCAAGCAGTTCTTCTTGTACTATAACCCATCACAACCTCCTCATATAATCAGTGAACTTGTAGTACAAACCTTTTTCTCGACCATGCGCTTCAATTTCCCATGGCTGTTCCCAGTAATCAATTTTGCTATCATTGTAAACTTTGCCTTTCCATTTGACTTTGTTTACACGCACATAATCTTTTAGTTCACCTTTTGCGTACTGTTTGATGTGAACCATTTCATGAGCAAGCACAAGTAACATGTTACGCTTGCCTAAGTTAGGATCAACTGTTATGGTGAAATCTCTGGCGCGATCATTGGTATCATTCCAATCGCAAAAGCCATATACGTTTGTGTTTAAATCTGAGTCGTCGAACTCAATTAATACTTCGACTTTGTGATAAAGCCTGTCTCCGAGAAGGTATCTACCGTACCACTTAACAGCTTCTTTACATAATTTTATTGGTACCTTCTTGGGTTTACCTGCTGTCTTTAATAGCATACAGTTCTCCCATCTTGTCCAATAATATTTATATGGGAAGCCGAGCTCCTCTCTTGAGGATATTTAAATTCTCAGCCTCAACCTGAAGCTTTGACTTCATTACTGGATCTTTTTTAATTAGAGCAGCAATAAATTCAATTTCAATTTTATTTGTCTCGCACCATAAAACAACTGCATCAATGTAGTCAATGTTCTTTGTGAAACGAAGGTTCTCAATGGCTTCAATCGCATTATTCGTCGGGATCATATTCATAACCTTTGATTAATCTAATACCAAAATGAACCATATCGCTTGCTATAAGCGTACAAAATACAATACCAGCTAGTTCCCAGAAAGGAGGAAACTTGGTCAGATATATTACACCATAGAAGACAAATTGGGAAAGGACAAGTATTAAAACGCCCACAGGAACATCTTTAATCTTCTTCATATTGTCTCCAGAGAATGGCGATTCCTGTTGGACTCGAACCAACGACCCTCAGATTAGAAGTCTGATGCTCTATCCAGCTGAGCTAAGGAACCATGGAAAGGTGGTGGGATTCTGTTTCCAAGTTCCCACCGGACTCATGTTAGGCTGCTAGAGCCAAACGAGATGCATTGTTATCGTTTGCATTTACGAGTTTACTTAGTCTAATCGTAACTTTACTACAACCCATCGAGCCTATTTCGCCCCCATCAAAAGCAGACTTGAGGTCGTCAACCTCAATAAAGTGTGACACAATCTGCTTATGGTGGAGGCGTGGGGTACTGCCCCCCAGTCTGGATCGTTTATTCCTAACGCCTCAACAACCAAGCAATATATTTAGTATAGCGGAACATCTACTGAAAGTCAAGTTTATTCGGTGACAATCCGCTTCCACTCATCATTAATCTTCAGCCAAAGATGACCGTCTTTACCGACAGACATATCAACTTTTATTTCACTATCAAATTGGCCGGGCGCTGATTCAACCTTGAATCCCTCACCAAGGATGATATTAGATGGTTGAGTAGTCGTAACAAAGTTGGTTGATCGATGCTTTGATACAATATCTTTATACCACTCTTGATCACCCTTATCATATACAGTAAATGATCCCCACTGCGGATACTTCGGTGGTGGGGGAGGAGGTGGCGGAGGCTTATGAGCAGCCATAGTCATCAACGCCTTATCAGGAGCCATTGACGCTGGCGGTGCTTTTGCCATAGCCTCAGCAGCCATCACCATACCGATAGGAGCTGCAGGTAGCAAACCAAAGAATGCTCTACGGTTCATACAGTATGCTCCGCAATGAAAGCATCAGCATCAGGACGATACATGTAGTACCTAAGAACGGTCGCAAGACCTTCAGCAGTTTCCTTATGCATCCAAAGATCTTCACGTTCAAAATCGCGGAGTTCGCCTTTACTTAATAAACGATTGATATCGTTCTGTTGTGAGATATAATCTCGCTTCAGCGTATCAACAATAAGCTTATCAAGAAGTGTGTCATCAATTTCAATCTGCATCTTCAATCTCCTGTTCATAGTAGCGGCAATAGAAATACCCGCCGCAAGCATCAATTTCTTTTTGAGGATACCCATGTTCAACCAACCACTCAAGTACACGACCCTGTGACTCTTTGAGGTCAATCGGCATAGGGAATCCATACTTCCAACCCGAAGGTGGATCAATCATCATTACTGTTTTCTTGGCCATTAGTCAATTCCTCTATGATAGAGAGTACCTGTATTTCGTCGTCGAAAGCATCATTAAAACCAACTTCCCAAGCTTCCCAAAGTAATGGCTCAGTGAACATAGCATATGGATTAGGAAGGAACTTATTAGATTTAAGGTTGTAATGATTAACAGCCGAATAGCCTTCTACATAGGCTTGACGTTCTTCTATACTTGGTGTCATCAGAAATCTCCTGGAGCTACCTGAAAGCAACGCACACCATTCTCACGCCACATTTTTACTACTCGATCACGATCATCAAAAGCCAACACTGGATTATACCCTAGTGCACGGATTTGTTCAAGCATTTCTTTCTTCGCAATAGAATCATCACGTGTATCACCTGTGTGACGCATATACAATGCTTCGATTTCAGTGACCCCGTGATCATCAAGCCACTTTTGAGAAGCTGGTCTAGAACTATCATCACGCCCAGTACAAATAAACACAGGAATGTTTTTCTCTACAGCATAATGATAAAACTGCACTACATCTAGATGAGGTGGATCAAGATGAATATCTTTGAACCATCCAGCCCAGTCTCGTTTACCGTTGGCGAGGTAATGCATCCTGTGATCGCTATTACATAGCGTGCCATCCATATCAAAGATCCAACAATCAATCATTCTTTAGCCCTCAGTTCATTTTCCAAATCACGAACAACGTCTGTAAGGATCTTGACCTCTAACCTAAGATCAAAGATCGTGATTGCCATATCCTCGATCTTGTCTTCAAGAAACTCGATCAGCTGATCTTTATCATCCATTTCCATCATGTCACCTTCATCAGTACGGTGTTCTCGTTTATACGAACTTGAAGAGGCTTATCCGTCTTCAATTCATCCATCAACTTCTTTAATATTATTTTACCTGATTTCTGTAATTTGTCAAGCACTAACTCTGGCTTACGTCCAACTCCCTTACTCAAGCTACTAGCCTCATCATAACCTATGATACTCGTACCCTTAACTTGAAGCCCACCACGATCAATAGCACGAAACACCGTTAGGATCTTGTACTTTGTATTGAACGTCCAAAGCTCTTGTGCCCCGATAATCTTTTCAGGATTGATAGAGGCGATCTTGAACTCGTTGTTCTCTTTCTGGTACTTAAAATTCTTAAGCTTCTTCTCAACTGAGACTGTTCGTGGCTTGCTCGGTTTACGAACCTTCTTCGTGACGTTGCCGTAACGTTGTACGTCATCAATCAGCTTGTTAAAGAATACAACTCGCTCTTTGAGCTCTTTACGGCTCATATGCTTATAGGCTTCCTTGAGTTGCGGGTCTGACCCTTCGTACGCCTGAATCAGCTCGTCTAGGCAAGGAGCGTAATAATCAACTATAGCTTGACAGTAGGTAGCGGGTATAGCGTTCGCCTTCAACCAATCGTAAAGCTCTAGCTCGTTATTGTTTTGGTCTAGTAGCTCTTCGATGTCGCCGATGATATCGCTCTGGCGCTCCCTCATACGGTCTTGGATTGACCGTTTAGAGGGCGAGAGGGCTCCCTCTAACGGCTGCTCGTCGGCTCGGGTGACTCGCCCTAGCGCCTCGGCAAGTTTAGCCTCTAGAAAGCCTCCCTCTGGCGGTACTTCATAGCCACGGTCTAGCATACGACAACGCCAAGCTACAGTTGTTGGAACCCAGCAATTGTCTAGCTTCGCTAACAGCTTGGCCTCTGCTTTACGGTTGCGTTTGACTAGGTAATCAGTGATGTACTGACGGGCATCCGTTGTATCACACATTGTGTTGTACCAGTTGAGCGCCACCCCATATTCGCCGTCAGTCATTGCTCCAAGGAACTCTGGCTCGTCGCCCATATACTTACGGTTGACCAGATAGGATTCGCTACGTGAGATGCGAACCGTCTTCTGCTTCTTAGCTATAAGTGCTGCACGACGAGCCATACATTAGTCCTTTTCTGTTTCGTTACCAAGAGTCTCTAGATAGAGCTGAACACAACGCTCTCTCGCATAGATGTAAATGTTCTCGGCGTCTTCTCTTGTTGATAGCTTATCTATCATTTCGTAGAGGCGTAACATAGAGCCATCAGTGCCAGCCGAAGCTTCGCGCCATTGAAATGTGTAACCATACTTTTCCTTCATTTGGCTATGAAGGATTCTTTCAAGCTTGCTTCGATTTTCGAGATCGGTAAATAGAAACCGAACCCAAATATCAGAGTAAGCAATATTGTTGTGCTTGATATAATTACAAGCATTGTGCTTGTTAGCTCTCAAACACCAAACACGACCGAAGATAGAACGACTTTTACCGATATAACCGATATCTTTTGATATCAAGTCGTCAGTTTTGTTTTCTGTTTTGACGACTTGATATACGCCAATCGTTCCGTGTTCTTCGATAATGTCATCCATACGCCCCGGAAAGATCGTATCTAAACGCATCCAATCAATCCGGGACTTGATCAACGATTCAACTTCGTTCTTCGACATCACGCAGCCTCCGCCATTTCGATTGCGAGTTCAAGCGCACGGGTCTTTACACCCTTGTTAGAACCGTACCAAGCAGAGGTAAGGCGAGAGTCAGCTGAACGACCAGCAAGGTGATCGGTCAAGAAGGTAACAGCGTTGAATGGCTGCCACCAAGTACCCTCAGCGAATTCAGCACCAGGCTGAGTGTGAAGAATATCCATAGCGAGCTGTGCGCTCTTCGACACTTCCTTCTTCTTGGTTTCATTAGAACCAGAAACAGGGAAGACGCGAGTAAAGTACTCGACGATGTTCTCTTCCTTAGCCTTCTTAGAGCCAAGGAACGAAGCCATATCCTTGTACTTAGCAAGTTTGTCGGTAGCAATACCGAGCATTTCCTTCACAGCGGTCGGCTCAAACACCTTACGATGGCTGATCTTCGCCATACGCTCAACCTTAGAGTTGAGTGAGAGCGTAAGCGTATTGTTACACACTACGCGGATGGGCGTGAAGCGCACATCAGTTGAGTGACCGTACTTGTGAAAGTTGGAGAACAGCAGGTAGGAATCAATCTTATCACCCTTAAAGAGCTCAAAGCTTTCCTTGATCTTCGCCAAGCCCCAGACGATCTTACCGTCTTGAAGTGAACCAGCGGTATGCATTTCCATATCACCAGCCGCTACAAACTCGTTGAAGAAGTCAAAAGCCTCTTCGTTTTGGACAGGATTCCAGTCATCAGAAACAACGTCTAGGATAGCATTATCCATAGAGCGAACAAGAGCCGACTGACCGATAGCTACAGGCTCGTCGGCAACCATAGCAAAGGCAGGAGCCTTCGAAACCGTCCAATCAAGCCCAGCAGCCTCAAGCATTTGAGTAGGGGTCAAATCAGCGGGAACCTTTACACCAAGCCCATGCCAAGGCGTATCGCCTGCATAAGCCATTTGAGCTTTACCGTTAACGAACTCGATATTGTGTGCCATTGTTTGCTTCCTTCTTTCAATCTATAGTTAATTATAGCGCAGAGTTGTCACAAAGTCAACCAGCTCACACATAGTGTGCGGGGAAAAGTTTTGACAACACATCACTGTCACCGTAGGTTGAAAACTGTCCGAGATGGTGAGAACCCTTATAGTCCCAGATACCGAACCGTTTGCCGTCGATTTCAAAGCCCCAAGAGTTGACTACCTTGGCTGGATCATCATCAATGTTAGGTCCGAAGCCGAGCACCTCATTGATCGTATCAACGTTAATATCATAGAGGCGACCAGTTTGGCTTGCGCCAGCGATATCGATAGGGTTGATAACCATCATTTTTCTCCACGAGTTGAGTTGTAGTACATGATCAGGAAGAACACGCCCAACCCGATATACAGATTGGTACCTAAGCTGATCAACGTGATACCAGCGATCAAGCTACCAAGCCCAATCAAGATTTCCACTACCGCTTTCAAAGCTTCTTTTTCCGGATTCATCAACATTCTCCTCAGTCGTTAGCCCAATCGGTAAGCTTGTAGTCCCAAAAATCAGCGTAGTTCTTGGCTTCCTCAGCCACTTTATCGACAGCTATAACTTTCTTGCTATAGCCACCTTCTTGTGCTTTGATAGCTTCAAGCTGAGCAATCAGCCTATCAATACCCTCGTTCATACGTTCATCAAGTGAAGTCATCATAATCTCCTAGAAACCGTTCCGTTGAAGCCGACCGTAATCAGCTTGAAAGGAACGGACCCGTAGGTCCGAACCCAAACTTATCAAATATCCTCACGGACGAACTTGGGGCAAACGTCGATCAGACGCTCGTCACGGAGGATAGCCTGGACTTCCTCGCGAGCCAAGGTAGGATCAAAGTCAGTCACACCCTCGCCTTCAGGGTTAGCGACGCGACCGCCGAAGTCACGAACATTCTTAGGCTTAAGCTTAGAAGAAACTTCCTTCATGCGAGCCAGGTTCGCTTCCTTGATCTTAGCAATCTCGTCGACGTTCAACTCAACCTTAGCTTTGTGGGCTGCATTAATCGAACGAACCGACTTTTCAAGCTTGACCTTAGAAACGACTTCCTTAGCCATACGCTTGACCGTTGCCTTTACTGCCTTCGGCTCCTTAGCCGAGGTAGAGTCCTTATAGATCGCCGGGAGAGCGACCGGGGCGAGACCGAAAGAAGCCCGACGAGCTTTATTCTGCCAGTAGAGCGCAGCAATCTTAGGCGACTGCGCGGGGAAAACCTTCAAGAACGAAGCCACGAAGTCCTCGTGACCGATAGAGGGGTTAGCGGTGTAGATTTCGAGAGCGAGAGCAACCTGAGTAGCCATTTTATAACCTCTTCCTTTTTCACTTCGGGGACCATTCCCCTTCTCAACCATGCTATTAGTATACGCCCGATTCAGAAACAAGTCAACCAGCTTTCGTAGCTAGACAACAAATTATTTTGAATTATTTTCAACGTAATTCTCTAGCTCAAGGTAAAAGTCATAAAGTACCTTCGGCTCAACCTTAGCAATATCCTGATTCGGAAAATCAAACCCAAGCGCGATCGCCTGGTCCTTAAGGTTAGCAATAGCTAACTGGACGCCTATTGTTAAGTTCGTGTAGTCCATTCTAGTTCTCCTGTTCAACCAACCATACATATAGTATACGCTTGCTTTTAAAATAAGTCAACCAGCTTTCGTAGCTAGACAACAAATTTTTTCAAAAAAAAAGAGGAACCGAAGTTCCCCTTAAATTTCAACCGACTAGACGTTTCAGTTTTTTATAGTAGAGAGTCGCTTCAGAGACGTCGAAGTTCCGGTGCTTATACATCCACTCTATTTTTCGACGAACTATAGTTAAAGCTTTCTCAGCGTCGAATTTCTCAGTAAAATCAACACCTTGCATAAGCTGGCGAATTTTATATTCATCTACACTATATTCAGCCCACTTTTTAGAAGCGTCTATTTCATCATAAGCCGAGAAACCTTTAGTTTTAGAAGTAGAAGTGTAGCGTTTCACGAGTATAGAAAGCTTAGACATTTCATAGCTCCTGTTCAACCAAGACCTATATTCTACCCTAGTTTTTAAAAAAAGTCAAGCAAAAAGTTCACGAACTTCATCAACATAAAGGTACTTGGGCTTGACAAACACTTGAGGCTCTTCGTGATCAACGGCGATCAAAATAGCAATTTGAGGAACTTCAACGCCATGACGCTCTTCCGCCATAAGCGCATAGGCTGTAGCCTGTAGGAAATAGTTTTGAATCCACTCTTCCTTTTTGAGCTTTGTTGACGTTTTGAAGTCAACAACCGACATCACGCCGTTGAACTCAGCGATACAGTCAGTAGCACCAGCGGTCTGTAACAAGTCAGAGTACATAAAATGCTCCAACCCATATATCGTGCCAATGTTGTCGTCGATGATTGGTCTCAGCTTTTTGAACGTATCAACGTTCGCTGGCATCACACCCTTTGGGTAGTTTGGTTCGTTTAGAAGGTAATGCTCGGCGATATTATGAATGGCTGTACCACGGTTGGCTGCTTGAACCGATATCTTTGTAGCCTCAGCCTCGCCAACTCGTTTGCGCCATTCAAGCAAATGCGTCTTATCAGTACGTTCGCTTATGATAGTGGTGACCGACTTATACTTTTTCCCTTCGGGTGTAGCATAATGTCGGGCACCGTTAATGTTCACCCTCTCCAATTGAATTTTTGGAAAGAAAGAATGTTCGAATATTTTACGCGACAATTTTCAACCTATCTTTCATGATAATATACTCTTTCACCATTGATGAGCGAACGATATCCTGTTCGGTAAAGTCCACAAAGGAAAATGATTTCATACGTTCGATAATTCGCATGAAATCTGTCAAACCGTTTTTCTCGTGTTCTTTTGTAAAATCAGACTGGCGGAAATCACCGCAAAAAATGATCTTACAATTTTTACCAACACGAGTGATAACTGAATCAAGTTCGTGTAGGGTCATATTGGCTATTTCATCTACAACGATAATAGAATCGTTAATAGTAATGCCACGTATGAAACTAGTACTGATGAATTCAACAATATTTTTATTTTTGAGGTAGTCATAAGCATCACCACGTTCGAACAACTCAGAAAAGATAGCTAGGTATGGGGCTTCGTAGACCTTGGCTTTTTCTTTGTTGTTTCCAGGGAGGAATCCCATATCTCTGGTAGGGACGACGGAGCGTACGATGACCAGCTTCTTATATCTACAATTGTCTTGGAGGATGGTTTTGAGGGAAAGATAGATGGACAAAAAAGATTTGCCAGTTCCTGCAATACCGTGTAGTAGGAGGTTTTTTCCTTGGTCATATTGCTCAAATGTTAACTTTTGATTTTCAGTTAAAGGTTCAACGTTTTTTAGTTTGAAATTTAATCTTAAATTTGTTTCCTCTGGCTTGAGATTCTGTCTTTGTCTTCTTTGTTTTCTAGTCAGTCTCTGTTCGCTCATTTAATACTTTCTTACTAATGTGTGTTAATGGTACTCCTAGTAAACCCCTGTGAATGCTTTTTCTTCATATCTTTTAGTAGATCGCGGAAACCTTGATCTGGCTTGCCCAGACCCCTACCAGAATGAATAAGCGGAGCACCGCTAACGAGTTGAGTTACGTTAGGGTTATCTTTTAGGTACTGATCAAGAGCTGAGATGCTCATGAACTCAGTGAACTCTTCACCAGTATCATTATTTATGAAATTATACGTTGGCATTATCGGTATTCCTCACGTTCATCTGGCCAACTGTCCTCGTCAGCCATTTCATCATAGATACTATCATAGGCGTAATCGCTTTCCTCGTCTTCAAGCAAAGCTGATATATCTTTTGTTTTCAGCGCACGTTCAAAACGCTTTTCCTTATGCTTGTTCTTCTGCTTTCGAGCATCAACTTCAGCACCGTCAATATAATCTCTATCCTCGAGATAATATCTATTTTTATTCATGTTATTCCGTCTTCTCCTCTACTGGAATAAAGTTAGGAAAAGCTTCGTTGATAATGTCAATGGTGATGCCCTTCCAAGGTAATTTCTTTTCTTTAATAGTACAAATCATCTCAGCGTCTGCTGGAGCGAGCGATTCAAGAAACTCGATAAACATCGTTTCACGCTTGAGTGGCTTCAAATCATATCCTGCGCCCTCAACAAAATAAACTAGCTTACGTGCGTCCTTGATCAAAACGTTTTCTTGATCAACAAGCTGGTTGACCTTATATGGGGGAACGCCTGGCGGGATAGCCCATACAATACGGGGATCAAAAGCTCCCTGAAGGATAGTACGCAATACGTAGCTATCATTCATTTTCAATGCTTCAACCTTATCTTCTTTCTTCTTTAGCTTGCTGACCTTTTCAAGGAACTCAGCAATACCGATTCGCATACCCATTAAAAATCTCCTAAATGTTCCATCAAATTTTTAAGTTTGTTTGAGATAAAATAGTTGAACATCTTATCCCGACCCTTGTTTGCCTGAGCCTCATATGACTCTAATATCTTTTCTTTCACTTCGTTAGGTATCATACTTAGGTCAATCAATTGTTTATTGCGGTAGTAGTTACGAGCCATAGGGTGATCAAACTTACCTTCCAAACCAAGTTCAATCAACGCATCGATTTTCTTTTGTGTCATCGGCTTCTGACGTTCGCCAATAACAAAACAATTGTCAGGAGAAAGTATGTTAGGAACGCCATCACCGCTATCCCCTTTAAGAATATGTTCTGCTAGGTAACGCTTTGGATCTTCGTGAGTGATCCACTTCTTGTGTACAGGATCATACTGCTTTACATATGAATGCTTGTGGAGCTGAATGAAGTCCTTATCACCAGAAAGAATCAATACGTCGTCGGACGCATCGATAAAACTTTCAATAGAAGCAGGGTGATTAACAACCAATGTAGCAATGATATCATCTGCCTCGGCAGTTTCAATATCAATTACACGATAAGGAAAGAACTCTTTAAGCTCGGCACGGATCTTGTTAAGGCATTCAAACACCGCCTTCCAATCCATTTCCGACTTTTCTTGGTTTTTTTTGCGGTTTGCCTTGTAGTAAGGAAACAGTTGCTTACGCCAGTAATTAGTATTGTCGCAGGCAATAACCATTTCACCGAACTCTTCGGAGAATTTTGAGTTGTACGAGCGAAGAGAGTTCAATACCATATGACGAACCATATTCTCTTCGATCTTAGCATTCGTATGATTTCCAATCTGCATCATGAGGTTGGAAAGCATAACTTGTGACAAGTCAACGATAATCATAATGTTTCACTCTTTGTCGTAGTGGCTCAGGTCTAGTTCTAGGTGCCTAGTTACAGATAACACGCCTTCCTCTTTACGAACGAAAAAATCCTCTGCGACTTCCTGCAGAGGGTGATTCAGCCCATAATACTTACAGAGGATAGAGCGAATCGATTCAACAATCAAAGCATTGTCCTTGATGTTCTCGTCTTCTTCCTCGTCTTCAGGAAGGATATCAAACCCAGCTATCGTGATATTGTTGAACAGCATAGGGATGATTGTTTCCAACGCTTCGTTGATATGGTTGAACTTAACCATTTTCATATCAACTTTGATTTTTTCATTGGAAACTTGTTGAGGCGGATTACCTCTTGACGGGAACATAATGACGTTATCAGACTGTTTTTTCATAAAGATAACTATACCTTAAAATTACAAATTAGTCAAACTATTTATGACGTTCTGTAAATGAATTGTTTCGCTGGAATTTTACGTGACTCAGCTGTTGGATATTTCTGTAGGAGCTCTTTCATAAGGATCTCCCAATGGTTGCTGATCTTGGTTGTATTGTATCTAGTATCTGCGTAGGATTTTACAAAATTAAAGTAGTTCTTTGACTCAGGATTTCCTACAGTTTTAATAGCATGTTCCAAATACTGATAGAATGTATTAACATGAATCTGCGGATCCTTGTTAAATTGATACATTGTAGTCAAGCCACCAGATGTTTCTGGAAGAGCAGCAAGGTTCGAATGAACACACATAAGACCGCCCGACATAGATTCCATCAAAACTCTACAGGAAGTTTCAGCCCACATTGATGGGTACGCTAGGATATGAGAATCAATAACAGCTTGACGTAGTTCTTTCTGAGCAGCAAATCCATGATACGTCATCTGAGGGTGATTACGAATCTTTTCATAAAGAGGTTCAAAATGCTGATCAGCTTCCGCCCAGCCATAAATTTTAAAGCTTGAGTATACATTCAAGTGAATGTTATCGTACTTATTAGCAAGAGCTTCGAAAGTAGGAACAAGCAATTCCAACCCACGCTGAGGAGTTGAAAAATAGATGAGGTTGATCTTATCCGTTGGCTTTTCATGTGTTGGAAAAGGATCGATTGGATTTTCGATTACACAGAGCTGATCAGACCAAGGAATACCAAGCTTCGTGATGAACTCATTCATCTGCCAGTGAGAAACGAAAACAATCTTATGAAATCTGTTACGGCTGTTTTCATCCTTGAGGTGAGAAAGCTCTGGGTCTTCAGCAAGATCATGAATCCAATAGACACGAATCTTATCTTCTTGAAGGTCACGCATTCTAGAAGCAACAACCTGAAACTCATTAGAAAGCTCTTCAGGAATATTAGCGGCGATACTGCGCTTTGATAGCTCAGTACCGCCATTAGAGTTAATAGAGATTTCGTTCTCTTCAAAACCACTCACTGACCACGCTCCTGTTCAGTCGCCTTTGCGTTAAGGTACGCCATAATATTTTCTGGAGAAGAAACACCATATGGATCATCTTCTGCGTTATCAACATAACCTGGCTCTTCAAACCAAGCTTCAATCAATCCATCATTAACAACCGCAGCATAACGCCAAGAACGACGACCGAAACCAAGGTTGTACTTGTTCACAAGCATACCCATCGCCATGGTGAACTGACCGTTACCGTCAGGAATAACCTTGATGTTCTTGATTTCCTGCTGCTTTGCCCAGGCATTCATAACAAACGCATCATTTACTGACATACAGTAAATTTCGTCGATCCCATGAATTTCTTGAAACTCATTAAACATTTCTTCAAAGCCAGGAAGCTGAAACGTTGAACAAGTAGGAGTGAAAGCGCCAGGAAGCGAGAAAAGAATTACTCGCTTGCCATGAAAGTAATCGTCAGTGGTTACATCCTGCCAGCGATAGGGATTAGGACCACCAATAGAGTCATCACGAACACGAGTCTTAAACGTCACGAAAGGAACCGCAGCTCCAACGAACGTTGCTGAACTTACATAATTAATCATTGTATTAAGCCTGTCGAGTTAGATAGTTAGGACGAATGTACTTAGCACCAAAGAATTCCTTGACAAGCTTGATGACTACTTGATCATCATATTCCTTACAAGAAAACACATCGAGATACATAGCGTTGCCGCCCATTCCATCATCAGGCACAAAGTGAGCGCAGATGTTAGATGTTTCAATGAGCTGGACAAGAGTGTAGCCAGCCTTATTGCCAGACCCAAAGTTTACAATCTGCGGTTCTCCATAAGCGACCATGTCGATATCAGCAACAAGACGCTTCACGAAGTTGTAGATAGTATTTTCGCTAGTGATACACGCATGATCAAGTTCAGCGCAATCAAGCATTAGATGAAAACCCCAGTATGCCATTCTATATTCTCCTCAGTATGGCTTAGTGCCGATTAGATAGAAGTTTCCGTTACCGCCGCCATGCCACTTAATCTGCTCAAGGCGAATGAACGTTTCTGACTCGATTGGAAAATCGAACAGGAAGTAGTTTAGGTTGTTGTACTTGAATACCTGGTTCTGAAAGATAATTAGAAAATCTTGACCAGCAAAATATTTAGCAATCTCTGCGCGATACTTGTAAGGAACTTCTGATAGACTCCAAGTACCGATGAACAGAGTCTTTTTACCCCAAGGAATATCATCATAATTTTCTACAGCTTTAACATTTGAATAGTTCTTCAAATATGCTAACGGAATACGAACTGTCTCGGGAAGGTCATACAAATAATACTCCCCTTTGAAGCCTAAGTCAAGGATCATTCTTGCTGTTTCGCCGATACCTGAACCAAAGTCTACAATCTGATCGTAATCAAGAATGCTTTTACCCATAATCTTCTCAAATGTAAGTATATGATGAGCCGACTTAAGGGTCCAAGGGGTGCATTCAACCGTTCCCTCAAACGAGAACTGTTTAGCTTCCTCATAACTTTCTTCAGTATGACCATAGAAAGGTTCCTTGAGAATAGATTTCCAAAGGTCAACATCAGTACGCCCATCAATCAAAGCTTCGACTTCAGGGCAATAATTTTCAAAAAACTCATTTGGATTATAGATAGGAATACTACGAACAGTAGCCCAAGTTTTAAAAACTGACAAATCAGTTTCAGCCATCAACTTCTTTTTGGTTTCTGTCCAAAAAGCATTTTCGTTATTTTCTTCATGTTCGATAATAGTGTATGTCACACCCATTGTATATCCCTTCAACCGCCAGCGAGTTCTGGCTTTTCATAGTTTACTTTATTGATGAACTTCAACTTTTGTTCTTCAGTCCAATCCTTTAGGTAGTTGTTATCTTCATCAAACATACGAAGATACTCTTCCTTGGTTATCTCTCTATGCGAGATAAAGATAGGACTAGGAAGTAAATGTTCTTGTGAAAACTCATGAAACTCCATTTCACCATAGTTACAAACGATCTCATCAAGAGCATGATCAATATCATCTTCTACCTCAACACAGTAACGAATACGAAACTGCGAGAGACAGTCAACCATAACAAGCTTTTTCATTTTAGTATCCGTCGATTTGCTGAACGTATTGAACCGAATCAACTCTGAAAGAACGCCAACCATTAGCCTGAAGATCCCAACAAGCGATAACTTCCTGATTTTCTACACGCTTGTGTTGTTCTTCCAAATGATCCGTTTGTTCAGTTGTCATCTTAGGAAGATAACGAGGGTCAAGAGTACAACGCATAATACGGCGTTCGCCATTTACCTTAGTGAATGTTACTTCAGCGACCGAATGCCGAAGGTCTTCCATTAGTGTTGCGCGATCATATAACATTACATCACCTGTTCATTTAGAAGTTGTTGAGTTGAGTTGTTTTGCTGGTTTAGCTTTTCAGCTAGTTGTGTGTATCCGCCAATATAAAAACCATCAACTACTACAACAGGAAACGTTTTGGCGGATGGGTATGTTTCCTGAAGAATTTCTCTCGTAAAGTCACGGTTCAACATCTTTTCCGTGAAATTGATATTATTCGAACGCAATACGTTCTTTGCTCTAGAGCAATAAGGACAGTCTGGCTTAGACCAGATTTCTACGTGACCAATCATGACAACCTCATATCCCAGTAAGTTTCAATATCTAGTGGGTCTGTTGGATCATAGCCGTTGATAATCATATCAGCCATAATCATATCTTCTAAGTATATATCACTCATACTTTTCTCCTTTAGCTGTTCCAATGACGTATTACACCTGCAACTATGAACAAATTTGTTATTATATATGATACTACAATAATGGTGCGAATACAAGCAATTTTATCAGCTTCTTCATTCGTATTACCAAATTTTTCACCAAGCGCCTTAGCCCATAATCTCCACATTATACTACCGCTGTTCTAAAACCTAATACTTTCTGAATTGGATAGTAACCTACTTGGACAGCATGATCTGTATTACCGCCAAGAACCTTTACATACGTTATGCCATCGATAACTTCATATCCTTGAAAGAAACCAACATGACCGAATGTACCACCACGTCCACGCTTTAGAACAACAATATCACCTTCTTTAGGATCTTTTGTCTTCACGCCCCAAGAAAGAAATGAACGAGCCATTAAGCTATTGGTTGTTTCGTATCCACTACGCGAAAGAATAGCATTAGCAAACGCAGCGCACCAAGGTGTTCTTACTGGATCAATAGGAGGCATATTACCGTTAGCGAATAAGTTCCGTAGCTCTTTACGGTCGTTCTTTGCTGTTTTACCTTCCCATTGTTTTGCTTCCATTACAACTTTATTATCACAAGAAAACCATGAGCATCCTCTGGCTACCTGTTGACGCTTTTCATCACGTGTTAATTGAAGTGGGCTATGAATAAGTTTCTGCTGAAGCGTACGAGCTTGATCTTCTCTAAAAAACTCAGCAGCTGATTGCTCTTGAGTATTATTCGTAGCTGTAACAACAGGCTTTGGGCTACAGTCAGCATTTTCACAACGAACAAAAGGATTACGAGCTTCTTCAACCTTAACAGGTTTTTTCTTTGTTCTCTTTCGTTTATGCTTCTTGACTGTTTGTTTCTTAACCTGAACAGTTTGTTCGGTAGTTGGTGCTGCTATAGAAGCAGCTGGAACCATAATGCCTAACGCAACTATAAAAGCTAGAATAAATCTATACATTTTATTTTCTCCCGTCAAGAACTTCGATTACTAGTTTCGCTGTGCCGCTATGAAAAAAACCTAATGCTTGCGCTGCACTACTCGAAACATCGAGTTCTCTTGTTCTAACGAATGGTCCTCTATCGTTTACAACGGCTTCGATTGTGTTACCGTTTTTTACATTCGTTAATCTTAACATCGTACCGAAAGGAAGAGTACGATGTGCTACTGAATATTTAGTTGGATCGAATTTTTTACCCTGAGCTGTTTTCTTTCCGCCTTTGTACCAAGACGCTTTGCCCTGATACTTATCATCAGCAATAGCACTGGTGGAAAGTATCAGGGCAAACAAGGTTACTAGTAGTCTCACTTCTTACGCTTATTTCTCTGCTTACGCTTCTTAGAACCAAGCTTACGACGACCCTTACGAGGGCGATTCTTATGCGGATGTGCCATTATGTACTCCTTGTGTTTAGGATTCTGTCAATCAATATATGACCAACTTGTTCACCATATTGTTCTTCAAATATTCTCTTAGCAGTCGTTAACATAATTGTTGATAGAAGTAAAAGGTCATTCTTATCGTCAGTCATTAATATTTGTTGTTCAATTGGTTGAAACAACTCTTCCATTCTATCAAAATGTTTTTCGATATCTTCCATTATACACCTCAGAAAGTGGTGTGCCGGGAGGGACTCGAACCCCCGATAGGACCGTTATGAGCGGTCGGCTTTGGCCACTAAGCTACCAGCACTTATTCTTTTTAATCACTGACCAAATTTTCTCGTGAACTGCGTACCAAACAGTACCAAACAATCCACGAGAAATCGCTACAATACCACCAGTTGTATATGAACCAGTAGCTAACCAAGCAATGATAAACGTTGCTAGGCTAGATGTTACCCTATACGTTATAGTTTTAACTAAGATGAGGGTATTTTCTTTCATCTTTAAGCAAGGATTTCCTTGAGTCTATCAGCAGCGTATGATGCTGCAAAAGCTTCTGGCTTCACTTTGGGAGCAAACCCACACATACCACGAATATAGCCAGTTGCCTGTTGAATAACGCAAGAAGATCCGTGCATTTCGTCAGGGTTAATGTCAAGATGAACTTCACAATGACGATCACCGATATCCTCGAACAAGTCAATGTACATCTGAGATGCTTTATAGACTTCATTCATTAGGCGATACGCTGGGCGGTCATGCCTTTTGTCATAATCGCGCTCAGTAGTGACTTGTCCGAATACCTTACATCCACGTGAGCCATCAATATGAATAACGACAGCAACTGTGTAGTCAGCATACCACTGGTTATCGCGACCACGATACCGCTCAGAATCGGCTCCAATGTAAATATTGGATGAATCTGAAGTGCTACGGATAAATTCTTTAACTTCATCGAGATTAAACTCTCTTGACATATTTCACCTATTTGTTGTTTGGTGCCCCAAGTCGGATTCGAACCGACACTGTACGGATTTTAAGTCCGTTGACTCTAACCTGTTGGCCTACTGGGGCAATAGTTATATACTACGCTCATTTCGGAGGAAAGTCAAGTGTTTTTTATGCACTCTGCACATTATCCATGTATTGTACCAGTCATCTGATTCTAGTACGTTATTATCAAACTGTAGCTTGGCTTCATAGTAGCCGAACTCAGCTTTTGTTTTACAGAGTCTGACGATTTCCCGTTTAAAGTTTTCTTTACCGAGTTTTTCTACGTCTTGTTGTAGCTCTTTGTTCGAACCGTAGTAATCAAGCCAATCCGACTCAACCTTAAAACGTTTCTTTTTTCCCTTGACTTGCTTTGACCTTGAAAAGTAAAAGTTCTTTTTACCGATATATTTTCGGTTTGTAAGCTGATTTGTTATTATGTATACAAACCCAACGTAATCGCCTGGTTTGTCAATATATTCACCATTATAAAACCACATGGGGAGTCCTCCTCCCCATATTTATTACTCGTCGAAACCAGCCTCTTCGTCATCCCATCCATCTTCTTCAAGAGGGATAAACTCACCACAGAACGGGCAATAATCAACCCTCTCAATAAGGTCAGACATTACATCAAAATTTGCATCGCACTCTTCACAAACTATATCGTACTTTTTGCTCATGTTGCTGTTCCTGTTGTTGTACAAGTCACTCTTGTTGGACATTGTGGGTTGTTACAGACATACGCCATTGCCTTATTTATATCACCACCTATACCACAAACCCCGCAAGCTTGATAAACTACGGTTTGTGGTGGCCAAGGATTAGTTGTATTTGGGTAATCTCTTGGCCATTGAATATCCATTGTTTTTGCTGGCTTGGTTGTGTCAGGAACGTAAGTGTTATCTTTATGAAACTCTTGCTTTGCTGCTTCCCAACCAGCTTTGAAACCAAGTTCATAAGGTGATGGTGGCGCAAACTCTGACATAAATTTAGCACAACGCTCCATAAGCGCATCATACTTATGTTTGTAATCTTCAGTCATCTTTCCCCTCCAGTGCTTTGCGGGCGATCTTTGCGCATCTCTCTGTGTTTTGGGCGTACCTTATGGTGTACGGATACTTAGGCTCGTAATCATCTATTATGTTGTCGCGCAGGACGTTTAGTTTGCCTTCAATCTCCCGCAGCGCCGCCTCCAGCTTTTCGATGTATCTTTGCACATCACGTAAACCTTTCAGTGTAAAGCAAGCTTCTGCACCGAACGCAGCATAAGATGACTCATATCTGGCAAGAGCCATTTTTGCATCATTTCTTACATCACTCATAGCGAGAACCCCTTAAATGTATCACCATTAACATCCTTCTTAACACCACCATTAACATAGCTGGTAATTTCAGTTTCCTGCGGCGCTACCTGAACTTCTGCACCAGAAATCCACTTTTGCGTCCAAGGCAATGGATTAGATCCACCCTTATATGTAGTTGGCAATCCAACAGCGGTCATTCGCTTATTGGCGATCCACTCGATGTATTCTGAGAGTAGGACTTGGTTGAGACCAACCATCGACCCGTCCCTGAATAGATAACTTGCCCATGCCTTTTCTTGTTCAACAGCGCCCACAAATAGACTGATGCATCCATCTTTTGTTTCTTCTGCAATTCTAGCGAAGTCTGCATCTTCTTTCGGTAGCGCCTTGAGTAGCTGTTGTGTTCCAGCGAGATGCAAGTTTTCGTCACGAGCGATAAACTTAATGATTTTCGCATTACCTTCCATCCTCTTGACCTCCGCAAATGCCCATGAGCATGCAAAAGATACATAGAACCTAACTCCTTCAAGAACATTAACAGACATTAAGGCGAGCCAGAGAGCTTTCTTATGATTATATCTAGTCAAATCATTCTGTAGACCAGTACCATATTCATCGGAGTACTTGTAGTTAGTATTACACCAAATAAGATTATCATAATACTTACTGATATCACCAGCACATTCTACGATCTCTGGGATGTCAGTAATTTCGTCGAAAATCTTAGAAGGGTTGGGATATATGTTTCGTATGATGTGTGTATATGATCTAGAGTGTATGGTTTCTGAAAAAGCCCAAGTTGTGATCCAGGTTTCGAGTTCAGGTAATGAACAAATAGGTCCAAATGCCGCTGTTGGTGCTCTTCCTTGTACAGAATCAAGGAGTATCTGACGCTTGAGGTTTGATGTGAATATGTGTTGTTCATGAACTGTTAAATCCTTAAAATCTTTAGCATCTTTATAGATATCAACCTCTTCAGGTCGCCAGAAGAAACCCAGCTGCTTATCTGTAAGCTTTTCAATCCAAGCATACTTCTGCTTATCATAACGTGCGATTGTAGGAGCATCATCGAAGAATGCTCTTACCTGTGTTGCATCTTTCTTGTTATTTGAATCGAATACACTATACGTCATCTATATTCCTTGTTTCCCAATCTGGCACGAAATCTATATAGTCTGGCGCTCTTTCAGGATAATCGCGAAGAAACCTAATCACTCTATGAACAAAATACTTATCGTTGTATTTTGAATCTATCATAGTTGTCATATCGTGATAGATTCTATCGTTTTTACCAATTCCTAGACCATCAATACTTGCGATAGTAAAACCTTTTGTCATATTCAAGGTATCCTTCTGGCATCGTATAAATTGTGTTATCGTTGGCATTGAGGAGGTAAGGTTTCATCTCCTCTTTTGTATGCACAATAACAAACTCGCATTTTTCTATCTTACTGAAAATTTCTTCAAAAGTCAACTTCATTTTCTTAGCTTTCATTTAACCAACTCTAACTTGATATCTTCAATAAGTTGTTCAACACGTTTGCGCCAAACATTTTTCTGTTCCTCAGTATAATGAGTAGCCCATTCACCACCATTATTACCAAGAGCCATAATGATTGCATATTTCTCAATTAAATTTTGCATGACTCGCAATCCTCATCTTCAACAACACCAGCAGCCAAAGGTGCTTCTTCATATTCTCCAGCACCATCATTGGTGTTGAAGTAGTATAGCTGCTTTCCACCATACTTATAGAACATCAACAGATGCCCAATCATATCACTCATCGGTATCTTTTCATCTTCGTAGAACTTAGGGTTGTACGAGGTGTTAACGGATATTCCTTGATCGATGAACTTCTGAAGTACGGCACATATTTTAAGATATCCTTCTGGCGATTGTTGATCCCAAAGAAGATCATACTTTTTCTTAAGTTTGCGAACTTCGGGTACAACTTGCTTAAGGACTCCATCCTTACTCTGTTTAACAGATACAAGCGATCTTGGCGGTTCAATACCATTCGTTGCGTTGCTAATCTGTGCTGATGTTTCTGATGGCATAAGAGCCATGAGCGTTGAGTTTCTGATGCCGTGAAGCTGAACTTTATTGCCCAACGAAACCCAGTCCATCCGATACGTAGGCGATACGATTTCGTCCAGTTCTCTCTTGTAGGTGTGTATGGGGAACGCACCTTGGCTGTATTTTGTTTCATTACTTTTCGGGCACGCACCTTTTTCCTCCGCTAGATCGACTGATGCTTTGATAAGATAATAAGACCAAGCCTCCGCAAACGAATGAAGCTTACTCAACCCATCGTGATCGATATCTTGGTAACTCAGATCATTACGAGCAAGCCAATAAGCCAAATTAATAATACCCACGCCAAGAGGACGCCTTGCCATTGTGGAGTTTTTTGCGGCGAGGACTGGGTAGTCTTGATAGTCAAGTAACTCATCCAAAGCACGTACGGCAAGAGTGCAAGGACGCTCGAAATCAGAAGTTTCACGAATCTTCCCCCAGTTGATGGCAGCTAGTGTGCATAGTGAAATTTCTCCATTCTCATCATTAATATCATTTAGTGGCTTTGTAGGAAGATCAATCTCACAGCAAAGATTAGACTGATGAATAGGAGCTAGTTCTTTGATGAACGCTCCATGGTCGTTTGCGTGATCTACATTTTGCAGATAAATTCGTCCTGTGTCTTTTCTCTCTTGCATAAAAGCTGAAAAGAGGTCAACGGCTGGGATTGACTTTCTTCTGATTGTTGGGTCTGCTTCTGCTGCCAAGTAAAGAGTTCGAAACTTATCCACGTCCACAAAGAAAGCATCATAAAGAGCAGGAACGTCATTTGGCGAAAAGAGGCTGATATTACCTCCGCAAAGTAGTCGTTCATACATCACCTTATTAAATTGAACACCATAGTCAAGACCACGGATACGATTATCTTCTGTGCCCTTGTTATTCTTTAGTACCAGTAGATCTTCGACTTCCAAATGCCAGATAGGGTAGTAAAGAGTAGCTGCACCGCCTCTGACACCGCCTTGTGAGCACGATTTAACCGCAGACTGAAAGTGCTTGTAGAAAGGAATAACACCAGTATGTGTAGTATCGCCAGCGCGAATAGGAGAGCCGAGAGCACGAATACGCCCAGCATTAATACCGATACCAGCTTTTTGAGAAACATACTTAACGATTGCGGAAGCTGTAGCATTAATTGAATCAAGGCTGTCATCTGTTTCGATAAGGACGCACGAAGAGAATTGCTTCTGAGGCGAGCGGAGACCTGCCATAATAGGAGTCGGCAGCGAAATTTCAAAAGTAGAAGTTGCGTCATATAAGTCCTTTACCCATTTTAGTCTTGTTTCTTTTGGATAATTGCGGAAGAGAACCATCGCTATAAGCATGTACGCAAACTGAGGTGTTTCGTAGATTTTACCAGTAGCTCTGTTCTTAATTAGATATTTGCCGCGAAACTGCTCCATACCAACATAAGCGATTGAAAAGTCTCGCTTGTGATCAATATAAGAATTAAGAATAACCATATCGTCAACAGAATACCATTCTTTAATATCCTTGTCGTAATATCCTGCATCAATAACACGATCAATATGAGCAACGAGAGTAGGAATGTTATAGTCACCATAAACTTGCTTTCTTAGATGATAGTTGATAAGGCGACCAGCAACATACTGATACGCAGGGTAATCTTCGCTAATCAAATCAGCAGCCGCCTTGATCAAGGTTTCTTGAATGTCGGTTGTCTTGATACCGTCATAAAACTGAATATGCGACTTGATTTCAATTTCAGATTCTGAAACAGAATTCAACCCTTCACAAGCCCAAGCTACAACTTTATGAAATTTATTCAGATCAAGAGGTTCTCTGCTACCGTTACGCTTTGTTACATTAATACTTGCCATCATTGTTATCTCTCCTCTTGATTATAAATATACTATATTTTTACTAATTAGTCAAACTAAAAAGGTGTTACTATGGATGAATGGTTTAAATTAGTCGCAGAAGTAGGTTTCCCTATTGCAGCTGCGTGTGCTGGTGGATATTTCGTGTTTCTTACAATGAAGTTTATCCTTGCTGGTGTTATGAGCTCTGTTAAAAGTCTTTCTGGTATCATTACTGCTCTTGATAATCGTGTGAAGACAATGAATCATGACGTTATTCGTATTGACACATTAGTTTCAAATGCGCTTGGTGTAAAGCCAGACGTTGATAGAATTGCCCGAGCTGACGGCAAAAATGATGCAAGGAGAGACTAATGGGTGGGTTAGCAGAACTTATTAACAAATACGGATTCCCTATTGTAGCCGCTGGCGGTATGGGGTATATGATTTATTATGTATGGACATGGGCAACCAAAGAAATCAAACCAGTCACCAGCGAAGCTAGTACGGTACTTATTGCTCTTATAGATCGTATTCGCATGCTTGACAATGATTTAATCCGTCTTAATCAAAAAATTAATATTGTACTACAGCTACGTGGTAAAGAAATTGAATCAGAGCGTCATTTACATGACGTAGAAACAGCAGCCAAAGCTCAACAACGCGAACTTGAAGCTGCTGATAAACAAGTTAAGGCTGCTGAAGAACTAGCCAGCAAACACAAGTAATTATACCCACTTAACTATTTCAAATGTACCGTCATGGTTTTCTACTAAGGCGGTACATGACTCTACCCAATCGCCGCAGTTCATATATCTAATACCGCCAATATCACGAATGTTAGCATGATGAATATGACCGCATATAATTCCATCTAGCTTCTTACCTTTCACATACTTCGATAGTGTTTCTTCATAATTACCGATAAAGTTTACAGATTCTTTTACTGTGTTCTTTAGATAAGCTGACAATGACCAGTATTTTAAACCAAACACGGTCCTAATTTTATTGATGAAACGACTCATGTTTATACTAAGGTCATATGCCCAGCCGCCAAGGTGAGCAAGCCATTCGGCATTACGAATTACAACATCAAACTGATCACCATGAGTAACAAGATATATCCTGCCATCGACTCCCACATGTACGGCTTCCCTAACCATGATAATATGACCAAATTCGTTATCACAATAGTTGCGCATAACGTCATCGTGATTTCCGGGAATATAAACAATTTCAGTACCTTTTCTAGCTCTACGGAGTAGCTTTTGAATTACGTCATTATGAAATTGAGACCATATCATTTTTCTTGACATAGCCCAACAATCAACAATATCGCCTACTAGATATATCTTTTCACATTCGAATGTTTTCATAAAATCAAGCAGCTTATTTGCTTGACTCATTTTTGTACCCAGATGTAAATCTGATATGAATACTGTTTTGTATGACTTCATCTAAAATCCTTATAGTCGTTAGTTGTAGATTTATTTTTGAAAGTCACAGAAAAATAATTAGTAAGATATAACCATGTAGTTTTTATGACGCCTTGCTCTTTAAGCCTTCTTGGTGACGTTGTTGTTACCATATACATATTGAATACAACTTTACCGAGGTGCTGTATGCGTTTTGCAGTCATCGTATCTTCGCCGTAGAAAATAATAGTACCATCGTAACCACCAACTTCATCTAAAGCTTTCTTCTTGATCATGCAGTTGCCTCCTTGAAGAAACACGCCAATATGATCGTTACTAAACTTAGCAAGCAGGTAATACAGCTTCGTCATTATACGTAAACCTAAACCAGCACCTTCGTATTCTAATGGACCAGTTACTGCGACAGTATCATGGTTTGATAACATACTCATTGCTTCCCAAACCCATCCATCGGTTATCTTAGAATCAGCATCGATATTAGCAATCAGCCAACCAGTTGCAGCTTCGTAACCAGCTTGTCTTGCAAATACAACACCCTTACGTGTTTCTTTAACAACTTTCGCAAGCTCTTCTTCCGCAATTTCAGCAGTTCTATCTGTACAGTTATTATCAACTACAATAATTTCATAAGGTATATACCATATATGTTTTCTGATAGAGCGAATACAATCTTTAATATGTGCTTCTTCGTTATAGCAAGGTATTACAAATGAAATCATTTTGAGTTTGTCCTATATACGCCATCCCAATCTTTTGGTAACGGATTAACTTTATACTCTTCAATACGTTCAGCCATCATCTTATAGTATTCTTTCATTTCACCTTCAAAAGCTCTTTCTATGTAAGGAATATACTCAAGAGCTTTACCCCATGCCATCTGACGATAGTATTCTAAAAACTGTGCATGCGAACGCGAAGCTGCAATATTCAAACCATTCTTATTAACAATAGTGTATATTTTAACACCTATTGCCTTACCCTTAACAGCGAGACAATCAAGCTCTAAGCATAGATATTCATCCTTAACATACTCATATGTTTCAGGACCAATAACCATTTTCACATGGTATGGTTTTGATTGTCCTTCCAAACGACTTGCCAGGTTAACAGAATCGCCAAGACAGGTGTAATCAAAACGCTGAGAAGATCCCATGTTCCCCACAACGACACTACCTGTATTAATGCCAAGACCCATACCAAAGGCAGGGATACCTTCAGCCAAAATCTCGGTGTTAAATCTTTTGAGGTCATCTAACATCTCCAATGCTGTTTTAACTGCATGTTTAGCGTGTTCTTTATCATCAAGTGGCGCATTCCAAAATGCCATCTGAGCGTCACCGATATACTTATCTAGTGTGCCCTCGTTCTGAATAATCTTAGCAGTCATCGCTGTCATATAGCGATTCATTATTTGAGTAAGACCTTGTACGTCAGCTCCATAATGCTCACTAATATTAGTAAAGCCGCGAACGTCTGTGAACATGATCGATAACTCACGGGTCTCTCCTCCCAATTTAAGTAATTCAGGGTTCTTTTGAAGTTTTTCAACTAATGCTGGCGATAAGTATGTACCAAATTGCTTCTTGATCTGTTGCTTTAATCTAAACTCACGAGCAAAGTTATTGAATATTAGGTGAGCAAATAGTATTGATCCAGATAGAATTAGATAGCTAGGATCCCACAGCTGAAGCTGGGTTTGAAATAAATAATACGAGCCATAAGATATACTCGCAATAAAGAGAGCATAAAATGGAACTGTCATCTTTACAGACACTTTTGGAACGCTATACAGAAATAGGAGCAGTATTCCTAGTATTAGTATTCCTTCTAATAGCCTTGCTACGGATAGGCGAGAAATAGAAGTTCCATCAATAAGTGTTTGAAGCGTACTAGCCTGTATCGAATGCGCCCATTTTTCACCCATTGCAGTACTGATTATACCGCCAACGCCTTCAATAGTCAAGCCAAGAACTACTATCTTACCTTTGACTCTGTCATCAATTTCCGTTGCTTCTACCTCTTCGAACTTTGTATTCCATGTTGCCCAAACACGCCCTCTTTCGTCGACAGGAACAGCAGGAAAAGCAGGTATGCGCACAAACTCAAGCCCAGCATCACCTGTTTTAATTTGATAGGAAGGATCACCAGCAGCGACACGAAGGGTTTCAAGAGGTAATGATGGATAAAGATTACCTGCAATATTAACAAGTAGAGGGACACGACGGACAACGCCATCGATTTCAGGGATAGTGGCGAGAACGCCGACTCCTTCAGCAGATTCTGCCAGCTTATTAATAGGGCGTAATCCACCATTCCAACGATAGACATAGCTGATAGGATCAACAGGACCAATAGCAGCAAACCCACGACGTACAGCGTCAGGTGGAACATTTTGCGTAGTAGGTGTTTGAGCAATAACAACACCTCCGAGACTATTAGCCAATTCATCATCACCACCTGCTCTGTCTTTTTCAGAAAATAATATAGGAGCAACTATAACGGCTGCTTCGTGTTCTTTAAGCTTTTCAATTGTCTTAGCAATATCTCGGCGATCAAATGGCCACTGACCAAATTGCTTTACTGACTTTTCGCCAAAGTTAACAATTACAATCTCTTCTGATTGCTTTTTGTCAAGCGAAGTTATCAGGTAATCGAATGTCTTCAATTGTAGTGTTTGGATGAAGCTTGGATTGATTACATACAATATCAACAGGAGACAGGCGCTGATAGCAGCTGCCCATGTGCTTGTAAGATATTTGCCTAGCGTTTCCATCAGTATTGGTTAATGATGTAAGGTGAAGTAGGACAAGAGCTAGTACAAGTAACAGATAAAGAAAAAGACTGAGGATTAGAACCCGATTGACTGATAATTGCATTAAGCCCATACCCATTAAAAGTAACGGTAGCAGATTTATCACTGCCAAACTGAGTAATACTAACACTTTGATTAGCTCCTTGTAAATTCACGGTTGCATTATTTACTGTCTGCGAGAAAGCAGGTGTTGTCATTAATAGAAGTGCGAGTAATGTTTTCATCAGTTGCCCTGCTTTATTGTTATCGTAGTAGTACCAGGTCCATTTACTAATTGTTTAATTGTCAAATTATCTTGAGTAAGATTCAGTGTTAAACTTCTATAGATATTTAAATTGATATCATAGTAGTTACTTACTGTTTCACGATATAAATTTAAAACTTCACTATCAACAGTAAATTTCAAACCAGTTGATTTATCGTATTTAGGCAGCAGTGCGTTATATTGATCAAGCTCGTTACTAAGAAACTGATTAGCTATAACGTCTAATGCGTTCATTAGGTAATCACTATCTAATGCGTTTCTATCTAATACATTCGGTTTATCCAACGCATTATTATCAAGGCCATCATATTTTAATAAATCTTTATCAAGAAAGTTTTGATCGAGGAAGTTAAATGCTTTAGTTTGTGTTCTAGTTCTTTCTTCCCTTACTTCTTTAGGCGGCGTAACGATCAGCATATTATTGATTTGATCTAAACTAAGATTTAGTATAGCTGACTTAGGTTGAGCGATAGTTGTATTAACTGTAACTGACTCAAACGGTTTAGTTAACCAGACAGTACCCATGATAGTAGTAACGCTAATATTCCCAGTGACACAATCGCGATCAATATTCTTCCAGCCGCTTGGGCAAGAAGGTAGCAATATAATAGTTGATCTTCCTGTTTCATCTACAGTTCCTGAAAAATCTGTGCCTCTTACACCAATCGTTGCTGTTGGCGTTTCAACCATAACCTGAGTTGGATCATTCTTTGCTATTTGGCCACTGGCGTACTTAATAGTGCCAAGCGCCATTTTTATACCGAGCTTACCCGTTTTCTTTTCACCATCATAAACAAACGTATCAATAACAAGTTTACTCTGCTCGGTTATCTGTACCTTTGTATCGTCTTTAAACGTAATACCAGCTTTTGCATTAGCTGTAGTTATAACGTCGTTCATCTCCACCTCAGAAGAGATAGAGCTAGGTAAAGAATTCTTATCTCTGCGTATTTCAGTAGGTCCAGATTGCTCTGTGACCTTGCCAACCTCAGCGTTAGTTGTGGTTAGACTTAATAATAAGAGTGTTGCTAGAGCCAGTGATCGTACTATTAACGACTGAGTCAACTGATCCACCTTGTCCTATTTGAACATTATTAAGTGCACCAGTTACTGCTAAATCAACTTTGTGACCAAGAGCGCCAGCTGGACCAGTCTGACTTAAAATCAATTGGTTACCGTTACCCCCAGAGATATTGATGACATTATTCACGCCAGCAACCGCTGTGGAATTATTAGTTAATGTTACAGTGTTATTATCAGATTCAATTGTTAAAGCTGTATTGTTTAAATTCTCATTAGTTATAGTAACAAGGTTACTGCTACCTGTTACCGAACTAGTTATAGACGAAGCCGTACAAGATGTACAATCAATATCAACCTGGTTCGTATTTCCAGTGATAGTTGAATTCAATGTTACACCATCACCAACCACGTTGATTAGTTGGTTATTTTGATTACCTATTTGAGATACTGTTACCGTTAAGTTATTGCCATTAAACGAAGATCGATTTGATGATGAACCGATTCCGTTTCCACTACCAGTTTGCGTCAAAGTTATATTAGAACCATCACCAATTTGATCAATATAGATACTATTATTACTTCCCGCATGCGCATACTGAATCATAACCAAGAATGTCAAAAACGCGATCATCCTTGCTACTAGTTTCATTTCTTTTTTTCCTTTTTAAACGACCATATTTTCTTCTTTGCGCCCTCTTTAATCATATCAACAATCGCTGCTTCAATAGCAATTCTTACAGCATAGGTAGTAGGTTCATTAATAGACGAACCAGCTTCAAACTCTACTGACTTAGTACCAGCATCAACAAACTTCAATACATTTAAATTAGTACCAGTAGAATAAATTGTTTTAGTAGCCCCTGTAGATAGTAGTATTTCACCTGTATTTACAGATATCAATCGGACCATGACCGTGATTTCGTCTTTTCTATACTGTTGATCGGCTCCAATACCAAGAAAACGAGCGCCAATACCACCAGTCCCAATATCAGTATCATATCCCACAATACCGCCATCAATCATACTCCCTGCTACAATTAAAGGAACTAGAGGCTTTGCCTGATCCTTTTCATATGTTTCTCTTTGTGAACGGATAAGCTGACGTTCCTTTACTAGGTTTTCAAGTCCTACACGCTCAACTGGAAGGAACCACTTACCGTTACCTGCATCCTTTAATGCCTTAATAAGGAATACTTCAGCGCCCTGTGTTACTGCCGAGCTAAGTGAAGCATAATTATTATTAGGCTTACGTTGACCTGTTAGATCCTGAAAGCGATAAACAGCAATAGGAATAGGATCTTCGGCTGGAGGGGTGATGTTTACTATCTCATTAAAACGCTTGTGCGTAATGATCTCTGGCTCGTCAATCTGCTTTTCAATCTCAGCCTGAGTTACCTGCTTACCCGTGCACCCACCAAGTAACAATGCTAATGCTAATGCCGCATACTTTACCATGCTAAACTCCCATAAGGAACAACCACCTGCGTCACACTTCCACCCGGATCTGTAATGTTTAATGTTATAGTTGAACCGTCTGATACCCACTGTAAATGATTACCCTGAATATCAAACGCTCCCGTAGTAGCTCCACCAGACTTAAATAGCTCTGAAGCAATGTTCTGAGAAATAGTAGCGTAAATACGGCTCTCTAAGTTGTTTAAAAACTTAGCAAGGTTCGTGTTCTTAGCATCGGAAGCTGCCTTCTCAGCCGCTGCCTTTGCGTCGTCTAATATCTTCTGTTTTCTTGTTGCTTCGAGATTCTCAATAGTAAGTACATGAGAAGAGTAACCATTACCGTTAAACGACGGACTCTTAAACCCAAATTGAACTTCAGTAGCAAAAGAAGCAGAAGAAATTAGGCATAGTATAAACGCTAATTTCTTCATCTTTAATCTCCATTACCCGCTATTTATAGATCGAGGGCATCTTTAAGAGATGGGAAATGCTCGATAATCTGATACCAAGCATCAATAGCAATCTCGCGATGCTCTTTCTGAGTCTCAACGCCAGACCTCAGTTGGCAATAATGAATCCAAGAGCGAAGACTGCCAGCCATATACATGCGGCTAAGAATAAGTCCTTCAGGTAATACCGCACGTGCTTGCTCCTTTGCTATACCGTTATTGATAGCCCACTGGTAAACTTGCTGTGAGTGTTGCGACAAGAAGTCTTGATACTCAGTCCACTTTTGCTGTAGTATTTCATCGGTAGTTTCGATGGAATTCTGGCGATTGGCTGTATCTTGCAAACGGGCGGCACGAGTGACGAAACCCATATCTTTGGTTGGATCCGCATAGCGCTGACTAAACTCCTGAAAGGTAAAGGAACGGTGACGAAGGATCTGACGACCAATGTCTCTAGTAGTATTTATTTCCATAACCACATTGACCATCTCAAATGGCGACCAGTGCTTATGCTTGGCTAGATAACGAAGCAGCTTTGGTGCAGTCAATGTGTTGTTTTGGTTTGATGGATTAGATACACGAGCAACATAAGCAATAAACTCATCTACAGTAAGTTTTGGTCCATCAGCCTCGCCAATAATAAATCCAGATTCGTCATAGATAACATCACCACCTTTATGCAACAATGGTTGTGTGATAGCAATAATTTTAGCATTATTCATATTTTGATTCCACTTCTTTGATCATTCTAATAGACATATTATGTAGGCTTGTAATATACTCGGCTAAAACAATATCGTCAAGCTTACAAATGATATTGTTTTTGTTATCGTAGATAATGATATTTTCTTTATCCCAAGAACAAAACCATTTTGTTTTGTCCGAGTTGGTACGTTCCTGAAACTGCTTCAGGTGACGTAGGTTGTAGAACATATTAGGATCTTCGTTTTCAAATCGCATTTCAGCCATCAACTTCTTTGATTGATACCCAGTCATTTAGTATGATCCTCAATAATAAGTTTAGTACAACGTTTGCGCCAATCATCACGTTGCCATTGCGCTTTCTCGTAACTTAACTCGACATAGTCGCTATTGATATACTCTACAAGATCACGGTACTTTTCTAAATTAGCAATAGTCTGCTTCATTTCCATAATACCACCAGGACCAGACTTTAGTTTCTCAATCATATCTTTACGAATAAGACACTGAGCACGAAGCATATGAATCTCTTCTTCTTGTTTTTTAATAATCGTATGAAGATCATCATATCCAGGCATCTTTGAACGCAAATCAATGATTGTTAGCATAGCATCGACCATCGTCTTGTTGGTGATACCATACTCGCGTTCCCAGCCGAGTATCAGCTTATCAATACGTTGAACGATGTCATCATTCATATTCAACCTCCATGCCAAAATGTTTAGCAATTAACTCTGATGGTAGAAATAAATCATACTGCTCTGTAAATGCCATATCAGCAATTTCCATACATTTTTCGATAATCAACTTGGCAAATTCTTCAACCTCGTTATTGATTGCATCAAAAGAATCAGCGTAGAATTTACCATTCTCGGTGAGAAAACCAGCTTCTTCAGCAAGTTGTTTAATTCGCTCTTCCATCACAATTTGCTCCATTTAGTCAGTGCCAGTTTTGCAGCTAGATCTCGGTAGGTATTTGTCTTCAGGATATGCGTAATAAACTCGGAACTCATACCTGCGAGAACCATATCGTTGATGTCTTTATGCTCTAGGTTCTCTGGCCATATTACAATATTATACCCCTGCATGATCGCTTTATCAAGCTTTTTTATTGTCTCACGCGACCTTGGTTCATTATCATAAACGATCACCATAGAAGATTTGTAGGACTGAAGAGGACCAAGAGCAGAGACAAGATCACCGCCAGCAGTAGCAATACTATTATCGATAAACATAGAATCAATTGGACCCTCCGTCACATAAACTGGTCTGTTGAAGTTGACTGTATCTAGACCATACACCTTTGGAACTGACTCATCAAGTATGATAGTGATGTACTTAACCTTTGATTCGCCCAAAGCTCGTCCTTGAAATGCATGTACTTTTTTAGTAGAATCAATGAAGGGAATAAGAAGCCTAGTCTCATCATGCGCCAACGATTCCTCTGTAAACTTATGAGGAACCAAATCGTTCGTAAACTTTTTGAAGTTCGGGCAGCTGAAAAGCTTGGCGTGATAGGGAGTAGGTATCTTTCTTGAATCGACAAGCTTCTTCACTCGATGATCTGGTGATAGCTGAGAAACCTTCTTCAACCCCTTCAACGGACCTTCCTTCAGAAAGATCGGCTTCTTCATCTTATCAACGAATGATTCAAGCTCTACCTGTTCAGGTGTCTTGTTATCCTTTAACTTCTCCATAACAAACTCGTTATAGAGGTTCTGATCGACCATCTTGATGAAGTTTGGAACAGCCATAGTGGCGTTACAGTTATGACAATGAAAGAGCATCTTACCCTTCTTGTCATAGATATAACCTCTAGCTTTGTTCTTTATGGTGTTACTATCCCCGCAGATAGGGCAGGAAAAGTTATAAAGACCAGAGGATTTACGTTTGAAGTTGCGTAGGTGACTGGAAATCAAACCAACATATTTGTGTTCTAACCAAAGCATTAATAACCTCCATCGTAATCACAGTAATATTATACCTGATTTAGCGAAAAAGTCAAATGAATTAGTGAAGGATTTTTAGATAATTTGCTGCGTTGGTTAGAATCCAGGTAATCACTATACCGCCACCAATCGCTAGGTAAATATAACGTTCGAGTTGATTTATTTTTGAATGAAGTATATTATGTTGATCTGTTGATTCTTTACGTAGCTTTGCTATTTCTTCGACGATACTTTTATCTTGATCGCGCATTGTATTATAAACATCTTTCAATTTAATGTCCAATTCATCTCTACGTTTTTCAACAATGTCATGAAGATCATTTGAGTTTTTTTCTTGCTGAGTAATACGTTGTTCATGAACAGCCAACATCTGTTTCAACTCTACCGAAACGTTAGTTAATTTTTCTATTGCTGCTTCTATACGATCACTTGCGGGAGCCATTTAAACCAACTGGTAGTTTACGTGAAAGAACATCACGAAGCTTTTTCTTTGGCTTCTGTAATAAAGGATCGAAAGTATCAATACCGCCAGTACCAGCTGTTGAACTTGAAGTTCCCATAGCGTTTACCGCCACTGCTCCATCTTCTTTTAGTGGTTTATCTTTAAATTCTGATGGATGTGAGTTGTCATATTTACGCATTATTTCTCCCGCACGAGCATGTGCGTAATTTTCTGATTCACCACCGGCAACGTTGTCGCCAACCTTACCTTCGAGTCTCCACTTATAATGCGCCATTTCATGAGCAACTGTTCTCATGACATCTAATGGGTGACGGTCTATTGTTCTAACTTTAATAGCATCATCTGAATGCTGAAAATGACCAAAAGCATTATGTTTATCTTCTTCATGACCAACGAAATGTACATCAGGAATCTTTTCGAGACCTAACTGATGCGCAGCAAACTTAATAAACTGTTTTAACTTTTGATTATCCATTAGTCAATTTTCTTAGCTGTTTAATAATCGTTTCGTCCATTGATATTATATTTGTATCAATAAGCTTTTCATCTTTTATATTTAACAACCTCTCTGGCATCATATTTAATAGTACAAGGAATGGTTTTATATACTTGTATTGTGGCTTCATTTTAAGGTATAATATACGTGATAAATGATCAGCTCCAAAAACATTTGAGAGAATGATGATATGATTGAGAATTAATCTCTCTTTCAAATCACCACTCTCTACATATCTTGTTATCAACTTCTTAATATACTTTATGCGTTGTAGGTCTTCTAAAAACTCTTCTGTCGATTGACATTGAGGATTATCATAATGTTTCGCACAATAAATTAAAAAATTCTCATCAGTCAAATTTTCAAAAATCATTTATTTTACTTTATACTGGACCCCAGCTTCCACCATCAATATTCCAAGCGCCGTCAATAAACATTGTTGAAGCTAACGAACGCCCCCATCCACCGCTATTAAATGTCCAATAACTATTAGCAATGACTACACCGGAAGGTAAACGCAAATTATCCATCCAAATCAAAATATTATCTTCTGACATATCGCCTGTTTTTGTAGTTATATACATTAACTGTCCATCTTTTCCATTAGGAAGATAATAATGATGGGGCTGATTTACACCACCCGTACCTAGTTTTTGAACTTTTGTTTCTAATGATAATAGAGTAGCTTCTACCTGATAATTAATACTATTAGCAATAGTTGAAGAATTTACATCAACACTAGTGGTTTTTAAACCCTGAGCATTTGTTCCAACATGACTGTATAAACTATCTGAATCAAAAATCCAAGTTTGTGATTCGTTTTTAGGTAATATATAACTTGGCTTGAAAACACCATCGATTGGGTTTTGTAGATAAGAAAACGTTTCGCGATCCGTTACAACAGTAACTTTATGAGTCGGTGTTGCTGCTGAGTCGATATTTTTAACTGTGATTTCTTGACCAAGAATACCGTCTGTTATTGGAAGGATAACTTTAACGTCTGCCCCAACGGCTGTTGGGTTAACAAATATAACAGAATCATTAGCAGCAACTGGATAAATTGATGCACCAGAATTCTTTACTGTTGTTAAATGATGAACACCGCTGAACGCTTTCCAACTACCAACGCCATCAGCATTAGACATATATAGTCTACCGATAGACCCATCAGTATTAGAAATACCAGGGACACTGATAACGCCATCTTCGTTAAAATTTATCCCACTTCCAATTTGTACAACGCCAAGTGCAGTATCATTAGCAACAGGAAGTGGTGCTGTAACCGTTCCATTAGCGGCAACAGCTAGTCCAGCACCAATTTTAATTACACCAAGCTGAGTTGTATTGGCGATAGGCATATTATTAGCCAAAGAAGCGCCAAAATTAGGAAGTGTAATTGTATTAACGTTTACGGATTCAACAATATTCGACAGAACTACCACCCTGTCTGTTGCGACTAGGGAGGTAGCTTGTACTAATTGTGATATCCTTTTTGCGTCGTTTGACATATTAAACCGGAGTAGCCTTACCTACCCAGTCCCATACTTCAACGTGATCGCCCTTGTTTAGAGAAGAAGCATACTTCTTTGCTTCTTTGTCGGCATCAGCCTGAGTTTCAAATTCAGCTGGAGATTTAAATCTCTTTGGATCAGTGTTAGTTACAGTAGTATTTGCTTTTTCTGAAGTAGCAGTGATATTAAAATGTGGCATTTTACTTCCTTACAATCTTATGGGTTGTAGTATACGATTTCTTTGGTGACAACGTTATAATGAAGTGTTCTCATATCACCAGTAATTTCTGACACGCTACGAACTGGATTTACGTAGAATGAATCTGCCTGAACAGTATTAATTTCTCCGCCACCAGCGCCAATAACGATTGTGCGGTCATGTTGGTTAGTTTGACCAGCATATCTACCAATTGCGATAGAGTCAACGCCCTGGTTTGTATGACCTGCGTAATAACCGATAGCAACGCCATATTCGCTTTGAAGAGTGTATCCAGCTTGCTTACCAACTGCGACAGTATGTGCACCTTGAGTATCATTACCAGCCTGATATCCAATAGCTACAGCTTGATAATTTTGCAAATAAGCACCAGCTTCTGCACCAACAGCAACACCCTGATTTCCTTGACCTACATAACCAGCCTGATAGCCAAGAGAAACTGCTTGATTGCCCTGGTATTCGTCGCCAGCCTGGTGACCGATAGCCACTGAGTTATAACCCTGGTTATAATAACCAGCTGCTCTACCGATAGCAATAGAATCCCAACCCTGAGTATTGTAACCAGCCTGAGCGCCGATAGCAATAGCGTGATACTTCTGCTGTTCGTAACCAGCTTCAATGCCGATAGCAATTGTTTCAGAACCCTGACCGCCGCCTGTACGACCCTGATTTTGAGCGTTATAGCCAATAGCAACAGCATATTCATTTTGATTTTGCTGCCCGGCGTATTTACCAATAGCGATAGCGTAACCTGCTTGATCAGTTTGACCAGCGTAAGCGCCAATTGCTACTTCGTTAACGTACGTTGGTTGGCTGATAACCATACCGCCAGCGTTGCCATCACCAATACGAAGGGTAGTTGATTCTGGATCATAGAAAAGTTCACCAGCATCAGCCTTATATGAATCGGCATGTGTTCCGCCAAGCTTGTCTACGAATACTCTAAATGTTTTATTTGAGGTTGTCATTTAAATAGCTCCTAATTTTTAAACTGAATCTGGAAGAATTGCGTCGTCTGAAGCGTCTGGTGTTGTAGCAGGTGTACCATACTTACCATCTGTTTGACCAAGTGAACCCATTGCTACAAGTGTTTCATACTGAATACGTCCTGCACGTCCACCAGCTTTTGCATGGAAAGTTGCACCAGAACCAGATGTAGAACCGCCAGTAGAATTTGCGATAGTTATTGTACCTGGATTATCGACAGTTACAAAACCAGAACCTTGTTCAGTGATTGTTAATTTAAGAGCGCCGCCAGTAGCATTTGTTGTAAAATGAATAGTTGCATTAGTACCAAAAATAGAGCTTACAGTTACAACGTCTGTATTATTATAACCAGTTGCAGTTCCTGTATAACTTGCATTAACAATACCGCCACTACCTACGTTACGAAGAACCCAACCAGCATGAGCTGGCTTATTAGCAGCATCAGCAACAAGCACTTCCATTTCAACTGGATCAACACCGAATACACCAACTGCTTTACCAGGAATAAATGCGCTCTGAGTTGTATTTCCAAACATACGAAGGTCTGTAAATGCGCGAGTACCAGATGTGTTACCTAAGTGAGCATTAGCTCCGCCACCGCCCTTAACGAGCGTATAAGTTCCCATTGGTGCGCCGTTTGATGTCTCTTTAGTCGTACTGGTTGTAACAGTAACAGACTTGTCGTTTCTACCCCATTGTGCCATTAGTTTAATCCTCCTAGGAAAGTCTTTTTTCTTATTTATTATTATTCAACAGTCAACATATCGCGCATATATTGCGAACGACGGACGATTTTATGTTTAGGTAAAATGTCTTGGTTTACAACTACAACCTTTGGCTTTGACGGTATAGGAACTATTTCTGGCTCCGGTTGTGGATTACCGGTATTTTTAATTATAGGTCTAATTGCTGCAGCTAGTTTTTCTTCTTCAGTCATTACTCACTCTGATTTTTCTTAGCAGCTGCCTGACGCCTTTTAATTTCGTCTTCTTTGTTTTTCTGTTGTAATTCTTTTTGCTTTTGAGCAGCCTGATCTAAAGCAGAAACTCTAGAATTAGCAGCTGCTTGTAATCTATTTACATTTGAAGGCGCATTAGGTTCTTTTTTCTGGCCACCTGTAGTTTGACCCATATTAACTGGTTTAATACGATTAGCACCAACACCAGCAATCATTTCTTTTACTACACCAACTTTAGTTTTAACCCAAGCTTTGTTTACAGCTTTCTGTAACGTTCTTTTAGCTACATCTGTCTTGCTTGGCTTACCACCAACTGTACGAGCTTTATTAACTTTACCTACAAGCTCCGGTGATAGTTCATTAATCTCTTCTTCTTTAATAGCAGAATGAGGCATATGAACAGCACCATGACGAGTGTTAAGCTTAATTAAATCTTTAACTGTTTTAATACGCTTCGCTGGAGTATTTTGTTCCCAACTATCAGGAACAGTCTCATCTGAAATAGTATAATCAGCTACATTGTTTTTACAATTACAACCAGAATAATCTTGATTCTGTCCACGTAATGGCGCAGAAGTAGGTGTAGTAGGCATTGGCTGTCTACTACTTTTCTTTTTTTCTTCTAGCCAATTACGGAAATTTTTCATTTTGTAACTTTAGTATCTTGCTTTGATAAAGTGTTTATCAAACCAGTTTTATGCATCGTGCTTGGTTCTTTTGAATAATCACCAACTTCAGTATTGCGATCTTTGAATGACTTTGCTGAAGCTTTAACTTCGTGCGGAGCATAAGAAGCTACTTTAGCCTTATGACCTTCAAGATACTTTGCTCTTGCAGCTTTATCAGCTGCAGTAAGCTTACGTGCTGTTACTACTTCATCAAGGTTGTTTGCAATTTCTTCGATGCGAGATAGTTCGTCTGCTGACAGTTCAACTTCTTCTCTCTGTACAGCAGGAACCTTAGCAGCTGGAATACCGCCAGTGCCGCCCCAACGCTTTTTACCAGCCATAAGTCTACCAGCAGCTCTCTTCTCAGGTGATTCTTCGCCGGTTTCTACTTTCCTTCTAGCCTTATCAGCATATCTTTTTACCATACCTTCACGATCAAGTTCGTCGATCTGTTCGACTTCTTCTTCCATCTTCTTTTTACCCTTAAGAATCTTGAAGTCCTGCGCGTCTATCTTACCGTTATGATTAGCATCGATCTTATGCTGCTTACCAACAAGCTTTTCTTCAAGCTCTGTTTCTTCCTTCCAGCCTTCACAAATGCACTTAGCTTTTTTACACTTAGGGCAAATACCCTTCATAGACTTCATTGCTTCTGCGATTGAATTGATTAGGCTCTCAGGTGAGCCAAGAGTTAGCTTACTATTCATTGTTTCTTCCTTTACACCTTTGGCGCCAATTTGTTTGTTTTCTTTGTTAGCAGCTTTCTTTGACTTCTTATCTTCGTCAGTTGAATTCTCTGTGCTATCATCTGTCTTAGGGTTAATATCTACTTCTGTTTTACCGCCCTTGATAGTCTTTGCTTCCATGTCATCCATTTCAGCATCTTTTTTAGCTTTCTTATCTGACTCTTTGTTACCAACGTCACCATCAGCAGCTTCATCGATAATCTTAGTCTTGATCTCGCCCTGCTTACCTAGCTTAGAAGTTTCATCCTTGACGTTATCTTTTGGACGACCAACGTTCTTAACCTTACGGCGAATTTCAGTATTGCGATTCGCTTCAGCAATCCAAAGATCTCTAATTTTATGTTCTAAGCTACGGTATTCCATTTCTTTATGCCTTTGTGATTGAACGAAGCATCCAGCCATGTTTCTCATGGGCGTCGATGCGGTCTTGTAGGAAATTAGCTAAACCCATTTTCTTGTTTGATTCAGCTAGCGCCTGTGTTTTAGTTAACTGGTCGATAACAGCTTGATTATCTGCTGTCAACTTAACCATCATAGACATAGCAGGAGGAATATTCAATTCATCCTTAACGATAGACAAATCTGCGTATCGAGCAAATGAAGCTGGTGCATATGAATTCAAAGTGCGAAGGTGTTCCGCCAATGGGTCAACTGCGCCAAATGTCTCTTCCCAAAGATCACCGAGGAATTCATGATACTGTGGAAAGTTTGCGCCTTCTACGTTCCAATGAAATCCATGAGCCTTTAAGTAAAAAGCAAAGGTGCTAGCAAGAGACACCTTCATTTGTTCGATTAGTTCATCCATTTACTTTGCTTTCTTTGCTCTTGTTTTCTTTACTGCTACTTCTAACTGTTCAACTTTTTCTTCAACTGCAGCTTCAATAGCCTTTGCCTTAGCGCGAACCTTTTTTGTAGCCACCTTAACTTCTTCAACAACTGGTTCAGCTATAACTTCAACCTTTTTAATTTCTTCTTGAATTGACTTAAAAAAAGCTTCTTCAATCTTAGCGTCGATATTAGCCTTGACTTCTTCTCTAGCTACACTAACAACTGGTTCTAATGAAGCAACTGGCGCAGGCTTAATTTCTTCAACCTTAGCAACAACTGGTTCAGGAACCACTTCCGGTTCAGCTTGTGTTTTTCTTGTCATCTTAATAATTGCGTATCCAACCAAAGCCAACAGGGCTAATCCAATAATACCTTCCATTATATTTCTCCTTCAGTGTTTATCATAGTTAATGATGATATATTTATATTCAGCAATGCCACTTACGTAGTGACTTATTAATACGTGAATCTGGATCATGAGCTGTTTTAGCTGATGTCAAACGCTTTTTCATACCACTCATACGAGCGCAGAATGACTTACGGCGATTAGCTGCCTTTGAACCTTTTTTAAGTTTTGATGGCTTAGTTGTAACGGCAGTTTTTAACTTACTACCTGGATGTTCACGGCGATATGCATTAACACCAGCTTGAGTCAACCCACCATTTGGATTCTTATACTTCGCAGCCGACCAATCTTCGACAATAAAATCTCTAAACTTAATCACCAGCGCCTCCTCCTGAACCACCGCCACCACCTCCTCCACCGGAGCTGGAGCTTTTGCCTGGATATGTTTTATGGAGTTTCATATTAACTCCACGTGAAACTTCTTTTTTAATTGGAACAAGTTTACCAGTAACCCCACGAACTGTCATTTCTTTAACAACTCGTTTTACTGTATTTGTATAACCTGGCGTCATTTTCTTGTATGTATCAGTTAGTGAATCTGTTCCAACAAAACGATTTGATGCATCGTTTGGATTCTTTGATACTTTTTCAGCGCCTGTATATTCTTCAGATTGCGATTTTTTTAATGCGTCTGCGGTCGGTGCACCTTTAGAACCTGGCTTACGCATATGCTCGCCAGAACCATGGGCGATACGACGACGTTTTGCCCAGATATTATCCCACAATCCACGCTTTTCATTTAAGTCTTCATCTAACTCAGCTGCTTTACCACCATAGATGAATGAGTTGACTCTATTGAATGCTGCTTGTTCGGATAAGCTTTCCGCATATCCCCTCTGATATACTTCTTTTAAAGTATCAAAAGGGATTTCAGAATACTGTGATTTTTTGTATAATGATATGACCTGCTTAGGGGTAAGAACTACGGCAACCCCTTGTTGCTCTACAAGAGCTAGCTGAGGACTAGAGTGGAGACTTGTATCTTTTAACATTGGTGTTTCCCTTAGGCTTAACCAAGAACAACTGCAGGATTGCCGTAGCTTTCTGCGGACATTGTTATTTAGTTATTTTTTGTTTTTAGGGTTGAATTCTTTAAATCCAATACGTTTATTATGAAGTTGAGCACCCTTCATCCATAGGTGAAGGATGTTATTTTTTTGATCTGAGTCAGCAGTATTTTGCGCAACATAATTACCTAAGTATTCATCATCTACTGCTGGGTTACCAGTATTAAAACCTAAACCAGATACAGATGCTACAGTATTTTCCCTAATAGGTTTAGCTGCTAGTTTCTTTACAGGTTTCTTAGCTTGCTTAACTCTCGCTTCTTGTTCTTTCACAGCTTCACGTCGAGCAACTTCTTTACGAGCCTTAACACCGATTGGGTCTTTACGTTTGGCGTGATTCAATAAAGCTCTAATAGGTGTCTCTGGTCCAATCTTAATATCCATGCCCTGACGAACTTCTTGATACATTTCTTTAGTATGTTCTTCATCTGCTTCTGGATGCATACCCGCTTTGAACTCGCTATAACGCCCACTGATAGCGTGAGCGCGCATCTTTGATGCCGACATACCACGACGCTTTCTTTCTTCACGAGCTTTCTTCTGTTCTGATGTTTCATTCTTAGCTGGCTTTTCATCTTCTTCATCAACATCAGCATCTGTATCACGTTCGCCAGAAGATACAACGTCGATCTTTTTAAATAGGAAATCTCTTCCATTTGTATTCTCAAGCATCTTTTTCATTTCTTCAACACGATCAGAACCAACTACAAGGACAAGATGCTTATGACCTTTTTGGTTTAACTTTTTCAAATGTTGAATGATAGTTGGTACGTCCTGATCAGCAAGTTCAATACCTGCGCCAGGGAACATACGTTTAGCATGCTTTAACTTTTGTTCAGGAGTAAGTGGATTTTTCACTGGATCAACAGAACGCGAAAGAGCGATAACCGAAGGAGCTTTTAATTCTTTGGCTAACTCTGATACCTTACCTACAACAGCACCATGTCCGTGGTACGTTGGTGGGTTCATTCTACCATATGAAGTGACAACAGGATTAAGATCTTCCGCTGCAGCTTGTTCTTCTTTAGCTGCCTTTTGGAATGCACCACCAGCAAAGTTAGCAGCAGAGAATTCAGCACGATCAACTAACTTAGTTGGTCTACCGCCGCGAATAGCAACAAAACCTTCTGGCTTAGTCGGTTCACCACCGATAGTCGTTTTTAGTCCAGTGTTAACAGTGTTAGACAATGCCGTTGTTAGAGTATTCTTAGCATTTTGAATACACTTATGCATTCTAAACAATTTATCGAACTGCTCTATATGATTTTTGATATGTGATTCAATAGCATCAGCAGCTGTTTTCTTTTTAGCTTTACCTTCTGGTGATTTTAGCTTTTCAATATCTTTTACGTTTCTACCTTTTACGTAAGCAAGATACCCTTTTGCGCTAGGCGTTGAACCGTCTCTAACGCAAGTATTAATATACGTTTTCATTGTAGCATCATGACCGTCTACAACGTTAAAAATATCATCGTCCATTCCAGTGTAGATATCTAATGCTTGCTGAAGTTCAGTTTCATACTTTTTCTTTTCGATCGGCTTAATATTAGCACCAGATATTTCTGGATTAATCATATGAACATCAGGATTGCGCTTGAATTGACTCTGATCAACATCAAAGCTAACCTTCGCATCCTCTAGCTTTTTACCAACGTAACGTGAGTGAACAACAACGCCAAAGTTAGCTACTTCAGCACTACGTGTTTGTTCAGGACTATCTGTTGTGTATGTAATCGTATTAGGTGTAAAGCTATATGAACCATTTTTGTTTTTAACAAGATCGCTCTTACTGTACATAACGTCGCCTTGAAACACACCACCCCCACTAGGCATAATTTTAGGTAGCTCTTTCAATGCTTCTTTTAGTTTAGCAACAAGACCAGGTGCATGCCCGTGGTTCTCTTCAATGTCTCTTTCGGTATAGTTTAGCTTTGGATTCTTATTGAATGCTGACTTAGTAGCTACGAAGAACTTACCGTTCTCTGGATTGATGCCGAATACAATAGACGGAGCACCATCATACTTGGTTGTGATTCTAGTTTGTTGACCGAAACTTTTTCTTGGTTTACCTTCAAGGATAGCCACAACATCAGCAAGCGTTTCAGAGGCATGAGCTACGCCTTCATGACCGCCATGAATAAGATGATCCTCAAGATGCTCAAGGTGTTTGAGCTTCTCGACGTCTAATGATTCTGCTAGGTATTGTGTAAATTTATTCATATGATATTTAGGTTCTTTCTAATAAAATTCGTAGGTACTTTGGACCAACGTCAGCAGCTGTTGTCCCTCTAAATTGAAAATTTACTTTATAAGATACGCCATTAATTGATGCATCAAATTTAATATTAGCGTATTTTCTAACACCGAATATAGGATATGAATATGATTTTTGATCTATTGAACTTACAGTTACTTTATTGCTATTACCTACTTTTTTAACTAGAACATCATTAGTTGTTTTTTTATGAACTAGGATAACATTTTTTCCAACAGCTTGTGATAATACACTAGCTAAATTTTTAGCTACAACTGTATAATTTGGTTTAGGTGTAACACATCTATATTCTTTACCAAAACCACCCATCCATTGACCATTTAATCCAAAAAAAGTATTGATAGCAACTTTTGTTTTTTTATCTGCGAAATAAGCACCAATCGAAGCCGATAAAGTATAGTATGATTGACTCATTTTAAGGGAAAGATATAATGGAGGCGGACCAGCTTTACAATTTATCGTTACGTCTGTTAATGTTTTACCAGTTGAGTTACTAATTTCTATCTTATTTCCATCAAAGGTTAGAGCTCGTTTTTGATTTTTCGAACCTTCATTCATAGCTGATAAATTATTAGTCGGTGTAAGCTTTATTTCTTTAACTAACGCTGTAATAACATCACCATGAGTAAGCTTATCTATATCAACACCATTAAAATAATTGTTAAGATCTGCTTCTAATTGATGTTCGAAATCTCTACCACCTTGACCTTTTGCTATGATAGGTTTAAAAACTATATCAAAATTTGAAACTGTTAATACATCCAATGAACTTGATTTAGATTTTTTGAATACACTCTTATATGGAACTTTTTTAGTTTTTAACCATTTCTCTACTTTTTTCTTAGCTTCTTCACGGTTCTTTGATTGTACAAGGATATCTTTCTCCTTCATCGAAACCACATCTTGTTTCAATTCTTTTTCGATATATTTGATGTATTCGGTAGCTTGTGAAAGAGCCATGATTCCTCGATAGTTTTTATACTATTTATAAAACGAAAAAAGGGAGACAGTCCACTACGACCGCCTCCCTCTACTCCCTAAGTGAAATTATGGTCGGGCGGAACCCCACCGTTATTCCCGACTATTCCTGAACCGTACTAATTCTTGCCTCTCGTGTTGCGCAGACACGTACATAATTCACTCTGATATTATTTATACAAGAGACAACAGTTTTCAAGCGGGCATTTTAATTTTTTTCAATAAAAATGAAGGAGTCCAGCCGTCGAACCCGCCACCAAGGTTTAAGTGACGCATAAACGAACGTGCTTCGGAGAATCTATCGCCAGGGAATGACTTGATTACCTGAGAAGTTGTTTCTTCTAGTACATCATACTTAGACTTATCTTGACCTTCAACCAGATTATATACCATCTTACGCTTGCTCATTTGAACCCCGCAAATTTTGATTTATCGAACTTAGACTTTGGTTTGTTTCGTTCTGTATCTTCATTACCAAACTTACTACTATCAAATACCGATTTATCCTCCTGACGTTTCCTAGCAGTACCTACAAGATCATCTTGAGCTGATTGCTCTACATCGTATAGCCGCATCTTGCTGCGATCCACACCAACACAAAACTTAGTATGCATCCCTGGATCGTTATAGCGATTCTTGAGCTGCTTAACCATAATTTGACCGAGGTCATTAAGCTCTTCGGACGCGATGAGTGCAAACATAAAATCAGCTGTGGCTGGGAGTCCGAAGGATTCTGATGTATCTTCCAATCCCACGTCGCTGTTCGAATATCCGCTTCGAGTTGTTTGAGTCGCAGAGACGACAGGTACATTGAATTCCACGGCAAGTCCTCGTAGTTCTTCTGCGATCGCTTTGATAAGGGTATAAGAATTGACGTTGGCTCCATGCTTAATCCTCGACGAGCTGCAGATGTTTAGGTAATCAATGTAAATAATATCCGGTACAAAGTTCTTTTTCAACTTAAGTTCATTCAGGAGATGGCGGAAGTTAGCAGACCCTGCGCATGCTGTAGGGTACTCCTTGACGATCAACTTACCCTGAGTTTTTCCACGAATACGCGCAACCTTTTTATCGTAGATATCTTTGGGCAATAACGCTAGTTGATCAATAGGAGTATCAAGCAGGTTGGCGTCAATACGCTCTGCTATCTTTTCTTCCGCCATTTCCATCGTAATGTACAGCACGTTCAATCCATTGAGTAGATTAGACGCCGCACAGTGGCACATAAAGAGTGACTTGCCTACCCCAGTACCAGCCAGTGCGATGTTGAGGGTTTTTCTCGGTAAACCGCCTTGCGTGGCTTTGTTGAGGTAGTCGAGATCAAACGGGACTCTAATTTCCTTGGTGTGGTAGAACTCATAGCGTGACTCCGCATCTTCAATGAAGTCATGACCAATATGCGTGTCAAAGGATACAGCAAGTGCGTCCGAAAGGATCTGCGGTATACTGCCTTTTGAGGTTTTTCCAGAACTGTCATCAAGAATCCCGATTGACGCCATGATCGCATTATAGATTGCTTTGTCTTGGCAGAACTTTTCTGTCTGGTCCAAGAGCCAATCAATTTGGGTTTCTGAGTCGTGTACAAGCCCACCGATTATTTCCTTAGATGATTTAAAAGTCTCTTCACTGACGCCATCTTTGTTCGATAGATCAATTGCCAGAGCTTCCTTAGAAGGGAACGCATTATACTTGTCTACATATTCTTTGATGAGTCGGAATACAGTTTTTTGATCCTGCGATACGAAATATTCCTCTTTGAGAAAGGGTATGCATTTGCGAGCGTATTCTTCATTGTATACCAGATTCCCAAGAATCGCATTTTCAATCGCCATGTCCATCTATTCTCCCTTACATCTTTTGCAAATTTCGCCATCCTCGGTGAACCAATTTCCACCGAGGGTCTTATTGGGGCTGTGTAATCAAACTTTACAGAGCTAGGCTGTTTCTGATACATTTAAAATACCTAGCGTATAATTTTCAGCGCAATCTTCGACCCAGTATAAACTTTTACCTGGATAGGCTATAGTATTGATATGCTTTTCATCAAGGAAATAATCAACAAAGTAGCAACACCTAGAACCGTCAACGTTAACTCTTGCTTTCTTAGTGTGATCTAGACTCCAGAATGTTGAGATATTTTTCCATACATCAGTCATCATCGCTCTCCATAATAGCGCCAGTAGCCATCTTATATTTGTTCTCAATGAACTTTGCGAAGTCAGTTTCAATAAACATTTTCTTCCAAAATTCGCCATTATCAACAATATCACCAGCACGGAATGATGGCGTACGAACTTCACCAGTTTCCTTGTCTACGGTAGCATACCAGCCGTTTTTAGGCTTGACCAAATAACCGCCATCAAGAGCAACATCAAGAAGACCAGACCACCTGTTAATACCACCTTCAAAACTGACGGTGATTGGGATCTTTGATTTTTCTCGAACGTATCTTGACTTTTCGACATTAATAACGAAGTGATATCCGGAAATGCCATCTGAATCTTTCTCCTGTTGGCGACCAAGGATCCAGATGTTGTCTGAACCGTAATAAGATCCTGTACCACCACCGACGATGTCCTTGGGGTATAGACCAATTTCTTTATATGTATGATTGATCACAGCCATAGGAATATCCTTAAGCGAAAGGTGAGGTGTGATCATACGGAACAATGACTTCAGCTGCTTGGCGCGAGTCATATCAGCAACGCTCTTACCATCAAGAGCATCGTCAACTTCTTTCTTAGACGCAAGGTTACCAATCGAGTCAATAATAATCATAACATGATCATCACGACCTAATTCCTTCATCTGCTGCATAATATCAAACTTCAACTCTTCAACATCAGTGATAGGTGTATGCACCACAGAATCGAAAGGAATATTAAACGTTTGAAAATAAGACTGAGGAGTACCAAACTCAGAATCATAAAACAGAATAATACCATCTTTATACTTCTTTAGGAACGAGGAAGCAAGGAGCAAAGCAAATCCAGTCTTGAAATGCTTTGATGGGCCAGCCAACATAGTCAAACCAGGAGTGATACCGCCGTCAACTGACCCAGACAACGCAACGTTGATCATAGGTACAGACGTTGGGATCATATCCTTCTTAGTGAATATCTTACTATCTTCGAGAGTTGCAGTCAAGTCAATTGTGGAATTCTTAATCAAACGAGATTTCAAATCAGACATTATGTTCTCCTAACACGGTATCATCAATTTTAAGTATACTACTTTCTTCAGGTTTAGTCAAGCTTTTTAATCTCCCAAGCCCATGGTTAGCTGCAAGTAGAAGGAGAACAGCAAGAGGATCAAAAACAAGAACCAGAAGAATGATGACCATTCTAACAGCTCTTTCAAGTTGGTCGGCTCCAGCGGATGAATAGACCAGCTCCGCGATATATTTGAGGGGTCCGACTTCGGCTTCAAGCTTTTTGATTCCTGATTGTAATCCAACTCTTTCTGTTGTGGCATTGGAAATATCTTTGACATAGTCTGCCTTCTTTTTAATCAGGCTGTCCCTTGTTTTTCTTTGTTTATCTGCAGCCTGTAGTGAGTTTGATGCTTGACCCTTTTCAGTCATTTTTGTTATAGCCGCATCAATTTGAGCTATCTGTTTATCTAAGTCTTCAATTGATTGTTTCAGGTAGTTTATCTTTTGATCTAGTATTTGAACCTGATCAGCCTGACCTGTGTTGATATTTAACGTTTGTTCAATATGAGCTCTTGATAGAAACCCAAAGATACCCATACTTGAAATGAACATCAAAATAATAACAGCTGAAGTTAGATATGCTTTCAACAAACCAGGGCAAGTGCTCCAATTCTGGTGAAGCCATGATACTGTAATCAACTTTCCTATTTCTAACGCAACACCCATGATAACAACGGCTGTAAATGCCGAAGCAAATATAGCTGTCAAACCAACGATTGAGTAATAAGCAGACACTCCTGAAACAGCAAGCGCCGCCAGCAGTGCTAGGTAGTTAATCATTCACTGACCACAAAGTCATCGACCTTCTTGATGAAAGCCTGAATCTTAGCAGCTCTATCTGGCCATAAGATATATTCCTTAGATGGGTCAGCAGCTAGGTTCTTTAGCAACGGCATAATCATATCACGTAGTCCATAGAGCTTCTGTTGTGCTTGTTCAGCGGTTAGTTGAAGCTGAACTGAGGCTTCATGAACAACCTTTGATTGTTCCTCAACTTTCTTCTTAAGCATTTCTTCATGCGCCTTGAGTTCCTTTTCAGAAACAAGGCTAAAACCAAAATCATCATCTGCGCTCATTAAAACCACTCCTCTAGTGTTGATTTTTTTTCTGTATGCCAATTTATAACTTCCGTGATTGAGTTGATCGGCTCTAGAAATGTTTTCGAAAACTGTAATTCACGATCAACATACTTATCTAGATTAAACTCTTTCGGCATTTCATCAGGTACAGCGATAACTGTATCATGAATTGGATTAGGTATTTTTAGATAAGCAAACTTAATCTTATCACCATCAACAATCGGCGGTATAGACTTTATCTTTTTAAGCTTCAATAGGTTATTAAAAAGCAAAGCGCCCTTCACCTGAATCGGTGTACCTTTTTTATAGATTTCAGAGGCATCTTTATATTTATCTATACCCTTAATTCCGCGAGGAAACGCAACTTGTTCAAACGGTAACTCAAGAAACTCTTCACGGAACTTTTCAATGAACCGATGTAATGTTTCTTCATCCTCGTTCATAATGATCGCCAACGCTTCTTTAATCTTTTCACGGCATACATGAGGCGTTGATGAACGCACAGCCTCAATACCCTGAATTTTCAGCTTTGGTTTATCATATTGTACACCTTCAACATTCCATGCGTTGAGGATATACATCTTCTTTGCTTTCCAGATGCCCTTGTTAGCGATAGTTTCACGCTTCATTTGCATCTTCTGTTGATATGCATTCATCATACCCGCAAGCTCGTCATAACAACTGTCAATATATGGTTGAATTTTTTTCTCGCAAAACTTGTCAATCAACTTAACAGCTTCAAGCTCGTCTCCATCTTCTGGAATCAGTTTAGCAAATGTGACGTAGATAGAGTCTGTATCAGAAGCAACAACGTAATCAACGCCGTTTGTTTTACAAATTTTGTTCATAAACTGATTCATTTTGCGTTCAATCCAACGGATAGAAAGCTGACCAGATGTAGTGATAGCTTCAGCATTGTTGAAGTCAAACCAACGAAAGTATCTGTTACCGATCGCGCCGTAAGCTGAGTTCAACTGAATTTTTTTGGCCATCTGCATATTGTGATAGCGAGCAATTAACATCTCATCTTCTTTTGAGTGAGTTTGTTCATATCGCTTCTTAGCTTCAATCATCAGCTTCTTATACTTTGTACGGTCATCATACATTGTTTCCATAAGCTGAGGAAGAAACCCTTGCTTGTCTTTATGATAGACACATCCATTAGCCGCTATAGCGTGTTCACAGTTATGTGTCATTTCACCAGTAAGCAATTCATCAATAGAGTTAAAGTTAGGTAAACGAGTGATAAACGTTTCTGGACTTATGTTGTACTGCATAATCAAATGCGGATACAGACTATTCAAGTCAAACGAAACAACCCACTTGCTTAGACCTGGCTTGACTTCCTTAACGTGACCGCCAACAAGATCAAACTGCTGCCTTGATGGTTCGAACTGAGGAATAACAATACGACGATCCAACAGGTAGTTATGAATGATAACATCCCATGGACGAACGGTTGTCATAGTATCGTTGTAGTTGACCTTTGCGTCATACGCCAACGCCATGACCTGCTCAATGAACTTCAGCTTTTCATCTAGCCTATCAACAAGCACGCAATCCTGAATGTTATACTCAATGAACTTTTGAAAGTTGCTCTTATACAAACTCAACAGGTCGCCGTACTCAGAGTAATCAATTTTACGTTCGCCAAGTTCAATCTGCGAGATATAGTCAAGCTTATACGACTCTTGATTGCCGAACGTGAACTTACGATACAGCTGATAATAATCAAGTACGTTGATGCCGATAATGTTATATGTCTGATTCTCTTTACCTTTAAACTCAACAGTACGCTCGTCAAGCATCTTCCAAGGCGAAAGCTTCTTGGTTTCCTGCTCTCCAATAACCTGCTTCATACGGTTGATCAGATAAGGAATATCAAAGAACTCGATATTCCAACCAGTCATAACGTCTGGCTTCATAGTAGGATGATTCCAAACCTGAATAAACTTGAATAGCAATGTCTGCTCGTCAGGGCACTTGACGTAAGTCACTGACGGATCTTCACTTACAAACTCGCCGCAGCCGAATACGACACTTCGACCATTCTTGCGAATGGTGATAGCTGTAATCTCTTTATCTGCCTTTTGAATATCGGGGAAGCCCTCGTCAGCCGCGCACTCAATATCAAGACTGACTACAGAAACCAATGACGGGTCATATTGAATATCACCAGGGTAGTTATCATAAATGTACAGGTACATAAAATGAGTCAAACCGAAGTATTCGAAGTTTGAAACGTCGTTATACTTTTCGCAAAAGTCTTTGGCGTCTGAAATGCTCTCAAACTGCATTTTATCACACGCTTTACCGTCAAGCGTACGATAAAAACCGTCTTTCTTAGGTAGAAAAAGATAAGGCTTGTAGGGAATAATTTCCTCTACAAGCTGACCTTCGTTATACCCACGCAAATATACTCTATCACCACGTTGATAAACGTTTGTGTAAAACTTCATAGTAACTCCTAAATTGCAATACGTTTATAATACCTTATTGCAAGGAGAATATCAAGTGAAAATTGTGAGTGCTTCTTCGAATAGTTCTCTACGCTCTTCAAGACCGATAGTACCACCGTTGATTTTCTTTGTAACAGTAGTAACATCCTTCTTGTCAGCCCAATCATTGAGGTCATGCTGATCCCAGAACCAAGCAGCAGAACGAATAGCGCCTTCTGGCGTTTCAAGGTAGTCTGGGGTAGCAACCAAATCAACTTCAAGGTCTTCGCCACAAGCAAGGTAGTTTGACTTACCAGTCAGCTGAACAGCACCACGCCCACGGAAACGGTATCCATCACCAGAAGCTTCGTTGCCATTACCCATACGATTAGCATAAACACGATTAGCAATCTTTTCAGGGGTGTTGTAATCTTCTGGATCAACATCTCTAAAATACTTTGGGAAAATCTGAAGCAAGCGAGCTGGCTTGTAGTTTAGGTTTTCATGAAGCTTCGTCAAGCCGCCAGACTCATGACCGATCTGAGCAAGGAACATTGAGATACGATTGGGTGTATTGATTTCAAACTCTTCAATTACCTTATTGATTGGATCAACAAACTTTTCCAAAACGAAGTCATCTGTGTCTTCGAAGAAATTCCATAGTTGGTCGAGTGTAACTTTCATATCTATCTCCTAGTTTAAAACGTAAACGTATTTTGTATGTTTAAATTCTTTCACAATATCTATAGCAAGCTTTCTTGACACTTTACCGCCTTCTGTTTTAGGTAGCTCATCTACATAATATAAGTTTTGCGGTATCTTTGACATACCAAACTTTTCTTTACAGGCTGCGTGAACGTCAATTGCCACTGCCCTATTTTTTTCTGCGACAATAAGAACACTCAGCTGATATTCAACGTGTTGTCTATCATCCTGAAACACCATACAATCATACACACCATCAACTTTTCTGATTTCTTCTTCGATTGACACAGGATCAATTTTCACACCGCCAACGTTAATCTGTTCTTTCTTTCTACCTGTGATGAACAGTTCGCCGTTTTCCATATATCCGAGATCACCTGGCGCAAACCAATCTCCATCTTCATCATAAGATCTTGGTGTTTTAACAAGAACTGTGCCATCAGGCTCAATTTTAAATTCAACGTCATCAAATGGGTAACCAGAAGACCCGTTGAAGTCAGCAACTGAATACAATCTTTTGTTAGCAGTTCTTGATGTTTCGGTAGCGCCATAACCAATATTGACCTGATCAACATGTTTGAAAATGTTCTCAAGGTACTTTACGGTTGTTGCTGACCCCGATAGATCAGCCGTCGCTTTGTATGGCTTGGTTGGAGGCTCTTTACCCCTAATGAAGAAATCAAACTGACCATGCGAACCAATAATATGAACTCTTGGATATTTTGACAGCTGCTCGTAGGTCATATTATGAACGATAGGAATATCATTCAACATAAGTGCGACAGCTTTATACTGAGTTGTCGACTTCAGCGGCTGGAATAGAAAACATCCGTACCTTGCGTTTTGAAACTGAATATCAAAGTTGTTATGAACTCGTTCAAAATATTCTCTGTAAGAGATAGGGATAAACTTTACGTTACCTGTTGTGCCAGACGAGTGAGCAATCAAAAATGGCTTGTTTTCATCGTCATAGCTGAAAAACATATGCCTATTAGGGTCAATACCTTCTGGCGCTTTGTTCCAGCTGTTATCTAGCTCGATACAAGGAATATCGACTTCAACTTGAAGAGGCGACTCATGAAACACGTGAGTCAATTTTAGTTCGTCAGCCGCCTTGGCTGAATCAATTGAATACTTAATCCAAGAGCAACCGATCAAGCCGCAAGCAACACTAAGAGCAGTGCCAACCACAACGCCATACACATCAAGAGCAACTACAGAGCTTTGCGTGACTCCATGCTTTTTCATATGGAGAGCAAAACTGATAATTAAATTTCTGTATTGTTTGCCAGAAATAGGATAGTCATTGTCGTAAAAAACTGGCTTGTTGGAATCTTCGAGATGATCTAATAGCTGAAGGAAAACGTTGTCCATAATATAGCTCCATAAAAAAGAAAACGGGGAATTGCTTCCCCGTTATTTAGTGTTAAAAAGACCGACTAGGTATTCGCTGTCTCAAAGTATCCGCAACAACATTATGTATATCACAACGGTAAATACCCAAGTCGGCAAGCTCCCTATCAGACAGATTCAAAAGCTCCGAAGCTGCATTATTATAAGCAAAGCTTCTCTTCAGCCAGATCATTGATCTGTCGACATAGTAGTTAAAAAGTTCAAACATTTATTTCTTAGCAACTCTCTTTGAAGTAGTTGCTTCCTCTTCTGATTCGATGTCGATCTTCTTTGGCTTCTTATCTTCTGGGATAACATGCTCAAGCCAGATCTTAAGTAGTCCGTTTACCATCTTTGCGTTGTTAACAACAACATTATCGGCAAGGGTAAACGTACGAGTGAATGGACGGTCGCTAATTCCTTTATGAAGGAAGTGCTGATTTAAACCATCTTCTGTGATAGTATCAAGAGTTGTATGACCAGCAATCTTTAGCTTGTTATCTTCAAGTGTAAGTTCAATGTCTTGCTTACCGAAACCAGCAACAGCCATCTCAATAACATAGACATTGTCGTCTGTCTTTTTCAAATTAAACGGAGGATAACCTGAGTGCGCAGCTGTATTAGCAAGATACTCAGCAGTTTCTTGAACCTTTGAAAGGAACTTATCCGAGCCAACAAAAAATTTATCAAACTTGGCAAGGTCTGAAAAGGTGTGGTCAAAACGATATGGTGTATTCATTGTAATCTCCTGTTAAGCGAGAGTTGATAATTGTGAGACCCGTCAGGCATCTCACATATTATATAGGTTGCGACGCAATATTTTTAAAGGGGTCAGTGATATTTTTTTTGTAGTTTCTCAACTGTTGTTACAAAAATATCCTGAAGAGTTTTCGTGCATAGAAACAAAGGCGTCAATCCTGCCTCTCTAAATTCATCGGCAGCGTTCAATATATTTTTGAACGAGTTATCTTCATCGGGTCCAAATTGACTTGCGCAAAATTGAACTATGTCTTCTGGGATTACGCTTAAACCTTTTAGTGTTGGATATTGATCCATTTGTGCTTCCTGTTTGTATAAATAATCTGTATCGATGGAGGTTGTTATGTTTGGACGTCTACAGTTATATATTGTAATTGGTATCTTTCTTTTTGGTGCTATGTCTGCTGGGTATTATACCTGGCGCAAAGGGATTGAGCGCGAAGCTCTCCTTGAATATAATCAGAAGCAGATTGAACAGGATCTCAAGGACAAAGAGATTCTACGTCAACAGCTAGATGATATCAACGCAAAAAAGAAAGAGATCGAAGCAGAGAATGCTGAAGTCAAGAAAAAGTTCAAGGAACAGATGGATGTTATCAACACTGATTTAAACTCAAAAGAAACTCAGGCGAACGATAGGCAAGCTTCAGAAGTGTTGAAGAAAACAGTGAACAAGCTAAAGGATGTTGTGAAATGAAATTGTTATTAGCGTCAATTGCAGTGATAGGATTGTCTGGTTGTGCCAAGCCACTGCCGCCACAAGTTCTAACTAAAACAGAATTACAGGTATTTGTCCCAGACAAGTCGATGTTTTACTGTCAAAACGTAAGACGATTTCCAAATTCTGAAACTTTAACAGACGTTCAGGTTGCAAAACTTCTGGTAGAATTACATTCAAAGAATACTGAGTGTCAGAAGAACATGAATGCATTGTATAAGACGCTTGACGAGGCGAAGAAGCGCACTGAGAAGAAGAATTAATCTTCATTTGGCTTAAGTGCCTGCTTCACCAACCAAGCGATACTTACAAGCTTCTGATCCTCGGTCCAACCTTTTGAATCGAGGATTGTTTTAATTCTAGCCAGGATATCTTGAGACCAAGCGAGCTGAATTTTTGTCAAGTCAGGTTCTGCTATCAACTTATCGTTCATCATATATCTCCAAAGTTGGTTCGGGGTGATGGGCTCGAACCACCAACACACAGATTCAAAGTCTGTAGTTCTACCAATTGAACTAACCCCGAATAACCTTTAACAACACCACTACTTATTATAGTTTAATTTCCAAAGTATTCTTTGTCTGGATTGTCTTTCAGATAACCTTCAGCAAAAGCCTGAGCAATTTCTTCTGTATTGCTATCAGGAATGTTCGCTTCTGGATACCATTGAAACATACTTACACCTGCATCAGTGATATTTTCTACGCCATACATAACATTGAATGTACCATCTTTATGTACTTTGATTTCCATACAGCGAACAACCTTCTGTTTAGCGAAGGCTTTCATTTCATACACATCACGATTCCACTCTTCGCCTTCGTAGCAAAGAGTTTCTGTACGCACGAACTGTTTGTAAACACGAGGCACCCAATAGGTGTAACCAATGCTATACTTTGTAGGAATTAACATCTTTGATGATCTCCAAATCCTGGAAAACGTAACCAGATGCTTTCAGAAAGGTAACAAACTGGTTGACTACTGTTTGAATATGTGCATCAGTACCATCGAACACAACATGTGTCAAGCTATGTGTTGGCTCGTGAAGCAAATCAACATTTTCATACTCGCATTGAAAAGTGTATGTGCACTTGTACTTACCGTCAGTCATCGAGCTTCCTCCATCACAACCAATTCATCTTCTGTAAACTCTACGTAATCATCATAGTCATAATGCTCGCAAATTACAACGTTATCCTTTGCGAGGTCAAACCCAACGACGGTCATACGACCACGATAGTCACCGTCATGCGTATTTTCGTCGATCAACTCAACGATATCTCCAAGTGAAATCATTTTATCCTCCTAGTCCCAAAGACCCTGATAATATTTACCAAACAACTTGTAACCATTAGCAATACGTGCTTGAACAACACGCATACCATCATAATCCTTACGTTCAAAGTACTCGTCTTCCCAATCGTTGAACTGAGACGCATGAGCAAAGATCATTTCATCCATGACCCAATCCCAACGTTTGAAGAAATTACCGTCTGTTTCGCCGTAGCTCTTCTGCTCTTCAGTCAACTCCGGCGCAGCCGTTGAACGCAGTTCCTCGGGGACATCTTCATCATCAACCCAAGGAGCGCCATGCTTGGTTTCTTTAAGTTGTACAAGCATAGGATGAATGATCATAGACAACGTATGGTCCATAGACCAAGTGTCGTATTCGTCGATACGAATGCTAATCTTGCGTAGACGCTTAGAATAAATCCAATTACAAAAATCAGAAACCCAAGTGTCAGCTAGCTTATCACCAAACCATTCAGCCGCCCTGTAATCCCAACGCTCATGACGGGGATCATCATCAAGGAAAATGCCCTTGCGATCAATCCAAAAGAAAATCTTGTCAACGAGCTGATACGGACCGTAGTAGGTCTTATATGGACCAATGTTTACCTTCACTTTGATACCTCCATATAGAACGCACGAAGATCATAAGGCAAACGATCAACTTCATAGACAGAAAAGCGATGAATAACAATCGCCTTCAGTGCTGCCTTCTGCTCGTCATTCGCCTTGATATATTCCATCTTCAAGTCCTGCAGATCACGAAGCATACCATCATTGTACGTCTGGCTCTGCTTGAATGTATCATAGCGAACCTGCTCGTACTTGGGAGCATAGAACGCATATGCCATGTACGAGATATAACCAAGTCCACCAATCAGCGGCAGGATAACTAACGTGAACATCCAGATACCAAAACCAAAGATCGTGGTAAACTGTGCTGTTTCTTTCAAATCACTCTTGTAGCTCACAATCCCTCTCCATGTTCACAGTCAATCTCGAGACGTACACAGGCGACACGAGAAGAACCTGCATGTCCATCGGCTTTTTCTCTAGTATCAAATAGGTCTAGAGTCCAGCTACTCGATGGATATAAGTTTACCCAATATGACCGCTTGATACGAGGGCGGACTTCGATGAGGTCAAGTTCATGGTCGTCATGGTTTATTCTGTAAGACCCATTTTGGGACCAATTTGTTGCAGACCAGAAATTGGTTCCAAGAACTGCACCATGAACAGGATATGCGCCACCCCCATCCGTCGCATAGATGCGGACTTCACGACCATCACGAGTGCGATACTTTTTGTTGATATCGATCATCACTAACCCTCCAATCCAAACATAGTACGATGCATATTACGAACTTTTTTTAGTGCTTCTTGCTGACGACCTTCTGCGATAACGATCTCTAATTCAATTAGAGGTTTACGAAACTCACCGTACAGTTCTTCAATTACTGCACGCTTGACATTGGTAACCATGCTACCGATATGATCGGAGTTATGTAAATGATCTACGACAACCCTTGCGCCAAGTTTTATCCCAATATCATAGTTATAAAGAGTGTCTATACGAGTGCCAAAACTATCATTAGCAACAGAAAAGGTAGATTTTATATCTACCCATTGTGAAATGCTACGCTCATTCAATTCAATCGCTTTGATTTTATCAACGATCTGAGTCATCTTTAACTTCCCACGCCCAATGCACCACTTGCCAATCAACGAGACAGTCTTCGAATGTGTAAGTAGTATCTACATGCTCTTTACCAAACTTCTTACACATCAGAAAATACCAGTGATCCCAATAGTCTTCACGAATCTCTTCTTCGGACATGGTGACAACTATATTGGTTTCACCACGTTCACCACCAGGTTCATTGAAACAGAAGTATCTCATCACTTCCTCGCTTCTTTGGGGAACGTCAACACGATAACACGAGGCTCGATGTACTGCGGCATGATCTTATCAGATCCAGGAACCTTACACATCACCCAAGTGCCTTCTGTCGTAGCAGGAGAGAACAGACCATTAGGATCTGCCTGAGGAAGAACGCCAGAAGCATATGCACTTCCAGAGGTGCGCCACTCGATCTTCTGAGGATTGGTGTACTGAGTAGCGCCAGAGAGACCGTAACCAAGCGAGTCACAAACCTTCTCGCCAATCGTACCGTTCATCTCGCCAACCAGATAGGTATATGTCGGATGCATCTGATCACGCATCTCGATAATATCCTTCATCATCCGCTTTTCGGCGAAACGAGTAACAGCTGGCATACCAACGGACATTACACCTTGCATCGACAGCTGTTCTTGCTGCTGACGCTGAACCTGATCAGAGCTAGGCTTTACATCTTGACAACCAGCCAGACCAACTGCGAGACCAGCAACCATCATATACTTAATCATGTTATTCACCTTTCGTTTCATTTAGCAAGACAGCTGTTGAAGTAGTTTTAGGTTGAGTATCAATCACACCTAGCATACGGCGATGCTCTTTGAACTCACGCAGTTCCATCAGATCGATATCCTGCTTGGCTTTGTAATATGAAAGCACAGCGATAATGATACCCACCCAAGAGATAGCAAACCAAGTTGCCCAGAAAATGTCACCAAAAATGATAGCGAGCTCAGTGCGAAGACCGAGCGTGCTAGATAGCGAGGCAATCGTGATCAACGTCAACTTGACCATGTTTTTACCCATGGCAAAATTAAAGACTGACATATGGAGCCTCCATATTTTGAGTCCATACTGCGGCGACGTAGTCCTGATCGATGTCATCATCAAGTTTAGTAGCCACAAATACCTTAACCTGGTCGAGGGATTCGATTCCATTGCTAATCGCCTCGAGAACAGCTTGTTCCTGCGCAGTCAGATACTGCGTGTACAACTCTAGCTTTTCCATATCCCACATCATAATCTCCTACAGTTTCACTCGCTTACGCGAATATGAACCTTTGCCCTTACGGGCTTTCACAATACGGCGACGGAACTTAGCATCTGCTAGCTCCCGAGCGTATGGGTTACGCTTTGATACGCTTGAGTTTACCGATGAGTTCCCAGTCATAGGTTTTCTCCTTGGTACGTTTGTCTACTACATAGTCCATCTTGTGGCCAGTCTTTTCCTCTAGGTAGTCAACAGCCGACTTGATATCGCTGAAGGTCTTTTGACCGAGTGAGTTATTCAGGTTAGGCTTGGCAACGTACATCATTATGCGTTCTCCGTTTCGAATTGTTCGGCGTACTTCAGAGCGGTATAAGCTTGGACAGAAGCATGAACGCAACGTTCGCCATCCTGCTGATTGAACGCTGTGAGCTGGAACCCACCAGTACCGAAAGAGTTGCTCTCGTGAGAATACTGATACGCCATCCAGCGCATAAACTCTTCAAGCTCTAGCCAGTTATCGTACTTCTCCCTGGCATAGGGATTCATTAGGTAAACGGCACGAGCGGTCTGTTCAAAGCTGTGTTCATCGAGTTTCATATTTCACCTCAAACGTAATAAGCGAGATCAAAGGAACCAGAGCGGTAGCCGTAGCTAGGATTTTCCTCATAGATACCGATTTTCGCAGCGGTAGCATCAGACTTCAAAGTGTACTGACGATTAGAGCCAGAACGCTTTCCAAAGTAGAAGGTACGAGTTTTATAACGAACGCCAGTAACCAAAGTACGCAACTTTAGCTGGGCATTAAGAACCGTACGAACTTCGTCGAGTTTCTCGAGGGGGATTTTCGTATAAGTGGGGTTCATTTTTCTCTCCTGTTCAACCATAGATATATTATAGCGCGGAACGGCGATTAAGTCAAGCCCTCATTTTGAAAGCGAAGGCAGGTACGAACCAGGTACTGAGCCGCATTCGAGTCGACCAGAGCAGTAGCGAGAAGCGAATCACGAGAGGTATGAACCAGACGGGAAATGTGCTCAAGCACGGCAATTAGGGTGTAGCCATCGACGCTGGGGTGGCGGGCGAGGAACTCGGGTACGAGGCGGGGATTATGACGGGTCATTCTCAGCTCCTTTCTTATCATACATATAGTATACGCCCGATCTTCGAATAAGTCAACCACCTATCGTAGCTAGACAACAGATTTTTTCAAAAAAAAAGAGTAGCTACGGTTAAGTAGCTACCCCTCTTATTGTTAAGCTAAAGTTAGATTAGAACTTGTAGTTCACACCAACCGTTGCGCGATCTTCCGCTGGGGAAGATGCCTTGTACTTCTTCTTCACGTCTTCGATACGTGTGTAGCGTGCGTCGAATTCAAGGTTCTTGGCGAAATCATACTTCAAACCAGCACCGTAGTTGTATACGGCATGATCTGATACAGTTGAAACGCTGTCGAAACGATATCCAAGACCGCCAACGCCATATGCGGTGAAATCAGTCATTGGAACCTTGTATTGAGGCACAACATTCAAAGCTACAGTGTTTTCGTAGTTGAACTTCTTTCCAACCTTTGCCTGTGGACGGGCAAAGTCGTATGTACCTTCTACTGCGAGGAACGGTAGGGCGTTCCACCCAGCAACAGCACCACCAGAATAGACGGTTGCCTTGTTCATATCACCACCAACATTGATACCAGCATAATATCCCTGTGTGAAGGATGCGGCTGGCGCAGTTGGTGCTGAAGTCTTGCTAGGTATGTCAGTAGCCAAAGCTACAGTCGTTGTAGCAAGAACGGCAAGCGCCGTTACGATAGTCTTTTGCATTTTGTTACTCCTTTGTTTGTTTTATATTCAATCAAGATAGATGATAACCACCAATAAAAAACCGACGATAATTGCCATCCAGTTACACATAATCAAGGCATATATAATCTCACGGAAAAGCATAATGAAACTCTATTTATTAAAACTAAAATATCCTTTAGCGATTGCTTGTAGCTGCGAATCAGCCTTCCTAAAATAATCTTCATCCATAATAGACAAAACTACTTCTTCATAATCTTCAATCGTTAAATGTTCTTTGCAAAGGAACAGATACTCAACTCCAGTGGTAGGCTGTGTTACCAACCTACCATTGAACAGTTCGATTTCTTTGCGATTCTGAATAGATATAACTTTACCCATATCGATCTCCATAACAAATATATTATACCTAAAATAGGTTAGGAAGTCAACTTAAAAGTTGATCTTCAACCCAATCATTCCAACAGCTGCAGTGTAATTTGAACCTCTATCAAATCCAGCTTGAATGTTGAAAAACACGTCTTTAAACATTTCTTGGTTAGCAGTCAAACGAGCCTGTCCAACTGTTTTGAAATCTTTTGATTGTGTTATTCTTGTTTCAAGGCCAATGTTATCATTGAAGTCATATCTTACACCAGCGTATGGACGAGCCTGAATAACTCTATCATCCTGAGGTAATGTTGAAAGCAGAGGCGAACCAGATTCAACTTTAGAATCAATGGTTGAATTTGTAACAACAACGCCAGCTAATGGTCTAAAGCCATAAAATTCCTGCGCTGTATAGAAAGTTACATCAGCATAGTAGTTTTTAGCTTTCACTTTGCTCTGATTAGCAAGGGCGAAAATTGGAAGTGAAGTGGTTGTGTTATATTCAGAAACATCAAAACCAACAGACCCCTTCACCCAAACGTCGCTTTGCTTTGATAGAACATAAGCAGTAGCTCCATATGAATCAGCACCAGAAGATGAATTTAAATAACCGTGGCTGTTTTGTTTACTAAATGTACCAGCAATACCAAAAGTATTTTCATCAACAGTTGATTGAGCACCAAATCCAAGAGCACTAGTTCTAAATGAACCGTCTCCTGTTTTTGCATAACCCATCATTGGAGTTGCCCAAGCACCATCCTTAGTTGACAATGCGTCTACTATGAATGGATTAAATCTGCGAACAGCAAGAGCATCTTTTAAACCAGTTGCTGATACAGAAGCTTTCTCATCTGAAGAAGCTGACTTAACTATCGCATCTTTAATCGTGGTTGTTACGACTTCATTTGTTGTTGAAGTTGTTTGAGTGCTTGTGTTAGTTGTTGATGTAGTTGTTACTGGCGTACCATCAGCTGAAGTTGTAGAGCCATCAGAATAAGTTGTAACCGTAACAGGAGTTGTGACAGTTGTAGTTGTTCTTGGAGTTGTAGTTGTTGTAACCGTAGTAACTGGTGTTGTAGCTGTGTTAACAGTCGTTCTTGGTGTAGTACCAACAACCGTTGTTGTTCTTGTCACTTCAATTGTTTTTGAATTATTTACAGCTGCATCTTTAGCACTAGCAACATACACAGTTGGCGCAGTTGTTACATTAGAAACAGTAACAGTTGTACCTCTTGTAGAAGCAGAAGAAACAACAGCAGTTCCATTAGCAGAACTAGATGTAACTTTTGGTGTTCCTGGGACAGTTGATACAATAGTTGGAGGTGGAGGCGGAGCATTAGCGCCGACGCCGTTTCCATTACCATTCGCGCTGATCGTACCAGAAACAGTACCAGCAACGATACCACGAATGATGTCGTCAAGAGCAGTTACGTTTTGTTGTTGAGCAACAGTTGCGTTTTGTGCTGTACTGAAACGAACGCTGTCAAGCCAGTTAGTATCCGCAACAGTAACGATAGTTCCTGTTACACCCTGACCTAATGCACCTGCACGACCAATCCAACTCATACCAGAAACTTCATTATTGGAGTCTGAGATAAGTGGAATACCTTGGTTGTTTATGATTGTGGAAACAGCAGCGTAGTTAACGGTGATACCGGAAGTCATATACTTCGTATTGACATTACTTTCTACGTCAGCAGCAGTATTATAATTTGCACCAATCGTAGTTGCACCACCACCAAGTGAAGTAATCAAAGCAGCAACTGAATTGTTGCGGTTCATACAACAGCCAGGATTTTCAGTTACAAAATAAGCGAAACCACCAGATGTGACGAATGATGTATAACTTGTTTGTTCACCAGCTGTCAAAGCTGCACTATATCTAAGGTCCCATACCTGTTGATATGTGTTCTTATTAGTTGGAATAAGGGAAACGTCGGTTGTAACAGTAACAGTATGACCAGCCGCCTCGATACGACCTTTTACGTTTGCTGTAACATTACTGTAACCTGCGTCGATAATAAGAACGCTGTCTGCGTATGCAGTTGTAACTAATGCAAATAGCATAGCTATTGCGGTTAAAATTCTTTTCATATTACACTCCTTTTGATGGATTAATGAAATCGTCATCAGAAGCATAACAAAGAAGTGGCGGGACAAAAATCCCGCCACTGTTATTTAGTAATCGTAACGTGGGTTCATGATAGTCTGCATCATGATAGCCTCTGGCGTAAAGTTACCCATTTCAGCCTGTAAAACAGCCTTAACAATGGAAGGAGAGAAACCAGAAACAAGAGCAGCACCACGAGTGTCATACTTGACAGGAACATTATCGTGAGCATTGAGATTCCAGAACACAATGTTAGGTACATCGTAACCTGCTTCAGTATACTTACGCTTAATCATTTCCATAGCAGAGTCGTCGTAACGAGCGCACTGATCAAACTGCATATCAGAAAGGATCAACAACACTTCTGGCATTTCTGACTGAGGAACCTTCCACTCAAGAGCAACATACAATATTTTTTCAAAAGCAAGGTGCAAGTTAGTTGACATTTCCCACTTTGAAGTAACCATCTGCTTTACCTTATCAAGGATGTTGCCCTGAAGATGAAGCAGCGAAGGCTTGCTAGAAAAAGTCAAGAACGTATTCTTGAACTTCTTACCAGTGTTCTTGTCTGCGAGATACAAACCAAGAGACACAGCAACATCAAGGCAGGTTACTTCTGACTTTGACTGATAACCACCAGCCTTCGAAGTCATTGAACCAGAAACGTCAACAAGCGGAAGGATGTTAGCATTACCAACGAAGTTAGGAAGCGCATCCCACTGAGCCTGAATATGCTGAAGGTTAGAGGTGTTGTACTGGCCATAGTGGTTGATTACACCCTTCAACACATCGTACGGATAGACCGCACCAGCGTTAACCTTCACAGTTTCCTTAACCTTTGGATCAGTAGAAACAAGAGCAGCAGTCCATTCCTTATACTTTTCAGTATGACGAGAGAACGCCTTCTTGTAACGACCAGAAGCAACAGAAGGAACATGGTTAAAATTGATGTTATCCCAGTCGTTAGCACACATCTGAGTTTCAACGACCTTGGTCAATTCAACCAGACGCTTGCGATAAAACTTAGGAGTCCAACCAAGGTACTTACGGAGCTTTACAGCTACGTCGCCCTGACGAGGCATCCACTTTGCGCAGAGACCGTCACCAGCTTCAAGAGCTTCGCGAATAGTTTCGAAAGCATAAACCTCAAGATGGGTTCCAACAAAAACAAGGAAGTCATCCCAACGACCCAACTCAGGGATCTTACGAGCAAGACCTACCCCATAAAAAGGATCGGTCTTGGCAAGATCAACAAGGATGTCGCGGAAGATCTTACGCTCACCAGCACCACCACGAACATCGCGAGCCCAAAGAGCAATACGTGCAGCAAGTTTAGCGTCCTGAACGTAAGCAGCAGTCCATGCAGGGATAACATTCTGGCCACGCATAGCACCGATCTTGAAGAACAGATCAGTCAATGCATTAGCAGTGGACTGACGAGCCTTCATACCATTTTCGGTACGAGCAGACTGATTAACAACGGCATTTACAAAGGTATTCATTTCACTTCTCCTTTTCAACAGATTCACTTTGGTCGATTTCAAGTCGATTTGATTGGTTGCGGAACTGAATCTAAACTCAACAGGGTCAACTTGTGCCGCTAGGCATTTATGCGATGTTAGCGTCGTTTTGTTTGCTGAACTGACCCTTAAACTCTAACTCAACAGGATTGCCCTTTGCGGGTTTGATTACAAATCAAGTGCATTTATGCTGTAACAATCCTAGAACTCTAACTCAACAGGATACACTAACTGCGGATTCGAACCGCTAAGTCTGATTAAAAGTCAGATTGATAACCAATATCAAGTTATGTTTGCTGAAGGTATCCTAAAACTAGACAGGAAGCAATTTGCCTCACACGAGGCGTACTAGCCCAGGGGCTGGTATTGGAGTTGAACCAATCAATAATTGTTTGCCGAAAGCTTCCTAAAACTCAACAGATTGACTTCTTCTTTCATTTTTTTACGGTGGAAGCCCGAAGAAATAACCACCTGGACCAGTTATAAAGCCAGTCATACTTAGCGCGATGCTAAATGTTGTTTGCTGAACGGTCAATCTCAAACTCAATAAACATATAATACGCTTTATCTACGAATAAGTCAAGCACTAAATTCAACAGGTTGTACTTTTTGGCAGTTGCTCTACCACTGAGCTACAGAAGCAAAGAGCTCCTGGTGGGGATTGAACCCACGACCGACTGGTTCATCCATTGTATGCTGAACACAACCTAAAATGGCACCGGTGCCAGGACTCGAACCCGGAAGAACGGTTTTGGAGACCGTCATGTTACCATTACATCACACCGATATGGCGGAGAGTGTGAGATTCGAACTCACGGAACCGATTAAGGTTCGCTCATTTAGCAAACGAGTGCTTTAGACCACTCAGCCAACCCTCCTTAAATAGGCACCCAATGATTAATAATATCAAAAGGGGCATTGAAAAAAGTTTGAGGCACGATATCAAATGCTATCGTTACCCTCGGAGTTTGTCCATTCCACTCAGAAGAGCGGTGAAAATCCCCGTCACTTTTACTTAAAACAAGTTGATCTGTTACCGTTGGTATAACAACTTCTTTCATATCAGGAGGGAGCTTATATGAAGTATAAGAACCTTCCCCAGATACACAATAAAATCCATGCCATGATTTAACTTCAGGAGGCCAATGATTATGCCAATCTATATACTCGCCAAATTGATAATAATTTAACCAACACTGAATATAATATTTCTCGTTAGGATTATCTTTCACCGAATGAAAATACGTTTTTATCTCGTTATATAATTTATGAAATTCAGGCAACGGATACAAAAACAAATTATATTCGTTAAAGAGGCTAGTTGTATATGTTGAACCAGCTACTGCCCACTTTGGTTTATCATTGAATTGTGTTTTAATAAATTCGTACATTCTATCACAGCTATGAGTAATAGCTTTAATATCTAATCCTAGCTTAACAACGTGTATATAGTTTTCAACTATTTCCATAATTTATCTACAAACTCAAGTAGTAGGTTATGATGCCTACCGTCATGATAATAACCGCTGAGGTATTTGTACGGTTCTTCATACCAAAACTCTTCGCTTTCAGGATGACAACCTATGATACCTACATTACCCTGAATTATTGCCATCGGCTCATCATTAGCGTACTTAGCAATTGTATCATATCGTCCGGAACCAACGAATGTACATCCGTCATAAAAGAACATCTTTTCTCTTTGACCTAGCCACTCAATATCAGCTACTGTTCCGTAACTTCTTCTTATCTCAGCGGTAGGACGCTTAATGTATTGAACGCAATTAACGTTGTCAAGAATATCAAAGTAACGAGACCCAGCCCAGTAAGCCCCCATGCATATACCAAGATATTTACCCCCATCGTCAATGAACGAGGAAATAACATTAGAACGTGTGCGAGAAAAGTAGTCAAAAAAGCTATCAGAGTCACCAATCCCGCCAGGGAAAGCAATACAATCAACATTCTTAACTACCTCTTTGATATCATCACGAACAGTAAACCATTTTATTTTGTAGTGAGGTTCTAATGCTCTCATCATACCCTTACAACACTGATCAGAACATTCAGGATGATGGTTGAAGAGAGCGATGGTTTTCATTTGAAGATATCAACTATCTTCGTACCGTCAGCTAACCAATGTAGCATCAGTACCAACCAAACTAATTTGTTTATGTTATCAATCGCTAGTATGTATGCTTTATACATTATCTACCTCTTTTTGAGGTATTTATATAATGGTGCTCCCCCACAGAATCGAACTGCATCTTCCTGTTCTTCAGACAGGCGTACGCACCAGCTATACCAGAGGAGCAGTCTCCAGTCCGGAAACTGGAGGTGCCAACCGACGTATCGGGATGGCGTGGATTGGTGCCGAAAGCTGGACTTGAACCAGCGACCAGTCGCGTATGAAGCGAATGCTCTACCACTGAGCTACATCGGCAGTTATTCTGACTGTTCAGCCGCCTGTGCTGCCTGAGCTTCCTGCAACTGAGGAGCAGCTTGCTGACGGATCTTTTCTACAAGCTGAAATACCTGCTCATAAGGCATGCGACCAAGAGCCGCCATAACAGTATTAATTTCTTCAATAGTAAATTCAAACTTCATTGTTTATCTCCAAGGTTAAGAAAATGGTAGGTGGGGAGGGATTCGAACCCCCAGTGTTACCATTAAGGAACGGATTTACAGTCCGTCGCAGAACCACCGTCTCTGCAGCCCACCTAAACTTTATTTATTGGTACTACCTACTGGTTACGATCCAGTGCTAAGAGTGCCACAAACTCTTGTGCTCCCATTACACTAAGGTAGCATTGGTGCCCATAGTAGGACTCGAACCTACAACATTCGGAGTTTGAAGCCGACGCCTCTTCCAATTGGACCATATGGGCTGGTGCTGCTTGAGAGGGTCGAACTCCCGACAACCTGATTACTAATCAGGTGCTCTACCAACTGAGCTAAAGCAGCATTATTTTGGTGCCCGAGGAGGGATTTGAACCCCCAACATTCCGCTTCTAAGGCGGACGCCTCTGCCAATTGGACTACTCGGGCATTAATGGAGCGGGGTACGGGACTCAAACCCGTTTCACTAGCTTGGAAGGCTAGGGCACAATCTATATACCAACCCCGCATGATATTATATAGTAATGGAGCGGCCAGTCGGGATCGAACCGACGACATCTTCGTTGGCAACGAAGTGCTCTACCCCTGAGCTATGACCGCATTATAATGGTGGACTGAATGGGATTCGAACCCATCTAACTAGTATGCACCGTCTCTTTACCGCATCTAGAGGAACCCAATAGAATTTATAAATTCATCTATTGTTTCTAGGTAGAAAATAAAGAGCTTTGTCAGCCCATTAATGGTGGTCGAAGAAGGATTCGAACCTTCAACCTTCGGTTTCGTAGACCGATGCTCTATCCAGTTGAGCTATTCAACCATTATTGGATCCGCCAAAATATCGTCTAGGTTACTATCAGAGGCGGTAGCTACTCCGCTTGTTAATCCTTGGGTCATCCCCATTGTCTCGAATATTCCAGCTACTAGGTGGAGGTGCCTCCCAGAATCGAACTGGGTTCTCAAGGATTTGCAGTCCCGCGATTTACCATCTACCTCAGGCACCAAATTAAATGTGGCAGGTGCGGTATCCAGTCATCGGTTTAGCTCCCTCTGACTTGCCCATGCTCCTCTTATCGGTCGATCGAACCGATCCTACTTTGTCGCTTGCTGCAGCTGCGACGCTCTAGGCTTTCCTTACCACGTATTGGCTGGGGATCAAGGACTCGAACCTCGGACATCAGGATTCAGAATCCTGCGTTCTACCAACTGAACTAATCCCCAATATTTAGTGGCGATCCTGAAGGGAATCGAACCCTCCTCGCCCCTTAGACAGAGGGGTCGCCTCACCAGATGCGTACAGGATCAATTAATATTACGCCAGCATAGCTACAGAATGCCATGGGAAACGAACCCAACATGCCCGCACCTTCGACCATTTTACACCTCTAACATCCACCCTTCGGCTACTCGTTAGAGACTACAGGATTCGAACCCGTATTCAGATTGGGGTATACCAACTGCTTCTTACGCTTCTGGTTAATTACGCCATATCGTTAGCAACTATGCTGGCGTAATATTAATTTAGGAGCTCACAGTAGGGCTTGAACCTACATCCTCCCTCAAACGGGATTACTTACGCTTAGTAGATGTGAGCAAATGGTTGCAGAGGATGGAATTGCACCATCGTCCTTTTGGGTATGAGCCAAACGAGCTACTACTGCTCCACTCTGCTATAAACTGGTGCCCGCAGCAGGACTCGAACCCACCGCCTGATGATTACAAATCAACTGCTCTACCTGATGAGCTATACGGGCGAAACTGGTGGGATACTGACCATGGTATCCCGCGAGTCTATTACGCGACCAACCGTTGAGGGTTTCACTAGCTCGTCACCCACAAACACACTTTTCAGAATCTTGACTAGATGCACTCTATGGTTAGATTTATCGGGTTTCCCAGCATCTTGTTGTCATTCACAGAGGGTAACCATTCACTTCCTCTGTTAGTTCTGAACTTGGTGGAGGATACCGGGATCGAACCGATGACCTACTGCGTGCAAAGCAGTCGCTCTCCCAACTGAGCTAATCCCCCAATAATGGTACCCGATGACGGGATTGAACCGCCGACAATCTCCGTGTAAAGGAGGCGCTACTACCGCTGAGCTAATCGGGCATATTTGGCTCCTCCGGTTCGGCTCGAACGAACGACCCTGGTGTTAACAGCACCATGCTCTACCAACTGAGCTACAGAGGAATAAACTTTAGTAACGATCACAAACTCTACGTTCGATCATACCACGATGTGTATTTTCCCAAGTTGTAAAACAACGAGGGCGACGAGGAGGAACAGGTACGTAATGATGTTCGTATCTAGGATGAGGACGATCATAACGCTGCTCAACATAAACAGAACGAGGCTGATTCATTTCATTAACAATCACAGCACCAGCAACTGCACCAACAGCTCCAGCCGTCAACACCTGCTGTTCTCTAGCTGTACAACCAGCTAATGCAGCTGCACTAACCGCAACGATCAAAAGCTTATGCATAACGAATCTCCAACTTAGATTATATCATACTTTATTTAGCACCTGAAGTCAAGCACTTTATTGGTGAACCATGAAAGATTCGAACTTTCGACAAAGAGATTAAGAGTCTCCTGCTCTACCAGCTGAGCTAATGGTCCGTATTTGGTCCTCTGTATCGGATTTGAACCGATGATCTCCGCGCTTGAAAGGCGGGTATGTTTGACCGCTACACCAACAGAGGAAATTTCTCACCGTTAACTGGCTCCTGACTCGCCAACCGGCTTCTTTTACATCGGCTAACACACGGCTAAATGCACCGATGACAATCCTCGTTTCGTTTATCTCGAGAACCACGAGAACGAGCCTGTAGTGGCGGAAGAAGTAGGATTTGAACCCACGGTACGCTACAAACGTACGCTTGTTTTCAAGACAAGTGCAATAAGCCAGACTCTGCCATTCTTCCGTTATTTGGTCCGTGTGGAGAGATTCGAACTCCCGACCCTCTGGTCCCAAACCAGATGCGCTACCAGACTGCGCTACACACGGTTATTGGTTGGCATAGATGGTTACGATCCATCGACCCCTGTCTTATCAGGACAGTGCTCTACCACTGAGCTATACGCCAAAATTAGTTTGCTTGTTGTATACCGCCAGGCTTACGCCTCTCCAATACATACGGGAGCGACTCGGCTCTCCCTACAAGCAATTTGGTGAACCCTCTGGGACTCGAACCCAGGACACGCGGATTAAAAGTCCGATGCTCTAACCAACTGAGCTAAGGGTCCAAACTTATTAGGAGTGATGTCATGTTATGGATATGGATAGACCGCCATACCGTTCGCTTTACTCTGTAATCTTATTTCAGGTCATGACTCCTATTTCGATTACAACTCAGTATTGGCCGTGCCTGCAGGACAGAGGACCCATTGACTGTGCGCTGTGCAGGAACACTGCAATTTTCCATAACACCACACCTAATAAGTTGTTTCTTCAAAGATATACAGCCTGTATGCCTACAGTACATAACACTACCAAGACCGCATGTTATGCCGACAACCACTAAGGTATCTTGCGTCGCTCTGTATATCCGTGAAGAAACAACCTTTCGATTGCTTCTGCTTCCAACAATGTCAAACAGCGTAGTCTTTATTCTTAACTTAGTATAGCTGACTATGATACAAAAGTCAACCATAAAAAAAGGCGGGAACCTTTCGGACCCCGCCTAGCTAGTAGATTTCTCTACCGATTAGACGGAACCCACCGCACGAGCGTTTGGTCCTAGAGCTTCTCCACCAAGAGCCGCGATACCAGCAGCGACAATGGCGCGAGAAGGTGTACCAAGGCGGTACTTCGACTTTACGCGACCCTTCGTATCAGTGTGATAGTTGAGGTAAATCGCATATCCCTGCTCACGAAGATAATGAACGACACGATGAGGGTTACCCACGCCGAAACGAGCAGCAATCTGCTTTGCAGTAAGCTTCTCGCCGTTCATAAAAGCATTCAAAACATTAGCAGTCTTAGTCATCAGATTCTCCAGTTTCACTCTATTTAGTCAGTCGAATGACCAACTTTCATATCATACTGACTTTTTTTACAAAAGTCAACCACTATTTTACAGGATGTCAACAACACGACCATCACTGTCTATCGCACGAATGCGGTAGTCCGGATAGCGAGATTGCAAAGAACGCATCTCACTCAAAATTCTTTGTGACTGATTTGCCACGATTAGGTAGGTACGCCAGTTACCTGTCGTATCTTGGGCTTGAATCTGAACGTCACTCATTAGCCTCTCCTCATCCTAGCGATATCTTCGGCATCTTGCTTAGCGAACACAGGAACCATATTGGACTTGTGCATCGTAGCAATACCTAGCAGCTTACGTTCACCCGAGTAAACCTTTTCCTCTGGCTTCGCACAAACACCAGGAGCCATACCTGACTTCTGAAATGCCGAACGATCAACAGCCATAGAACTAGTATACTCTTTTCGCCAGGCTTTGTCAAGGACTTTTTTATCTGACGTCATACCTTTGGTCATTTTTTCAACCCACTGCTGATGCGCCGCAAGTTGAAGTTTCGCCTTACCCGTAAGCTTTGACTTGCGCTTACGAATATTCGTTGTTGAAACGAACGCAGGCAACAGATGCATAGTCATTAGCTACGCTCATATTTGTCGAGTAAACGAACGAGGTAACCAATTTCCTCGCGAACGCCCTGAGCGTAACCTTTGTCGTGACCACGACGATCAAGATCAGGGTCTTGATCATACATAGCTAACAGACGACGGCTGTCTCTGAGTCGCTTATACAACTCATCAATCAGCTCTTGAAGCTTTACGTCAGCTGGTCGAGAAAAGAACGTATCAGACATTAGCAAAGCTCCGCAGAAGTGTCGTACCAGTTGTCAGTTTCCAAACGAGAATCTGAGTCAAGCTCGTAACGATGATCGCCAAAAAAGTTGTAGTACTCTTCGTCGGTCATCAAAGCTTCGCAGTAAACCCAGAGGTCGCCGTTTTGCCAGAGCCGCCAAATATTACCTTGGGCGTCTGTATGGTAAGCATCACGAGTAACTGCATCCCAAGCTTCCCAGTAATGTTCATGATTTGGACCAGCTTTTAGAATTTCTATATTTTCGGCTGAAACATTAGACATATCTTCGTGATACAGGGCGAAATCGCGAGGGATATAGATACCACGATTATCAGAGATCAAAAGCTCAATACTAGACATTAGCGCACCTCACGGATAGTGTAAATGACAAGCCCAAGCGCCATACCGAGCGCCATCATGATAAGTGGTCCGAACACAATCAGGGTATCAACCGTAGACATCAGAAGCTCCTCTTTCAACCTTACATATAGTATACTACACAACGACGAGGAAGTCAACCAACTTTATGCGATAATTGTCCTCCAGCCGCCGATCGGACTGAAACTCATAAGCCCACATTGAGCGTTGGGCTTGAACAACTGGACCGTGGCTTCAAAGCCAGCAGCCTCAACCTTAGCAATAGCAGCCGACAGGTCGTTACCGCTATAGATGGTGTTACCGAAATTCGTGAGAATTGCTACGAACATGGTTGTCTCCTAGAGGTCGATAGCTTCTGCAGGGACGCCGAGGACTCGTTCCTCGATCACAGGGTAGCCACCCAGCCAGTCAGCGGCTGCGAAAGCTTCCTGCGCTTCCTGGGCGGACGAGTAAACACCGAGGCACGCATGCCCCTCATATTCATAGCCGACGAGAAGAACGTATACAGTCATAGTCAAGCTCCTATTAGGCGTAGGTAGCGAAACGAGCGCCACCAACGGTCATCTCAATCAGGTAACGATCGTACTCAACGAGAGGGTCAGAGTCGGGATAATCGCGAACGAAAATCTCCGCCTCAAGGTAGGTAGGGAAAGAGGCAATCGCCTCGGGAAGCTCGTCAGAGCCGTAGAACGAACCGTACACAGTGAAAGTTTTCATTGCTCAGCTCCTGTAAATGAGGTGACAACCTCAACCAACCATACATATAGTATACTAGCGTCAGTCGAGGAAGTCAACCAGCTTTCGTAGCTAGACAACAGATTTTTTTATTTTTTTTATTGTTAAGCTTTAGCGACTTCAACTCGAGCTATGCGTTCCCAGGCGGCGACTAGAGCTTCGTAATTAATGTCGTAGGGGAGGTTAAGCGTAGCTAATGAGCGAAGGTACTCAACCTTAGCTTCAGCGGAGGGGAGAGACTTGAACTCGGCAAAAAGAGAAGTGAGGGTCATTTTTTAGCTCCTGTTTCAACTCTATTATTGTACCCCACCTAGAAGGAGAAGTCAACAACTATTTTCAAAGTCAAGCTCAAGATTCTTCTTCGATCACTTCGATAATGAAAGCATGAAGCGCCTCACGCATAGCCTTCTTTGCTGGATGATATCGTTTCTCTTCGATTTTCACCATCTGCTTATAATTACAAAATTTCTCTTCCTGCCACATATCATCACGGGCATCGATCATTTCTTCGAGTGATGTTATGAATGCGTCAATATTGTCCGCCTGAAGCCTGAATTTTCTCAATTTTGTTCTCCTCAAGATCGTCAGCGATGAAGTACTTTACCTCATCGTCAATTTCGCGATATGCTTCCAAAAGTTGTCTTACTTTAATGATCCTATCAGTACAATTCCTGATAGTTTTTTGGCTTGCAGCATCGTTATGACCATCTTCGAGGTCCATCAGAGCAGCTTCTAGGTTCGTATCGATTGAGTAGTCGATATGAAATTTGTCTCCATTCTTGTCAGTTTGAAGTTCAAGAGGTGGAAACAGTAAGTTGATAATTTGTTCAATTTTTTCATCAGCCGAGGTTTTCGGCTTTGTTTTCATAGCAAAGATTTTGAACATTACTTCTTCTTTCGTCCAATGTTATATTTAGCTTCAAGTGTCCAGTTTGACTTATCCTTGTGCGGAATAATTTTTACCTGAGACATAGGTGCTTTTGGATCAGCAATTGTAGCTGATTCAACTACCTTAATCAACCCCCATTCTTCAAGCAACTGAATGATCGTATTACGACGACCTTTATCCTCAGATGTGAAGTCAGATGGCTTACCGTCTAATGCAAACAACTCTTTGAAATGAACGATATAGTACTTACCCTGCTTATGCAGAATATGACAGGATTGATAAAGCTTTTGATCTTTGCGGGATGCCACCCCGATTCTCGTGAGCGTTTCCTTAATCTTTAGGAAATCTTCTTCTTCAGCAATTTTCACCTCAATTAAGGAATCTACAACCATAACTATCCACCTTTTTCTTGTTTTTTTCTAATAATATCTATCTGTTCTTTTGACAGAATTTTCAGGGCTTCTTTAGCTCTGACAATATTATATTTATAATGTTCTTGAACTAAGGTGATTAGCTCTTGCTCTACCTTCAACTCCTTCTCGATGCGCTTATCCTCATCGGTTTTCTTTTTACCGAAACGCTTTTGTTTACGAATAGAATGAAAAAGATAATGATACTGAAGTTTGCTAGTGAGATGATGATTGATATTCATCTTATTAGCTTGAAAGATAGTGTCTCTAAAGTTGCTTAGAGAACTGTTAGTCCTCCAAGCATTATATTTGTGCTCTTGCGGTGAATCAATATCAATGAGTTCTTTGCCTGAGTTTATGTTATTTTCCCACTCCCAGTTATACTTTTCTGCCATTACTTGATACTCAATTCAATCATAACCTCGGCGCAGAACGAAGCAAAATTGATTTCGCTATTAGCAGCGAAAGCGTTCTGATACTGATACTTACCGATAAGCACAACAAGAGCAGGGATAAACTGCGGTTCAAAATAATCATATGCTGTATCATAAAAGGTTGTATACAGCATATTGACGTCTGAATCAACGTTGTTCTTAACCCACTTGCGAACCTCAGTGAAGTTTTTGTCCTTCATCAAGGCAAGCAAAT